ATATGCATTTGATGATTCTGCCGCATTTAAAAGAACAGAAATAGGTTTTCCAATTTGTCCTTCTATTAACTGTATTTGTTTCTTTGGTAAAGATTGTAAAGAAATGAATTGGTCTGAAGAAATGAAAAAATATGGCGGTGATGAAGGATTTATTACTGTAGGCATTTTTAATAAATTTGGAAATCAAAGAAAACATATTGTTTATACAAATTGTAAATGTGTTCATTATGCATTTTATACACAAAGACAATTTTTGAACTCTATAAACATTCTAAAGTATTATAGATAATATGACAGAGCATTATGACATTCTTTTAGTCGGAGCAGGACTGTTCAATGCAGTCCTTGCTAATCATTTTATCAAGCAAGGCAAATCCGTTCTTGTACTTGAAAAACGAAACCACATTGCGGGCAACTGCTATACTTACAATAAAGATAACATTGATGTTCATAAGTATGGCGCTCATATCTTCCATACTTCTAATGAACAGGTTTGGAAATTTGTAAATCAGTTCGGCGAGTTCAATTCATTCATTAACTCGCCTATCGCTAACTATAAAGACGAGATTTATAACTTGCCTTTCAATATGAATACATTCAATCGTCTTTACGGTGTCATCACTCCAGAACAGGCTAAGAATCAGATCATCAAAGAAACAAGAGACTGCTATACTGACAATCCTAAGAACCTTGAAGAACAGGCGATAAATCTTGTTGGTAAGAAGATGTATGAAAAACTCATCAAGCACTATACTGAAAAGCAGTGGGGAAGAAAATGTACCGAACTTCCACCTGAGATCATCAAGCGCCTTCCATTAAGATTTACATATGACAACAACTACTTCAATGACAAGTATCAAGGAATACCTGTTGAAGGATATACACGTCTTATCGCTAAAATGTATGAAGGCGCCGATGTTGTTCTTGATACAGATTTCTTAAAGGATAAAGGACATTGGGAGTCAATGGCAGACAAGGTTTTCTATTCTGGCTGCATTGATGAATACTATGACTATTGTTATGGACCGCTTGAATATCGTTCAGTAAGATTTGAGACAGTTGAACTTGACAAGGAAAACTATCAAGGCAACGCCGTTGTCAACTATACATCAGAAGAAGAGCCTTACACAAGGATCATCGAGCACAAGCACTTCAACAACAGAGGCTCTGATAAGACAATTATCTCGAAGGAGTATAGCTCTGAATGGAAGAAAGGCGATGTTCCTTACTATCCTGTAAACAATGACAAAAATAATGCCTTGTATCAGAAATACAAGGACATTAAAAATGATAAGGTCGTATTCGTCGGACGATTAGGAAATTACAAGTACTTTGACATGGACGATACGATAGAGGCTGCTTTCAAAGTTATAGAAGAAGAGGGTTAAGCGCCCTCTTTCTTTTTCCATTCGTTGTATTCTTTCGCAGTCATGACTCTTGTTCGGATCATTCCATAGCCTTTGAAGTGAGGCACGCCTTTTTCATCAAAGTCTGTTTTGCTGCAGATTACCAAAGGTTCTTTAGTCCAGAACTGTATCTTTCGTAGAATAGGATTGACGATACACTTCAAAGGACTTCTGTGCATCCAGCAACCGCATTCTTTGTCTTGGACGTAGTACTGATCTCGATTCATAAAATTCACTAATAACCAAATGCGTCAGTCCATTCATCTAGGATTTTGTCCGACCAGTCATTTAGTTCGTTGTCTATTTGAGTGTTTCCATTTTTGTCAAATGTAATGTGTTTCGTTAGGTCTTTAAATGTATCGCTGAAATCACCGTAGTTAAACTTAACCTGCAGGATATCTGCATCTATTTGGTATTCACAAATGATATAGACGTCGTGCATGCCGTCATCCAAAACCCAGCAGACTGTTCTTGGTGGCAGCTCCTCTGTCTTCATGTTAGCGTTTTCCATTCCGAATAGTTCCATCAGGACACTGTCAAGATTTTCTACGAGTGCGCTTTGGGTCACATTCTCACAGATAAGACCAGCTTTGTTCAATCTCGCTAATGCTTCATTTAGTCCCAACCGCATATTAAATTCCTTTTGAGATATTTATTGTGCGGAGATAAATAAATAAATAAATTAAAGAAGAGGTTTTTATGAAAATGGAATTGAATGAAGCGCTTAACAAATTAAAGCAAGCAGGTATCATTACTGAAGAGAACACAATGACTGGAAACGTTGAAACATACTTCGAGATCGGCGAAGATGAATCAGCCTTGGCAGAATGGTTTGATGAGTATGTTTCTGGCTATTTCAAAGGGAAAGTTGAAATGACAGAAAATTCCGCCGGAAACACTGTTGTGAAAATGAAAGGCGCTACTGTCGGGCCAAGACTTGCTAAAAACATTTTAGACTATTGGTATGACGCCGTTGCATCATTTTCTATTAATGTATGGAGACACTAATGAAAATGACATTAAAAGAATCGGTTGAAAAACTTCAGAAAGCTGGACTAATCGTTGAGTCTGCTGATGAGGTTGAGTTGAACATTTCTCGATGGACGCTTGACAAGTCCCGCTCTGAATACAATCGCAATCTGTATTTTGATGAAGAAACACAGAAAATGTATCTTGAAGTTTGCGATGAAGACTACGGTGACTATCTTTACTATCTCTCAAATGCGTATGGCGAAGAAATTGACTACATCGGTTTCACTAACTACCAGGGTTCAGCAGATTTCATTTTGGGAAACATGAATGATGGATTTGTGATGAAGTTGGACCCATCAATGCCTACTTAAATGACAGGAGAATTTCTTTTATGAAAATGAATTTAGATGAAGCGTTGGACAAGCTACATGCAGCTGGCGCTATCACTGAAAGCGAGATCGTTCGTGTCGGTTCAAGATGCCTCTATGATCTTGAAGATTACAAGAGAATGATTAGCATTCGTCTAGATAATGCTATTGACGGAATTGTTGAAAGACTTGTCAAAGAACGCCCAATGTTTTTCCCAGACGGCGAGATTTCAGTTGAAGACGAAGATGAACTTCGTGAACATGTTAGAAAATACATCAGAAAGCACATAAGAGGATTAGTCTAATGGAAATGGAATTGAATGAAGCGTTAAATAGACTCAATAAAGCTGGCCTTATTTGTGAATGGTCAGCAAGCGGCTTGGATGAATTCATTGAACTTCTTTCAAATTGTGTTGGACAGATTGATGATGACGAAGTCGTATTCAAGAAAATTCCTAGTTCATCTGAATATGTAGTCAGAACAAGAAATCACAACAGCAAGATTGCGAATATCTGGTATGACTATGATAAAGACAAGATAATCGTTCAGCTTATTCCAGAATTTACTAACTATGAATTTGACAGTGAAGAACTTACTGTGGATAAATGTAAAGAAATTGGTGCGATGATTAGGGCTAAAGCAGAGGAATAAAATGAATAAGGAAGAAAATTATGTCCACAGTCTTTGTGCCAAAATTCAGGAAAGATTTGGCAAAAGAATCATTGGTGCTTATGCTGACAAGTATTCAGTCAAGACTGCTGTCGCTGAAGCAAATAAGGTAAAGAGGACGCTTCGTGCAAAGATTCAAGATCTTATCAATGAAGCAAATCACATGGCTGATACACAACTTGATGCAGAATATCAATTTGGCAGCTATGTTGACGTGACATTCTTCATTCATAAAGGCACATGGGAAAACATGAAGTCTGCTAGAAATGCTGACGGCGAAGTTTTTCAGATTGTCGTTTTGCCTGACGCAATTCCGCCTAAGTTCTGGGATAGACTTGGAATGATCTATGCTAACCTAATTGAAGAAGTTCTTGAAGTGCTTGGAAGCAAAGCAGGCGTTAGCGAAAGCATTGAAACTCTCAAGAAAGCTGGATTCCTTGTTGAAGCGTCCGACAAGGCTAAGTCCATTCGCGACCAGATTACCCGTGCTGCTATTGAAAAGTTTGAAGAAATTCCGTATGATGAATTTGAACAAGAACCTTGGGAAGATTCAGACGCTATTGACGCAATCCCTGATGAAAAGTTCTTTGAAGTGATGAAGTCTGCCATCAATGTAAAGACTCAAGAAGAAGTACTTCAGGCAGCTGAAGACGAAGATAAATTTAACATACTAGCAGACGCCTGGCTTGAATACTTGTCTGACCTTTCAGGCTACGTTGGCTGGGAATACACTTGGAATAGAGATTATTAAGGAGCAACAAGAAATATTTTAAGGTCCAGCAGAAATTGCTGGACTTTTTTGTTATATTTTAAAAAATAAATAAGTAAACATTCTAAAGGAGTAAAAATGGAAGAAAGAATATTCACAAAGTTCCAAATCAAGGCCGCATTCGAGTACTTCAATTCATTGATGACAAAGCCTGGCGAAAATCCTCGCTATTCTCAGTTCATTTTCAACAACTTCCAAGCACTTGCTGGCGCTTATGGAAAGGTAAAGTCTGAAATCTATGACCGTAATGCCGATCCTGAGTTCATTAAGGTTGCTCAGGCTATGAATGAACCGCTTCCTGATGAACCTGCAAAGGCTGCAGCAGTAAAGGCCACTCGTGAAGAGAATTGGAAGAAGGCACTTAGCAAGGCATTTGAAAAGGAAACCAAGAATGATGCAATTCTTCAACAGCAGGTAAAGATCCAGATTGAGACTCTTACTCTTTCTGAGTTCACAATGACCGCGCCTCCGTTCATTGTAGGTCTTTTTGCCTTCAAAGCTTAAAGTATGAATACATTAATCTGTTTGACAAAGACATACAGCTTAGGTGATTTTGACATTTGGTTGTCATATCACCTTTTGCATTTTAATAGAATAGTCATACTTGACAACGAGTCAGATGTAGACATCAAGCAAGTATGCGATGAACACGAGCAAGTCGAGTACCACTTAATCAAAGGTTGGCCTGACCAGTGGCATCTTTTCTCTGACATTCTAAACCAGAAGACAGACATCAAGTTCGAGCAAGATGAACTTGTAACATTCCTTGATGATGACGAGTATCTACTTGTAACCAAGCCTGTCAAGGCAAACACGATTGACGACTTTTCTCCTGAAGACACGGAGAACATCATGCGTCATCAGTTCCATTGTCTTGACTGCGCATTAATGCCGGAAATCTTGATGGTTTCTTCAGTGCCTAGAGACAATCGTTCCTGCTTACTTCCATTTTCTTCAATCTACGCTGTAAAGCAGTTGTCTTCTCAAGGAAAGGCTTTCATTCGTTGGCAGCCCGGATTTGAATATGACTTCTGTAAGGAAGGACCTGAGATCGGTCATGTTCCGTGGATAAACGGAATTAGAATGTCTGACGTAGTCGGGTCAGGCGTCTCCAAGACAACTTACGGATTGCAGAAATTACCAGATAAAGATGATAACGGGTGCAGAATCTTCTTGTTGCATTATCATATTAAATCTATTGCTGAATGGGAAAAGAAGATTAAAAGAGGCTCTGCAGCCTCTAAAAATGAACCTGGACACAATGGTTCTTATGATGATGACATTCGTAAAGATCCGAAGTACCCTTGGAACAAGTCGTGGTTTAGCAAGACAGAAAATCTTCAGTACATGCCGCGTCTTTACACGCTTCTGTCTCAGCTGATTGAGAAACTTTACGGAATTACCCCAAGTTTTCCTAGAGATGATCTTTCTAGCTTCCAGTCAGTCGCACTTCCGCTTATTAGACGCGTCTATCCAAGTCTTCTTTCTATTCAGACTGTCGGCGTCATACCTATTCAGAATCCTGCAAGTACAACAAGTTACAGAAATTTGATACAGCAGACTCAGACTAGACTAAATAAGAACCCTTGGAAAACCGTTCTTCCGACAAATGGAAAGAATAATCAGAAATTGACTTGTTACCCATTTACAAAGAAGAAATAATTTGTTAAATTTTAACTGTTATGGAAAAACAACACATTCTAATCATTGTCCGTGGGATCCCAGGTTCTGGGAAGTCCACTTTCGCGGAGAAAATTGTTCAAGCAATTCCAGATTCCGCACACTACGAGTCTGATTCTTTCTTCATGAGAAGCGGCAAGTATGTCTGGAAGGCAGAATTGGCTTTCGTTGCTCACAGAATCTGTGAGGAGAAGACTGCAAAAAGTCTTGACAAACGAAAAGTGACAGTTGTCTCTAATACATTCACCACGCAGTCTGAGCTCAAGAACTACTTTGAGATGGCAAAAGCGAAAAACGCAAAAGTCATTGTCTTCCGTATGGAAAATTCCTTTCCAAACGTTCATGGAGTTCCTGAAGCGACATTGGAGAAGATGAAACTGCGCTTCACAGATGTTGAAGGCGAAAGAAAGGTCTTTGCATCTACTTCGGACGCTGAAATTGAAAACTTAAAGAAAGAATTGGCATAAGCAAATGGATATTAAAGAGCGAGTTCAGGAAATTGAAACCAACCGAAAAGTAAGTGATGAACAAGCAGTCAAGTTTCTCAGAAATATTGATACACTTGCTTACTTTTCCATGCTTGTGGTCTTCGGATTTATCCTCTATATCGTCATTCAGTTCATTACTGCACCGACGATTGTTGCGATCTTCACATTTGCCTTTGAGGCTTTTGCATTGAAGGGCATAGTTGAAGTTTCTGAATTTGCTTATGAAGGACTTGTAAGTCTTAAGGCTTATGCAATTATAAAGAAGGCTATCAAAAATGAAAATTAACGTAGATGACCAGAAGAAACTCTGGATTGTGTCAGATACGCATTTCAACCACAAGAAATTGTGTACTTCGTATCCTGACCACTTTGACGCTCCTCGTAAGTATGCGACTATTGAGGAGATGAACCGCGACATTGTCACTCGATGGAATGTGACTGTAGGCAAGAATGACCAAGTTATCATGCTTGGTGACTGGTTCATGGGAACCCCGTTCAATGAACTTCGTGACAGATTCCTTGCGGCACGAAAAGCTCTTAATGGAAACATTATTGCTTACGTTGCGGGAAACCACGATGAAAAGTTGATGAAAGTCGCTCCGGAAATCACCTGGCTTGACCGTGTGGAATTTGAATATCATGGCAGACATTACATCTGTCAGCACCGTGACTTCACTGAACTTCCAGTCCGTGGCGTAACTCCTACTCCAGAACTTGTTCTTGTGCATGGACATACGCATTCGTTTGAAAAGACTTCTCAATGCGCTCTCGGTACACAGAATAACGTCTGTTGGGAAGCAAGATACGACTTGGCTAACGCCGATGATCTTTGCTCCGTAACTGAGGAACTTATTGACGTTGAACTTGAAGACGAAGTTCTTGAGTCGCTTGCTTCTAAGGCAAAAGAGAACGGTGTCCCTCTTGCAAATTTCGTGAAGTCTCTGCTTGAAAAGGCAATAAAGAAACAGAAGAATTAAAGGAAACATTATGAGTCGTTCAAGAAGAAAACCTGTTTACGGTGAAAACTACATGGAAACTGTTTGCTGCACCGGAGACAAGACATCCGGAAAGTGGAAAAGAAGATACAATCGTATCATGCGTCGTACAAAGAAACAGCAAGTGACTGTTTTGGAGAATAAACTCCCTGAAGACATTGCTGATGACGAAACACTTTTCATCGATGATCCTGAATTGACTCATGAAGGAAATTCTTGGGAACTCGGCGACGGAAAGTATCCGATGGAACTCCTTAACCGAAAACCATATCAGAGAAGTATGAAATAAAGGAACTAAAATGCAATACTTACCAAAATTACAAGACTTTATGAAAGCATTAGAGCAGAACCGTGTGTTCGCATGCGAAGATGAGCATTTCATTGGGTTTAAGTACAACGAACCAACTGTAATCTCAAGAGATTGGGACGATGTGACTCTTAACGCTCGCGGAATTGTCTTTGATAAGGCTACCGGCGACATTGTTGCTCGTCCTTTCTTCAAGTTCTTCAACTATCAGGAACTTGTGGACGGCGAAGGTAAGCACACTGACATCTACACTAAGTCAGTGGAACATGGATTCGTTCCTGACTTCTCTTTGCCTTTCCGCGTGATGGACAAACTTGACGGTTCTTTGGGAATTATCTTCTGGGATAAGTACGCTCACCGTTGGCGTGTAAAGACAGGCGGATCTTTTGACTCTGACCAAGCAAAATGGGCTCAGAAGTGGTTTGATGAACATGTGAACACAAGAATCATGCTTCAGTCATTCACTTACTGCGTAGAAATTCTCTGTAAGGAAGACGTTCACCCAATTTCTTACGAAAAGGAAGAATTGGTGCTTCTTTCTGTGATTTCCAACCTTACTGGTGATGAACTTCTTCTTGGCGACATCAAGTTGTGCGCAGAAAAGATGGGAATCCGTCATGCAGAAGTGCTTGAGTTCAAAAACTTTAAAGATGTCATTCCTTATGCAACAAATTTGCCTAAGGACAAGGAAGGCGTGGTAGTAACATTCCAGAACGGCTTTAAAGTTAAGTTGAAAGGAAAAGAATTCTTGGAACTCCAGAAAGTATTCCATAACTTGACTGAAAAGAACATCTGGAAGACCTTTGAATGCGCTGTCTACGCTAAGTGGGACGGCAATATTGAAGAGTTGAATGAAAGCATGTCTGATTTCAACACTTTATTGGACACAATTCCTGAAGAATTGCCAGATGTAAAGCACTATGCAGAAAGTCTCCTTGCTGGATTCTTGTCATTGATAGTAGAAACTGCTAACACAGCTATTGAAATCATGAACACTAATACGGAAAGAAAGGATATGTATCAGGCAGCAGTTAAGAAAGCAAAGGGAACTAACCTTTCTGAAACTGCAATCATGGCTTGCATCTCTGCTTACACAAATGCAAACTTTGACAGCCCAGCTGCTAAGTACCGTCTGTTCCCACAGAAAGCAAGAATGGCAATCTACCGTTCCTTGAAGCCAGAAACAAAGGAGACTGAAGAGTAATGCCTGTTGGAACCTACATAATCCGTGCTCTCATTATTCTTTCAATCATTGCGGTTCTCGGATTTGCTCTTCATGTAAATCCGGAACCTCTCCAGGGTTCTGATCTTGCAGGATACATTAAACTTCCTGAGAGATGCTCAACTCTTGTTGAAATTCAGCATGACACTATCTACCGTTCTGCTGATACTTTGCCTGAAAGATCAGTCAAGATCATTAAGGCAGTTGAAATAATCAGAAATGTAAGGAAGTCTTACTCGGAAGCAGAAGCTTTTGAGATGGCTTCTTTACTTTATGATGAATGCTCTGAATTTTCGCTTCCTTATAGCTATGTTCTTGCAATAGTTCATTCTGAAAGCCGCTTTAGTCATAAAGTCACTTCTTCTGCAGGCGCCCAAGGCGTCATGCAGCTTATGCCAAAGACTTTCGTTTCTATTTCAAAGAAATACGGTCTTGACTACAAAGAAACTGATGTATATGATATGCGAAAGAACATAAAAGTCGGATGTGCTTTCATTCATCGCTTGACGACTCGCTATAATGACTTTTCTGTAGCCTCTGCTGCCTACAACGGTGGTCCTGGCGCTGCGGCGAAATTCAAGGCAAATCTTGCTATTCCTTCTGAAACGGATAAATATATTAAGTCCGTTGATAATAGGTATAAGGAATACCGCAGGATATTAGGAGAATAGAAATGAAAAGCGTAAAATTTGAATATTCAGAAACAGATAAGATCACTGGACAGGTCACTGTTCATAAGAAAATCGGATATCTCACTGGAGTTTCTCTCCGGACAAGATACATTGACGAAAATACCCTCTTTGAAGATGTTTACATCTCAATCAATAATGTAGACTACAAGTTGTCATCACTTTCAAGTCTTAAAATTGCCGGAATTGACGTTTCTGATGATAAAGGATATGTAAAACTTTCCGATGGATTCTCAAATCGCATATCTCCAATGGATTTTTTGGCGTATGCGGACAAAGAATGGATTGTCTCACATAACTAGGAAACATTTTAAAGTTTTTCTACTTGACGGGGTTGCCACCAACCCCGTTTTTTGTTATATTTACTACGTAAACAAAACAATGGAAATCAAATGGAAACACAAACAAGATCGCCCGCCCCGCTTGGAGAAATGATAGCGAATTTTCCGCTTGAGGCACTTCGCCGAGCTGTCGTGGACATTGACCGCCGAGAATCTGATAAGGTGGTCACTCATGAAACGCTTCTTGCTGCGGAAGCAGAAACGAAACTTGAAGAAGTTTCAGACAAAATCATCCAAGACAATCTTTAACTTAAATCCTTCCAAAGGAGCCAACTTATGAACCAGCATAATCTCATAATTTTCATCGCATTCGTCATCGGATTTGCGGTTGGTGCTGTCTGTGTTTTAACTGACGCTGAAAAAGAAAAACATCAGGCAGTTGAACAAGCAGTTAAAAAATATAAAGAAGACGTTGAGAAAGTACATAATCTTGTCTTCGAGCGCATGAAGAACTACGAAGATCTTTGGCTTGCTTGCGATGCAAAGTACACTGCTTGCATGTTACGAGGAACTTCTGCATTAAACGCAAAGGATTCTGCGCTGGCAGCTCTTAAGAAAGAAAAGGCAAAACAACTCCCGAGGAAATAATAATGCAGTACGGAAAAATGTACAAAAACTTCTGCAAGATTCGTCAGAAAGATGAGTCTCGCAAGCCTAACTCCCCTAAGTACACCGTTCATCACATTCATTTAAGATCTATGGGCGGTGCTGACACTGCTGAAAACAAGGTCTTGCTTACTCCTAAGGAACATTACATTGCCCACCGTCTTTTTGCGCATTCTTATAAGAAGAAACATCCTGAAGTCTGTTTCTTGCTTGACAAGTTCGCTGGCGGCATGAAAGGCCAAGGCTCTCCTAAGCTTGCTGATCTTAACTTTTATGTCAACATCATCATCAATGCTAAGAAGAGCGGCGCTAAGCTGAAACAGTTTGACGATGTCGTCACTTTGATTAAGTCAGAAACTCTCAAGCTTCTTGCATTGCCTGTCAAAAACAAATCTGTAATAGACGCAGCACTTGGCGCTTTGTCCTTGCTTAAGTAACGGAAAAATTTTTTCAAAAAACTGGAAAAATCTATTGACGGCCCAGTTAAAATTTTTTAAATTTTCTACGTCAATAAAATTCAACTAAAAACACAAACCTCAAACAAAGGAAGTTAAATGACTAAAGGTCAAATCACTCTGGTAATTCTCGCAGCTATCGTCATCGCTCTTGTCGTTGGCTGGAAATCATTGGTTGGGTACAACGAATCCACGCAGATTCTTGTCACTCAGTCACCGCTCGGAACGATGTCTTGCGTTTCTGAGCCGGGCTTCTATTTCAAGGCGTTCGCTTCCGTCTATCCGTATGACCGTGCTAAGTCTTTCTACTTCAACTCCTCAACTGAAAAGGTCAAGGGCGAAGGCTGGGAAGGCGATGACACTGACGAAGATGATGTTGATGTAACGCTTTCTCGAAATGCAGGCGCAAAGATGGCGGGATACGTCTTGTACGAAATTCCGACTGATTGCGAAAAGTTGATTGCCTTGCATCGAGTTTACGGTTCTTCAAAGAACATTAAGCACAACCTCGTCCGAAATGAAGTCCTATCAGCTGTCCGAAAGACTGCGCCACTTTACACCGCAGAAGAGGCTAAGGTCACTAAGTTCGCTGAAATGAACCGAATGTTCAATGACCAGGTGGTAGAAGGCGAATATCTTACACAGACAAACGTCATTAAGGAACCGACTGGCACTGATGAAGTTGATTCTGCAGGTAAGGTGATTAAGAAGGCAGAATATCAAGAATACACAATTACCAAACTCAAGCTTGACTCTCTCGGCCGCCGTATCATTCTTAAGCCGTCCGCTTTGACCAAGGCAGGTATCAATATCTCCCAGTGCGTCATTCAGAAGGTTCAGCTTGACCCGACTGCTCAGAAACAGTTGGACGTTGTGAAGAGCCGAGAAATGGAAAGAGTGTCTAAGGCTACTGAAGCAGAAGCTGCTAAGCAGGAAGCAATTACCGCTCGTGAAAAAGGAAAGGCTGATGTCGCTCGTGAACAGGCACAACAGTTGGTTGAGAAGATCAAGGCAACTACCATCGCTGAAAAGGATAAGGAAGTTGCAGTGCTAAAGGCTCAGAAGGAATTTGAAGTTGCACAATACGAAGCAAAGAAGGCAAATGAAGTTGCTAAGAAGATCAAGGCAGAATCTGAAGCAAAGGCTGCTGCTAACCGTGCATTGGTATCTGCAGGTTTGACTCCGCAGGAAAGAGCCGAATGGGATTACAAGACTAAGGTCGGCGTTGCTGAAGCACTTGCTAAGTCCTCACATCCGCTTGTTCCAGAAATCATGATGACTGGCAACGGCGAAGGAAAGAATGGCGCAAGCAACGCTATGGACGCTGTTGGTCTTAACATGCTTATGGACTTGACCAGCAAGCTTTCCAACAAGTAAATCAATTTGCTTAACCTCCTAAGGCGGGCAGTTTTGCCCGCCTTTCTTTATATCAACTTTAACCAAAGGAAACACAAAACATGCTTACCGTACTTCTTGTCATCAGTGTTTGTTATCAATTTGCTAGCTGTGGTTATGATCTTCTTAAGCTGTTTTCAGATGATTCTGAATATACCCCAGGTGTCTGTGCAGTTGCGTTCTTGATAAATCTTACTTTGGCAGTTCTTTCTTGTGTTGCGGTAAGTCTTGGCGGAACCTTTGCATTCGTACTTGGTATTATCTTTGCGGTATTGTCGTTCTTCGGCGTTTTTATTAAGATCCTTGGCGGAACCGATAGCTGCTTTAATGTACTGAATCTTCTCTACAGTCTTGTTATGATGGTCTTGTTTATCATCGCCGTCTGTATCGTATAGGAGCTGAAAAATGAAAACTCTCTCAATCTTACTTCTATTTGCTGTTTCGTCAGCGTTTGCTTTTGCGCCGTGTGGCTGTAAGTCATCGCATACTAATAAGATCGCACATCCGAATACTCCAGCACCGTTAGTCTATAAGGAACTTCCTTATCGTTTTCTTGACAAGTCTGAACCGATCGTCCTTGTGGAAAACAAGCCTCAAGTAAAGATGATTGAACATATTCAGGAAGTTGAAGAGACTGAAGAACCAGTTCCTGAAGAAACGGATTTTGAAACATGCATCAAGCAATGCGTTACGGAAAATACAACATCATCTTTCATTGAGTTCTGCATTAAGGAAAAGTGCAGTAAGGAGTAAACATGGACCCGGCTTCACTTGAGTGGCGACTTTCTCCAGTAAACCCGCAGTCAAATTACCATCCAATAAACCGAACAAAAGCTCTTACATCATCGCATGATGAACAGCACTGTGAGATGGTGCAGAAACCGATCTGGACTGAAGAAGATCTTTATGTCCAGCATAAGATGGAACAGTGTGTTTTTGTAACATTTATCATTGCTTCTATTCTTGGTATCTTACTTTTACTTTACAAAAGGAAATAAACATGAAGAAAGGATTTACTTTAGTTGAACTTATGGTCGTGATTATCATTATGGGCATATTATCAGCCGTAGCTGTCCCGAAGTTATTCACAATGGCATGTGAATCTAAAGGCGACCAATGCCGCACACAGTCTCCAGAAATCTATAAAGAGTTCTGTCAGGCAAAGCCAGAAAAGTGTGATAATGAATTTCTGATTTCCATGTGCACAACTGATCCTACTAGCTGCATGAGAAATGGAGCGAGGGCGTGGAATCTTGCACAAGTACTTAAGGCACAGAAAAGACAGCTTGCTGCAAAAAAGAGACAGCAAGAAGCTCCTAAGCCGGCGCCTGCACCTAAAACAGTTGATACAGTTGTCGTTATTCAAGAAGAGCCTAAGCACTTAATTGACGATGCGCAGACAGACTTCGTGGAATGCATAAAGAAATGTACACGAGAAAATTCAGCAGAAAGTCTTGTTGATTTCTGCATTAAAGAAAACTGCAAGGAGTAAATATGATAGAGAAAATCACATTAGCACTGGTCGTCGTTCTTTTCATCTCTCTTACGCTGACCAAGAATCAGGTGGACAATCTGGCGGATCATTATCTTACAAAGCAAGAATTTGAAAAGAGAATGCCGCTAGTCGTTCATGACACAAACACTGTCATTCGTTATGAAGATCGTTTCATTCATGACACGATTAGAACCACCAAGACAGAATATGTTGAGACGGCGACATTAAATGGTAAGTTTCAGGAATTTTCAAATGAAGAGTATGATGAAACGCTCACTGTCAGCTTTGAGACTGAAGACCATCTTATGGACATACCAACAAAGCATGTCTTAATTCAATGCAGCGGCAAACTCGTTGAAGATGAAGATGGGGATCCTAACACTTGTGTAGGCGAATGGATCATACGTGTTAAGGAAGAGATTGATGATGAAACCAGCAACTAAATGTTCTCTCACAAAGATCTTCTATATCTTTCTGACCGTTACAGGAAACATGCTTTTCTGGGGATTTCCTCACAACCTGTTCTTGTCAATCGTCGGACTTATTTTTGGCGGTGCCTTGCTGGGATATATAGTAGGTGACTGGGCAAATATGAAATTAGAAAGAGGAGATTTTGGAGAATGAAAACACTGTTTATGACACTTGCACTTTGTCTTTTGATTAGTTGTGGTGATGAAATTACTTCTGTCCCACAGCAACCCGAAAAGACTTGCATTTCTTACAACCTTTCGTTGCATTGTAAGACTATGCCTCCTGTCGCTGCTAACACAAGTACAAGCGAGTACTTCAATGTCAGCCAGGAAGATCTAGACAAGATGAGAGCAGATGTTGAAAGAATCAACGAAATTGGACTTACTGAATGCAGCATTGACAACTTATCTTGTGCTATGTATGAAGGAGACGAGTAATGACAGACAATGGAATGGAAGGATGGGTCTTGGACAATAAATCTCAACTTGTTGCTAATCCCGGGCCGGGTCTTAACGGAAACGGCTTAGTCGTTTCAGACGGAACTGATTCAAGACGACTTACTGTTAATGATCTTTACAACAATTTCGGACGAAATGAACTTGAGTCGGATCTTGTGAAGTACATTGCAGCAAGTCCGTTCAGAATTCTTTACATTGAAGGTTCTGCTGACGTATTTGACTTGAAGCATGACGCTGATAAGAATCGTGCTGTCATCTTAGAGGTCATCAAAGAAAACATGCATAAAGAATATTGCATTGTGAATCTTCCAGGCCACGGCAGTCCTGCTGCTGTTAAGACTTGCCGTGTTGCCACGAAAGATATGGCGCCGACAGGCATTGAATTACAGTACATGCTTGACTCTTTGGTGTTAAACTTCTTAGGTCACACTTACCGAGTAAACTTCGAGAAGACTCTTACTGAAGAAGAGTTTAAGAAGGAAATTAAGAATGTCGTTGATCTTATCAACCAAATGCTAGAAAGCAAAGAGAAGCTTAAAGCCGCTGAAGACAATGAGCTGAAAAAACTTTCTATTACTCTTTCGGGAATGAAATATAAATAACAATAGAAAGAGGTTTTAATATGAAGATGACTATCATTTTTAAAGATGGCAATTCCCTTGATGATTGCATGAGTGGTCTTATTTCGGAATTTGACTTTGTCGCAACTGAAGAGACCGGCGTATTTTCTAATGGTGATGGATTGAGCATTTATGGCACTGACAACACACTTCATCTCGATGGCGAAGATGACGCTGTCAATGCTCTGTTTAATGATAACATTCTTCCGGCTTACAATGATTACATCGTAAAGGCACTTGTCGCTGAGCATTACTCCTCTCCTACTCCTGCCCGTGGTAATCTTTGCGAGGCATTCCGTGCTATGAGAAAGAACGGACTCAAGCAGCATTTGCTTGGTGAAGCTCTTGAGATCTTGAAGCAGAATGGCGCTGAAATCAAGAACCCTGAGAAGGCGTTCGGCCTTTCGCAACTCTTTGCTCAGAGAAGAATCCAACGATAGTCGCTTCGGAAAAAATTTTTTGAACCACGCTGTAAAAGGCGTGGTTTTTTGTTATATTTTGAAAAACTTCGGTAACCTAAACTTTGTAAATATTATGAAAATTCAAACAGTAAGAGGAAATAATGGGAACATTATGCTGGATATTTGGAGTTGTAGGAGCCGTCGCTTTTGCTATAAACTTACTTCCACAGTTAATCAAGTGCTATAAAGAAAAATCTGCAGAACAAATAAGTGTCGGTTTTTTGATCTTAGCTTTCATGGGAAATATCTGCTCAGCAGTCTTCGTATTCTATACGAATTACATGACTGGACTTTGGCAGTATCCCATCTTCTTTAACTATGGGGTCGCCACAATCTTAACAACAATACTTTCCATAATGAAGTGGAAATACAACAAAAGGAAAAAACAATGATAGTATTCATTCCCTGGATAATGATGTTCTTCGCCGCATACTTAGTCTTTACCGGCGTGGCAATCCAACACATCAACGATGACATGAAGTGGTCAGAAATTCTGCTCATGCCGTGGAGAAAAATCCTTGATTTGCTTGGGTGGTATAAAGAAGAAAAGAAGAAAGGACTTCGCCTCGTTCAGGATATGAACGGTCTTTTCATTATTCAATCGTTTAGAGATACACTTACATGGAAGATAGTTTGGTACACCAGCGATGAACAGGTTGCTTATGAAACATACAACAGAATGGCTGAAGAGTACAAGACAAAGAAAGAAGAAACGATTAAGGCCGCTGCTGTTGCATTAAAGATCAAGAAAGCCAAAAAGAATGCTGGAAAGATTCAGAAGATTTTACGCTAGGAGAAATGATGGAAAACTTTAAAGTTGAAATTTTGAAACATCCTACTGATGAAGACTGGAAGTGGGTCAAGCTGCTTGCTTTCAACACAATGGGTCAGCAGTTCTTGATGGACAAAGACTTATCATTGGCATTGAAGAAAAAGTACTTGAAGTCAGAACACTCGCCGATTCGTTACCTTCAGTTCATCATTAAGCTAGATGGTATTCCTTACTGCAACTCTGTTCACTTTACCCGTCACAAGTACGGTGTTGAGCACTTCGTCTCCTCGCAGAGAAATGATCGTCAAGACAAGTATGATAGAAAGAAGGCTCCTCAAGATGCTCCGGTCTCGCATATTATGTGGGTAAATGCTCAAGAACTGATGTTCATGGCAAGAAAACGCCTTTGCGGCAAGGCAGACATTGATACACAGAAAATTATGCGTGCTATCGTCAAAGAAGTTCTGAAGACGAACCCAGAATTTGAAGATGTTCTCGTGCCGCAATGTCAATACCAACACGAATGTCCTGAATTTTTCCCGTGTGGAAGATATAAAGGATAAAGAAAACGGTTGCTTTTTAGCAACCGTTTATGATATTATGCGTTCTTCTTTATTGTGATTGTGAACAGATTTTTCTTGATGTTGTCAAGATCATCGCCGCCCCAATGCTCAGGACTGGATGCAAACCACTCGATGCACTTATCAGCGACTCCGGCCTTGAAACGAGAATATCCAGCCTCACGAACGCCGCCTCTGAAGAAGTCATCGCATTCTTCTCTACTGAACTTACCGTAGCAGCCTCTGTTAGAATACAAGCAGTCATGAATAATTGCAGCGCAGTTATAAGTCATATTCTTCTTGTCCCACTTAGGTAGGAACCAGGTAAAAGCTGCCGGAACGCTAGCGCCATCAGTGCGGAAACCTTTCTTGAGCTTAAGAGTAAGTGTATACTCTTGGTCGCCTTTCTTATAGATAGCGGTTATGACACTGTCAGCGGTAAAAGTCCAGATTTTGTCCTTTGAAGAAGTAATAATATCGTTGAACACAATTTTTCTCAATGTTACAGACATAATAATACCTCCTATTGTATTTATCTTTAGAGCGGATTTTATGACCTATAAATACATTGACATTTTAAATGATAGGTAAATATGAATATTCTAATCACTAAGTTCATGGCGGCTCGTTTCAACTCCTTTTCGGATGTTGAAAGAATGTATGGCGGATGCGACGTAAACTCTCTCATGTGGAAAAAGATTGCTGAAGCATACCCGGAACATACATTCTACTATGCCGGGGCCTCTGATCTTTCTAAATCCAATACAGATATCCCGCAAAATTTAAAAGACCTCTACACACCTATTAAGGCGTTTGCGAAGGCCAATGGATATGATCCTTCTGGCAAAGATCCTCAGCCAGGACATAAGCCTTTCTATCAGGCAGCCGTTGACTACTGTAAGCAAAATGACATGAAGTTTGACCTTGCTTTGTACTTGTATGACCAGACGTTTACGATTTGCCATTGGGCAGACGGATACATCTCAGAAGTCAAGGGAACGCCTTTGAAGACTCTTGTTTCACAAAGGTCAATGGCGCATACCCTCGTTCTTGCAAATGATCTCAACATCCCTCTATATCTTATGGTCATTGACCCTCGTCAAATCAATAAGATAGTTGGCGATATGAAACCGCCTGTAAAGATCTTTGGACAATGCAACACGACTGACCGCACAAAGTACTACGTCAACCTAAAAGACAAGGAAGTTAAAGAAGTTCCTATGGTCTATTCAGGAATTGAACGCTTCTTCCTTCTCGGTAAAGAACGTGTTGACTTCTCTAACCCCGACGATATTAACCCAAATTTCTTTGAGTCGTATAAGAAAGACAATGAATTCGTAATGACGCTTAACGGCTCTTTGTTCCGTCTTGAGTACATCAGAAAGTGGCTCTTCCCGTTCCGTCCAAAGCAAAAAGTCTTTGGTAAGTGGGACTGGGGTAAGTTGGCAGAAAAGGTTCATGCTTATGGCCTTGACAAGAATTTTGTGAAAAAGGGCATGACCGAGATGGAAGATGTTATGTGGAGAACGAAGTTCACATTTGTCGTTCCTGCTGATAAGACAACTACTAACTTTGTCACTCAGAAGGTCTATTCTATGCTTTACTACGGCATCATTCCTTTCTGGGACAAGAACGCTTATGATACAGACAACTACTATAAAGACATTCCTGACTATGTAAAGGTTGAAACTCCTGAGGAATTGTGGGAGAAAATTGACTTTCTCAACAAGAACCCGGAAGAATACAAGAAGCTCTTGAAGCAATGCTATGATGCTCTCAAGCCTAAGTATTTTACGACCGAGTACATTCATGAAGTCTTTGACTGCATCTTGAAGAAATAAAATTACACAAAGCAAAAACCCGAAAAAGTTATTATATTTTGACTATGGATAAGAAATACACATTTGTTTTAGACTGCGACGGAGTGTTTACCGACGGTACATTCCACTATAATTCTGAAGGAAAATGCGAGAAGGTTTTTGGACCTGATGACGCCGATGCTCTTAAGTTGATTAAAGATCAAGTGAACATCGTCATCTGCTCGGCGGATCATCGAGGATTTCCAATCACAAAGAAGCGCATAAATGATATGGGTTTTGAGTTGACATGCGTCAAGTCAAAAGACCGTCTTCAGTGGATTAAAGACAACTGCAAAGGCACAGAGGTTGCTTACATGGGCGACTCTTTCCAAGATGCACCAATCTTCCAAGGCGTAGATGTTCCAATCTGCACTGCTGATTCATCTTTCTTGGCAAAAGAGTATGCTGAGTATATCACGCCTTCAAAGGGCGGAAATCGTGCTGTCGCTGACGCTGTCTTCTATCTTGCTGACCGCTGGTTTGGAATGACTCCAGAACAACTCCTTAAGATGGACGTAAATTAAAAAGGAAGGGAAAATGAATTATAAAGAGATGAAAGATAAGGTCCTTGCTGAAATGAATGAACAGTTAAGTTCATTTGATGAACGCATTGTGGACCAGTTTGTTGAAGAATTGGCAGCAAGACGAGGACGAGTAATCGTCGGACATGCTGCTGGAAGAATGGGTTACGGTCTTCGTGCTTTCATCATGAGACTTCGTCATTTGGGTTTTGATTCTTTCTGGTACACTGACACAACGATTCCACACTTGAATGAAAATGATATGTTCATTTTCTCTTCAGGTTCTGGAAAGACGAAAACTGTCGTCGATGTTGCGGAAATTGCGAAGAACAAGACAAAGTGCCGTGTAGTCGCTGTAACTGGCGATGTAGGTTCTCCGCTTGCAAGAATTGCTGATCTTGTTCTTAAATTCAAAGGATGCAACAACGGATTGAACTCTGAGAACTCTCCAGACAAGATTACTTCAATCCAGCCGATGACGACTTTGAATGAACAGACTATGTTTATTTTCTTTGACTTGGTCTCGTTGAAATTGATGGAGAGATTGAGTGAAGATAACGGCACAATGTCACACCGTCACAATGTAATTGAGTAGGTTTTATGAATATAAGTACATCATTGATTTGTATGAACATGGCTAATGTTGAAAAAGACATTGCCACAATTCTTGAGAAAGCCGGCAATGATAAGCGTTTCCACTGGATGCACGCTGATTTTATGGACGGACATTTTGTGCCTCGTCTTGGAATTTCGCCTGAGCTTATCAGAGACATTAAGAAGACTTTTCCGCAAATTCACATTGACTCTCACTTGATGATTGCCGATCCGTACACTTATGTGGACGTTATCGCTCCGTACTCTGATTGGGTCGTCTATCATTTGGAAGCAGTTACAGATCCTGTTCGCACACTTCAGAAGATCCGTAAGACATGGCCGAATGTAAAGGTTGGTCTTGCTTTAAACTTGACGACACAGTTTGACCCGGCATTGATTAAGCTCTTTGACGGCGTGATGTTCATGGGAATCTCTCCTGGAGTTCTTGGGACAAATTCATATCCGGCATTGGTAAAACCTAAGATTGCTCTTTGTCCGAACCAATATCATTACTTTGTTGATGGGTCGGTAAACTTCGAGACAATCAAGGACTATAACACAATCAATCCGAACGGAACTCTTGTTTGCGGATCTTCAACAATGTTTAAGATTGATGACCAGACTAAAGGTCTAAATAGAACAGAATTGGTTGAGACAAACATTTGCCGCATTAAAAACGCACTTGGGGTAGAAAAACATGCATAAAACAGTTGTCATTCCAGCTGCTGGCTTAGGCTCACGCCTTGATGAATTCACGAAGAATTACAACAAGGCTATGTGTACGCTTGGCCCGAAGCCGGTGATTTCATACATCATTGAAAAGTTTACGAAAGAAGACGAGATCATTGTCTTGTTAGGATATAAGGGAGATTTGCTTAAACAAGTCATCAAAATTGCTTATCCTGACTGGAACATTAAGTTCGTCAATGTTGATAAGTTTGAAGGCGAAGGATCTGGCTTGGGATATTCATTGTCTTGCGCTAAAGATCTTTTGCAGAAACCGTTCTTGTTCTGGTCTAATGACTCTGTCATTGATGACGACGTAAACAAGTGGGACTATTCGTCAGATTTTATGATCTTGTCTGAATTTCGCCCAGCTTTGGCAGACCAGTATCGTCATGCTTCAATCGGAAATGGAAAGGTAAACAGAATCTTGCCAAAGGGAGAATATGATCCTAAGGGCAAGTCAACATTGCCTTACATCGGAATTTCGTTCATTCATGACTTCAAGACCTTCTGGAATGTATTTGAAACTCAGCGTGATATTTTCATCGCTGCGGGAGAATCTGCTGGCTTGAACGCAATCTTGCCGACAAAGTATTACGTCACTAAGTCATGGCTTGATACTGGCAATAAGGCAGAACTTATCGCTGCAAAGAAGAAGTATTCCGACTTGATGGAAGAAACCATTCTTGAAAAGCCAGAAGAAGCAATTTGGTTTTTTGATGATGTTGTTGTGAAATTTCACATAGATCCTAAGTTCATCGCTGGTCGTGTTGAACGCTTCAAGACATTCGTCAATGCTGACATGAAGAAGGCAGGCGTTCGTCTTCCAGATCTTTTAGCCTGGGACAAGAACGTTTATTCATATCGTCGTGCTCCTGGACACATTATGTCCAAGAGAGTGACTCCGACGAATTTTGAACTTTTCTTGACGAATTTCATTGGTAAGATTGAAGAAAAGCATGTATCTTCCGAATATCGTCAGGCGATGGTAAATGACTTCTATCGTGATAAGACTTTGTCCAGAATTAAGAAGTACTGCGAAACTTATGAAGATCTTGATGAGCCTTGCACAATCAACGGTTATCCTTGCTATCCCGCTAAGGACATGATTTCTAGCATTAACTGGGACTTGATTGCTGACAAGATCATCGTCACAGACAATTATCATGGAGACTTCCATCTTGAGAACGTTCTTATCAATAAGACTTCTGAAGGCAAGGACGAGTACATCATGCTTGACTGGCGTCAGAATTTTGGTAAGACTCAGGACGGCGACATCTACTATGATTTGGCTAAAATGTGGCATTCTTTAATCGTCAATCATAACTTCGTTAAGGAAGGAAGATTTGAGATTAAGATCAAGAAGGACGGAGAAATTATCATTGATATTAACCGTTCATTCATTGATACCGAATGTGAAGAAGCACTTAAGAAATGGTTCTCGCATCCATTCTCTAAGTTTGATTCTGCCTGCAATAGCTCAAGAGTACTTCAATTTGATATGTACTTCGCACAGTTCTTGACCGCGCTTATCTTCTTGAACATTGCTGCTTGTCATACTGGAGACTACAGCCGCTTCTTGTTCCATTTGGGTAAGTACTTGATGTCAAGATTCTTGGACGAACATCACGAATACATCAAGAAGAACTAAAATGGAAAGTTTTTGGGCAGTTATAAATACTGCCCATTTTTTATTAAATTTGTATTGAATTTCATATAGCATTAAAGCTGAAAAGGAGATGAAATGAAAGCATATAAGAATGTCTATTACGATAGATGGAATAAAGAAATTTGTGTTCGTTATGTAGGTGACTCGCATTATACACGCATTCCGTATCAAAAAGACTATTGGGTTAAGGATCCGACTGGTAAGTCAATCGTTAAAGACCAGTTCGGTATTCCGATGATTAAGAAGCAACTAACTGACAAAGAAATTCTCAAGACATTGAAGCGAAACGGTATTCCCGTTGCAGAATCTGATCTTCGTGAAGAAGTGAAGTGGATGCATGATACTTACGATAAGGTTGAACTTAAGGCGACTGTTAAAGATTTCAAGATTGGTGTATATGACATTGAATGTCAAGTTCCGGAAGATGGCGGATTCCCGAAACCGGAAGAAGCAAAATTTCCGATTAACTTGATTACTGTCATTGACTATAACACAAGGGTTCCGACTACGTTCTCGACTCTTAATATTCACGAAGACCAGTACATCAAGAATCTTCATAAACATGATGATGAACTTATCATGCTTCGAGATTTTTGTAAGTGGATGAATCAAGAAAACTTTGATATGATTACGGGATGGAACTCCGTTCTGTTTGACATGCCGTACATCATTAACCGAATACGTCGTCTTCGTGCTGAAAGAGGCGTGAAAACTGAATTTGAAAATCTTTTGTCTCCGTTGGGTAAGAGACCTGAAGCAAAAGATATTTCTGACAAGAAGCAAGGAAATGAACTTGGTTCTTCTTATGAAATTCCTGGGTTGATTCATCACGACTACATGGAACTTTATAAGACTTTCGCTAAACATGACCCGCTTCCATCATATTCACTTGGGTATGTTTCAAACATTGAACTTGGAACCGGAAAACTCGAATATGAAGGAACTATCAACACCATTTGGCAGACTAACCCACAGCAGTTCGGTGACTATAACGTAGTTGATAATGTCCGAATCGTTGAAGTTGAAGACAAGAAACAGATCTTCCCGCTCATCATCGAGTATATGTTTGACTGTCTTGTAACTCTTGACAAAGTCTACAACAAAGTACCGACTACTGAAGGATATTTCATGCGTTACATGCATAATGAAAATGTCGTTATGCGTGACAAGCCAGATCATCACGAAGACTGGTGGCACATTGAAGGCTGCTATAAAGTCAAAAGAAATGATGGTTCAACTTACTATCAAAACTGCGAATGGGAAAAAGAAGAATATGACTTTGAAGACTTCCATGTGAAGGCAGGTTACTGTTATGACTTCCCTGGGCGATATGATGACTGTATGTCGTTTGACATTACGTCATCTTATCCGCATCATATCATGCAGTTCAATATCTCGCCGGAAGTTCTTGTCAAACATCCGTCTGCAGAAGATGTTGCAAGTGGTCGAGTAATTCTCACAGATGTCAATGATGTGGGATTCTTGAGAACTGACAATGCGATCTTGCCGACTGTTGTTAAGAAGGTGTTTGATGAAAGAGCTCAGTATAAGAAACTGGCAAAGGAAGCAGAAGCACGCGGAGATAAGGCGATGGCGTCTGTCTATGATAATAGACAAGGCGTAAAGAAGATCATTATTAACTCAATGTATGGCGTCTGTCTTGCACCGGGCTTCCACATGTATTCTATTGACTGTGCTAGAGCAATTACCCGCTGCGCTCGTGTAACTCTCCGTGACTGGCTCAAGAGATATGTTGAAAAGTACTACGTCTCACAGGCACTTTTGTCTGATGTCCAGAAATACTGGGGAATAACATTGAAGAATCCAAACCCGCTTACTGTAAAGAACCGTGAAGGTGTCGTTATCCACAGTGATACTGACTCTAACTATCTTTGCATTCATGAGCTTAAGGTTCGTTTGAAACAAGAAGGTATCAAGATTGATACTGAAGAAGAGCATCGTCAATTCTATGCTACTGCTGAAAAGATGTTCGCTGACTTCTTCGTTAAAGTTCTTGAACGCCGTGCTGCTGCGTCAAAGACAACTAATAAGATTAAGTATAACAGAGAAAACATCTTCTTGAATATGTTCTGCTTTGCTAAGAAGCTTTACATCGGAAATGTTATTGACGCTGAAGGACATATCTATCCGTTTAGCAAGCCTAAGCACAAAATCATGGGTGTTGGAATTAAGAGATCTGATATGCCTGACTTCTGTAAGGAAGCAGCTGAAAAGTTGGCATTTGACATCTGTTCAGGTCAGGGATATGAAGAATCTAAACAGTTCATTCTTGATGTGTATGACAGATTTAAGGCTGCATCTCCAAATGAAGTTGCTGCTAACAAGTCAATTTCTGAATACACCAAGTATGTAACTAAGCCGATGTCAGAGTACTTGATAAACGGACTTCACTTTGACAAAGGACAAGTCTTTAATGCTAAATGCGCATTGGCTTACAACTACATTCTCGCTAAGCATAAACTTCCGTACTTGCCAATTATGAACGGAAATAAGTTCCACTACGTCTTTGTAAAGTCTGCCAAGTATAGACAGATTGATGCGATTGCGTTTGTTGGAAACTGGCCTAAGGAATTTGACAAGTTCTTCGAGGTTGACTATGAGACAATGTTTACTAAGACTTTCATTCCGCTGTTTGAAAGCATGTTCAGAGTCTCAAAATGGATTGGCGAGAAGGAAACAATTTCACTTGAATCCGCAGGACTTGAATCGTTCTTCGGATAACACGAGGTAACTTAACATGGCTAACTTAAAAGCAAAAGAAAAATGTTTTGCTGACTTTAATGAACTTAAGGCTAAATTGCTGGCCCTCATTGAGAAAAACGGTGTGGGCCACGTTTCCACTAGTGATTACAAATCACCTTTAAGAAAAGTTTGTGCAAGTATACATGTTTCACTTAACAATGCGTCTTCAACAACTTATAAAGATCAGAAAGTTTCTAGCATTGATTCTTTCAACTTTATCAACATTGAAGTCGAGAAAGTAAAATCATCTTTTTTACTTAGCATTGCGATTGATGATCTTAGTTTCGGGTTTGATAATTCTTACTATTCTGATTCCGAGAAACTGAACATGCGCATTTGTACACCAGCAAGAAGAAACTTAGCTACTGATAAGAGCATCAGCCTTAACATTACTTACTTTGATGAAAACACAACTTATAATAAAGAAAAAGTCTTTGCTTTTCTCGAAGAACTGTTTATGAAAATCAAGATCTACTTTGAGGCATTTGCGATGTTTCAAGGAGAATTTGACACTTTCAAGAAAGCAAAGATAGAGATTGAAACAGAATATCAGCATAAGCTAAGCGACTTAAGATATAAATTAGATGCAGAGAAAATAAAAATCTTAAAAGCTATGGACATTGCTTTAGCTGCCGCACTTTACTCAAAATAAGGAGAAAACATGGTAACATTAAACATTGACACAAAGAGCCTTAACTTGCAGATCGTTGACGACAGCGAATGCACTCCAGGCGCTTCAAGACAGATTACTGAATTTAGACACTATATGTTCCGTTTGATGCAGGCAAGACTTTCAGAAATCAAAAAGACTGACACTGTCGAGTCAAAGATTAAGAAACTTACTGACATTGTAAATATTCCAAACAATTTCTTTCAGGCAGTAAGGCATTCAGTCGCCGACGGAAATATGAAAATTGAATACGAATACAAAGGAGAATAAAATGAAGGTAATTCTAATTGGAAATGCCCAGACACATCCAGAAGTAGTTGGTCTTCTTAATGAAGACATGCTTCTTAACCCAGCAGTCGCTAATCAGACTCTCAACTTCCACAAGATGAAGATTGAACGCATTGAGACTGCTGCAAATGGTGAAAAGGTTGTGTACATCAAAGAAAACGACGAAAGCGCTAAGCTTCTCAATGGCTAGGAGGAAACATGGCTGATATTCTTTTTGACTCTAAGATGACTTCTTTCAAGTTTGATGTAAAGAAGGAAAATCTTTTGACTACTTTCACACTTCAAGTAACTGAAGAAACATCAGTTAGAAGTTTCGTAAAGCAGTTCAAGTATCCTGTCCTTGATGTCTTTGCATCAACTGCAAACGGAGATATCTTTGACAAGATCAGCATTCCTTGTTCTGACTATCTTGTTAAGTACAAGATGAATCTTGGCGACCTTGAATTTGAGGTTAAGCTAGAAAACATCTCTGCTACTATCAGACACACTAAGGATGGTACTCCTTACACAATCTATACATTGAAACTTGTGAAGGAACTTGACAAGAACATTGACATGAAACTTTCAACTTTCTTGAAGGTTAAGGTCGTTGACCCAGAAACTGGAAAGAAAACAGACAAGTACTTTAATACTGAAATGACTGTCATTGACGAATAAGTCACTGTCTGCATTTATTTTATTTGCCACGGAAAAAATTTCCGTGGCTTTTCTTATTTTGGTATTTACATTTTCGTCAAAAGTTATTATTTTGATTTTAGACAGTAATCAACTTCAAAAACCGGCCTTTATTCGGCAAAATCTTAAAATTACTATCATAAATTTCATCAAAAAACGTCATTTTATTACACATTTTGACGAAAATCGTCTGAGATTCTTACGAAAATAGCCGGAACGGATAATTAATCAGAAATGAGGAAATTATGAACTTTAATCAGTTAAAGAACTTAACGACCGCTATGTATAAATTCACAACAGTGGTCTTTGAAAAGTCTAAATTAGTAAGCACTTCGCTTGAGGCGCATGTCGCCGACTACAATTTTCCAAAAGGCACTGCTAACAGTCTTGACTTGGAAGTCCAATTCTATAAGTCTTTGCTTATGAGACGAGCGTCTTTGAAGATTTCAGTAAGTAATGATTATAGTAGCGGCGACGAACCACAGGTCAAGCTGACATGGGATCGTTTTCCTTCATTCTGCTTTTCTGAAGATGCTGAAAAGAAAGACAAGCTTCTTTACATTGAGTCTGCGGTCAAAGCACTTGCTATGAATAATTATGACCTGCTTTACACAAAGACTACATACTCAGAATATTTTAGCGTAGAAGACGGCTTAGAAAAAGTCATTACGTCTATTAATGACAAGCTTTCGTTAATTGAAGATTTTGAAAGCATTTACCAAAGTAAAATTAAAACAATGATACAGCAAATGAATGTTGAGTTTGCTGCTAAACAATTCCAAAAATAAATAAGGAGTAAACATGAAATCAAATGACCAGAAATTTCAAGAACTTGTAGATGAACACGTTCATACTGAAGGCTTTAGGGCAAAGACTGAACAGTGCTTAATGAGCCTTGGCGGTTTCGGCTCTTGGGTAGTGCTTTGGCTTGGACTTTGCTTTTTCCTTCTTGCACCGTGGCCGCTCGGATTCATTATTGGATTTGTGCCTATCATTGCCGCTTCCTGGGTCGTTGATGAATGGGTTGAAATGAAGAAAAAGTTGAAAGAGGAGAAAGATGAGTAGATCTGATATTAAGAGCAAACTTTTGGACAGACTCGAAGACGGACGATTGCTTTGGGAAGATGTCGCCCGTGAATGTATTGCAGAAATGTCAACTGATGAAGTTGAAGAAATGTGCGATACATGCGAGTATCTTGCGGACGAAGACGAAGGAGAAACAGAAGACTATGACAGTTGAGCAGTTGATAGAGCATCTTAAGACGCTTGAACCAACTGCAACTGTTCAGTATAAGTCAACTGTCATCTCGACTGACTCTGCTGGATTTATGAAAGCGCAGCCCGCTTGGGTGGAACTAAATGAAAAGAATGTCTTCAAGACAAGATTTGGTGGAAACGTAATTTTTATTGGAGACAACTGATGGACACTGATTCGTAATGAATAAGACAGTCATTAAAAGAATAAATGGCTACTTAACTGGAGCCAAATCTTGGAGTGCTGAAAGGCTCACGGACATTGAAAACCGTGAGTCTTTACTTATTAACACAAAAGCAGACGCTGATTTTGTCCGTGCTAGACATCATGCAGAAATTATTTCTGCTGCAAGGAAATGGGAAGAATGAACTTAAATGAATACTTTGAAAGAAATCCTGGAGTTGTAGAAAGGATAAAAGCAGGAAAGTATAGCAGAGAAACATGGGAAAGGGTGTTTCCAGACTTGTCCGCTGTTGCATGGTCTTCGTTTGTTACTAACTACTTAACTAAAACTGGAAAAGCATTTCTTGCTCCTGTAAGATCTAATGTTCGTTATGTAGTTATGTCTACCAAAGATTATGAAGATCAGTTAGCAATCAATCAGAAATTTCAAAGAATGTACATTCAAGAAAAACGAGAAAAAGCATATCGTGAGGCTGCTGCACAATATGACTGTTGATGAGCTTTTATCTTTAGACCCTGATTTTGGTACTGAGGAAGATGCTGCACGCTTCTTAAAATGGAAAGTTCCAACATGGGCAACTTCTATTTCAGGTCATAAATTGGACTGTCATTGCTTATGTGAATTAAGATTTGGTGAACTTAGTGTTCAAGAATTTCGTGAATTAGAAGAAATGCATCGTAAAATACGTGCTTATTTTAAAAAGATTGAAAAAGAAACGGAAATTCGTAAGGCTGCTTTAAAGTATGACTGTTGATGAATTAAGAAAATGGAATGGCATGAAGGATGATAAGAATGACACATGGGCTCTGGAAAGAATGCTGAATGAATCTGTTCCTGTTTATGCCAGCCTCATCTCGACAAGAACTTTACATCCTACGACTTTTAGTGGATTGACGATAAGAGATCTTAGCTTGGACGAACTGTTAGAATGCCAAAAGATTTTTGATACATTTGCGAAAGAAGTAAGAATAAGGAAAGCAAGCTATGCGTGGGAGAACGATTGAATGGGAAGATGAAAAGCAGAAATCTCTTGTACAGAGCATTATAGACGCCTCACGTAAGATTTCAATGAATGCTGCCGGCCGCGGTAATTCAGGCATTATCTTTTCTCCTTATGTCGCTTCACTCTTTGAGGACGAGTACACCATGATTGATGTTTCTTCAGAAGAATACAAGAAGCAGCAGAAAGAACGACATCAGCAAGAAATTAGAAAAGCTGCTGAGGAATGGAAATGATAAATGATCAGTTTGACGCATTCACGAAGACTATAAAAGAGATTAGAAGCAATCTTGGTTACATAAATGCTTCGCTTGAAGCAGTAAAATCAAATCTTACTAAATTGAATGATAAAATAGACACTGAAGAAAGTCTGTTAAAAATTCTTAAAGATGAAATAACTCAGGAGATTGACAGAGACCTCATAAAGCAAATGATTCTTAATGATCCTGGCTCAAAAGAATGCAAAGCTCTTCAGAAAAAGAATCACATTCAAGAAATTAAGGACGCTGCGAAAGAATATGAACTTTAAAGAACTTACTGAAAAACTTAAAACTGTTCCTGATTTGGTATGCACCACGCTTGGTGGCGAAAATTCCTGGCAGCAAAAGATTTATTATCTAGCCAAATATTACAATGAAGAAGTCTACATGCCCGTATTCATTGTTGATGAAAGAAGAGAAACAGTTTTCATCAACCACTTTCAGTATGAATATAGTTCAATGATGTTTAACGGCAACACTGCTTCTTATACAGACTTTGAAGACTTTTGGATGAATCTTGACGGCTGGATTCACACCGTTGATAAAGAAGTCAGCGCAGCTATAGTTGAACAGCAGAATCATCAAAGAATGCTAACTGAACTGAAAAAAGAAAAGAAAGAGTATGCGATTCGTCATGCCGCAGTAGAATGGAGCACTTAGGAAAAAAATCATAGCTTTGTCTTTTCTTCAAAACTTTATTATATTTTTCCATGTATAAATAATGTACCGATCATTGGTAGTCGGTCGTTATTTAGCAATTATTAAGCATGGAGAAATAAAATGGCAAAGAAACAAAGCAACGCATTCATAGCAAAGATCAAGAGAGACAAAGCATTTGCAGATATTCTTTCTGCAGACAATTTTGAGGAACAGTTCGTTTCCACTAACTGTGGACCTGTAAACGTCCTTTTCTCAGGACGAGTAAAGAATGGTGGTATCAAGAAAGGATGTATGGTTACCATCGCTGCTGACTCTAAGCAGGGTAAGTCACTTATCGGTTTGAACCTTCTTGCTGAAGCATATAAGAGCGGCATGTCTTGTATCGTTATAGATTCCGAAAACGCATTTAACACAAGATTGGCAAGAATGCTTGGTGTTGATACAGACGACATCGTTGTGTTCAAGACTTCCCGTATTCCTGAAATTAAACAAATCTTCGCTCGTGTCAATAACGGTTTGACTCGTGCAGAATCTCGTGAAATCTTTATTCTTCTTGACTCCTGGGGTCCGCTTGTTGAAGAACAAGTTCTTGAAAAAGCAGCTCAGGCATCTTCCGCTGTGAACATGTCTGGTGCAAGATTCAAGAACGAACTTGCAAACGTCATCAACGCTTATGGTAACACGACTTTCATCGTCAACCACGTCTATGACACAATGGACCCATATTCCCCAACTGGTAAGTTCGCAATTCCTGGTGGTAAGCGTCTTGTATTCAACTCTGACGCAATCGTTCTTGCATCATCTTCTGCTAAGGCAAAGGACTCTGACGGCGCCATCTATGGTAAGATCATTACTGCTGCTGTTTCTAAGGGCCGTAATGCTAAGGAATTTAAGAAGTTGAAGTTCTTGATTGAATTGGACGGCGGTATCAACCCTTACTATGGCTTGCTTGAAGAAGCAATTGAGTCGGGTGTCGTTGTTAAGCAGAAGAAAGGTGTCTCAAACGTCTTTGTTCGTCCTAAGTATGACACTGATGGACGTGAATGGAAGGAAAAGGAACTTTACTGTGCGAAGTTCTGGGTTCCTGTCTTCGCTGATGATGCTTTCAATGATTTCCTTGAAAGAAAGTTCTCGTTTGAAGAAACTGTACTTACTTCTTCAAAGGAAAACATCAACGATATGATTGCCGCAGGCGACTGGGACAATCTTCCGGATAACTCTTTGACTTCCAAGCAGGAAACTGAAAATCCTGAAATTCCTGATGAAGATGAACCGTTTACTTTTGACGTTGATAAAGACTAATTAGAAAGACGGTCTCATGGGTGGGCAGAAAAATTTTGCCCACCCGTTTTTTTATGTAAAAAGTTATTATATTTTGTCAAAGTAAAAGGAGATTTAGTATGATCATTGTGATAGAAGGTCCTAACAGAGTAGGAAAAAGCACGCAGATCGCTAATCTCAAGAATTATTACGAAAGCAAAGGAATGCGTGTTCATGTAATTCATTATGAACATATTCACCTTGACCCGACAAGAACTTATACTCCCGAAGCGATGAAGGATATGGCGACTGTCCGTTATGATGATATGTTGAAACTTGCAAATGAATTCGCAAAAGATCCGATGTCCGTAATCATTTTTGATAGAGCGCATCTTGGTGAACACGTCTATGGACCCAAGTATAGAGATTATTCTGGTGAATATGTCTTTGAACTTGAAAAGAAATATCCAGAATTTCTTCAGAACGCCTATGAATTTGTTTTCATCGATGACGCAGAAAATCTTTTAGCACGTGAAGATGGACTGAGCCCGACACAAGGTCTTGAACAGAAGAAGTATGAATTGAGTTCATTCATTGATGCTTTTGTGAGAAGCAATGTTCATCATAAAGCACTTATTAGATTGTCTGCAATCGGCGATGCAGATGCAGTATGGAAACACATTAAGGAGATGATAGTATGATTAAAGACTTTGAAATGAAAGAAGATTTGACAGTGCAGTCAAGAACAGGTCGTGGAAATAACACAACTATTAAAGATGATGCACTTATGCCGCTTGCATACAAGTATATGAATGGCGAGAAAGTAGGTAATACTTGGGAGATCATTGATGCACATTTGACTCTCAATCCGTATCAGCCTTACTTGTCAATCTTTGGCCGACCGTTTAAAAAGGACTATCTTGAAAAGGAACACAAGTGGTACATGTCTCAAGATCTTTCTATCAAAGGATGGATGGACGACATCAAGATCTGGAACTGGTGTGCATCAAAAGATGACAAGCAGCTCATCAACTCAAATTATGGTTGGTGCGTCTTCAGTGCAGAAAATGGCAATCAGTATGAAAATTGCCTGAAGAAACTTACAGAAGATGTCAACACAAGAGAAGCGTTGATGATCTATACTCGTCCTTCAATGCATCACGATGCGATTGAAAATGGCAAGCATGATTTCATGTGTACTGTTTCCGCACAGTTGATGATTAGAGACAATACACTTCAGTACATTGTAACCCAAAGATCTTGCGACATCGTAACAGGTTTGTCATTTGACTTCCCTTGGCACTGTTTTGTCTATCAGATGATGTATGAAGAACTTAAGAAGAAGTATCCGAACTTGGCAAAAGGCAGCATCTTCTATAATGTCGGTTCGCTTCACATTTATGAAAGACATGAAAACCTTTTGAAATCATTCGTTGCTTACGAGATGTAATAAATGAAATCAGCTGAATTTGAAAGAATTATCATCAAAGCACTTTATGTGAACGATAATGCTCGTTCAAAGATTCTTCCGTATCTCGACTTAAAGTGGTTCTTTGATGTTGATAACAAGATTATCATTAAAAGTATTCTTGACTTTACAGCTTCATTCAACACTATGCCGTCTGTCATTGAGACAAAGAGAATGATCAAAGATGACCAGACGGAAGGTGTCTTTGATCTTATCATGGCTATCAAAGATGAAGAAGTACAGACCGAATACATTCTAGACGAGATTGAAGAATTTGTCCGTCGTAAATTGATTTACCGTGCTTGTGAAAATGGCATGAAATATGTGACGACGGGTGAAAAGACTGCTGAGGCTATTTCAGACGAGATGGCAGAAGCAGAAGCGTTTTCTTTCAACGCAAATGTTGGATTTGATTTCTTTGCAGATCCTGACCGTTTGTATGAAGACGCTAACACGAAAGAAAAGCTCTGGAACACAGGAATTAAAGCAATTAACGATATTCTTGTTGGTGGACTTCATGAAAAGTCATTGAACTTGTTTATGGCGCCGACGAACATTGGTAAGACTTTGATTATGTGCTCGCTTGCGACTAACTTGATTTTGAATGGACACAATGTTCTTTACATAACATTTGAAGATCCTGAAAACAAGATTGCTGCTCGTGTTGCTCAGAATATGTTCAACGTGACCCAGCAAGAATTTAAGTTGATGTCTCGTGATAACTTCAATAAGGCATTTGCCAATATCATGAGCAAGACTTCTGGAAGATTCCTCATCAAGGAAATGCCAGAATATACAGTCAACGCACTTCAACTTAACGCATTCTTGAAAGAGCTTAAAGAAAAGAAGGGCTTCATTCCTGATGTAGTTTTCATTGACTATATTGGGTGTATGATTCCGAACGGCCGTCCGAACGCAAACTTGAACACTAACACTACTTTGCAGCTCATCGCTGCTCAGACTCGTGCTCTTGCTCAGGTTCATGGCTTCCCGATTGTCAGCGGTTTGCAGACTAACCGTGGAGGTAACGGAATTGCAGAACTTTCATTGTCTGATGTATCTGACTCTTATTCATCAACTATGAAGGCAGACTCGATTTTCGGTGTTACTCAGCCTGATGATATGCAGCAACAGAACTGCTATTGCATGAAGTTGTTGAAGACTCGTTATGGCGGTAAGAACCGTGGCGCTACATTCCTTGTCGGCGTGGACACTGAAAGACAGAGAATTTACGATGTCTCTCAGGATAAAGTAAAGAATGATACTGTAAGCCTCTTTGACACTGAAAAGATTTCGCACAGCGATGGTCATGTTGACCTAGAGGCGCAAGATATTGATTATCTTTAAGGAGAACTAAAAATGGACTATTTCAATTCTTTGCTGTCTGACTGGGAAGACGGTCAGGCGCTTGAAAGAAAACAGAATCGTGCTACATTCTACAAGTTCATGAAAGAACGTGGCTTTGATTTTGAAGACATCGATGAATACACAAGATTGCCCAAGTCAATCGTTCCAGTAACGGAAGGCGATGCGGACGATCTTCATAAATTCAATGCAGCGATTGCAGACTTACATAAAAAGAAGCTCGTCAACATCGCTGACTCATTGACTTATCTTACAGGAGATTATTTTGATGAAAAGTCAATGTTGAAGTATCTCGATGAACTTAACTTTTACTCTCTTAAACAGGAATTGCTTAAACGCCATCACCTGAAGAAAGAGGAAAATGAATCTACTTTGATGGACTTTTTTGAAAATGCTGACGACGAGTAAAGAACTTTATCATTTCTGGACCCTCTTTTCTAAGCTTCTTAGCAAGAAGGAGGACCCAGAGCCCATCGTTAGAAAATTCATGAAGAAATCTTTTGAGGAAATCTTGAAAGAAGATTTTTATGAAACACCTAACATGGCTAAAGGTTACATCGCTTTTGTGGATCTTGCAAATGCGATAAGTATGAAACAGTTTGACTTTACAGATTGGATTTACATCTGTGTGGGTGATTTTTTGAGAGATGGAAGCGTTAAGAAAAAAAACATAACTAATCCCTCTTATGTCAAAAAATTTATTAAATTTTACTCTGTAAACGGAAAAACTGAACAACTTGAAGTAATAAATAAATTGCGAATGGAATCGGAAAAACAGATTGAAGACAATCCGTTTGCCGCTTTCACTGGCAACCAATTTGACCTATATAAAGTCAATGAAAAGCAAAAGAACAAGCTTTATGAATTGATTAGAAATGGGACTTTAAGTTTTTGGTTTTGGTTTGATGGAATAGACAATCACAAGTTTGACATCGACGAAACCAAAATTGATGATCCAGATTATTTTCGTTTCTTAAGGCTTATGCGAATAATAAGACAAGTCAATAAAAAGGCGAACATTAAGGAGAAATAATTATGCCACAGAAAAGAGACCTAAATTCCTACTTTGCAGACATCAACGCAGCAGTCGCAGATCAAGAAAAGAAGCCACAGAAGAAGCTTAAATCTTGGAAGATTGAAAACGTCTTCACTCCGACTTATAAGGACAACAAGTTCAGCGTTGTTATCAGATTCCTTCCTTCACATCCTGACGAAGTAAAACCATTCGTTGAAAACCGCAAGCACTCTATCAAGTTGCCAAATGATAAGTGGTTCATTACTGAATGCTTGACCAAGTTTGGCAAGCCTTGCCCAATCTGCCAACATAACCGTGAACTCTACAAGAAGCTCCCTAAGGAAGAAGCATCTAAGCTTTCTTTGGGTAAGGGTAAGAGCCGTTACATCTGTAACATTCTTGTTGTTCGTAACGCAAACAATGCCGATACAGAAGGTAAGGTATTCCGCTTCGAGTTCGGTCCGCAGATCATGAAGATGATCTCGTTGGCAACCAAGAGCCGTGAAGATGAACTTCAGGGAAAGATTGATGGATTCAACCCATTTGACTGGTATGAAGGTGCAGACTTTGTTTACACCGGCGTCATGGGATCCAATGGTCCTAAGCTTGATGATTCCCACTTCGGTCAGCCAGGTCCGATTGACCGTTATGATCCGAAGACCAAGAAGTTCGTTCCACTTACTCCGGCTGAAGTAGACGCTATTGAAGCACAGCTTTATCGCCTTGATGAATGCTACAACAAGGAAGATGAAGTCATGGACTTCAACAAGATCTGCGAAAAGTGGAAGGAAAAGACCGGCGAAGATCTTCTTTCTGGAGAAGCAACCGCCGCAGGTACCGCAGGCGTTTCGCTTGCATCAACAAATCCGTTCTCTGAGAGCGCAAAACCGGCAGCTCCGGCACCAGCATCAAATGATGACTTCAACTTTGATGAACCTGCGCCTACTACCAAGAAGAACATCAATGTAAATTCAGTTCCAGAAATTTCTGACGATGCTTTCTTTGCAGAAGCAGATGAAGCCTTCAAGGACTAATCAACGTTAGAAAGATTTTTCATGGGAGCCTTCATCGGGCTCCCATTTTTTATTATTTTTTGTCTAAAGGAGTAAATCATGGCAGACTTTTATGACGAGAATTTAAGAGTGTTGAATTTCACTCACATTGACTTTGATGGCGTCGTTTCTGGCATCGTTATTAAGAATTATTTTAAAAATGTAATTACTGAACAAGTCAATTACGGAAATGAACAGCAAATCATCGCAAAGGTGAATAAGTACAAAGGCAAATTTGATGCAATTATCTTCACTGACTTCTGTCCAACTGAAGGAGGTCCGGGAATATTGAAGAATGCGATTGAAGAAATCAAAGTAGTTGCTGAAGTACCTATTCTGGTTCTTGACCATCACGAATCCGCTTTAAAGTATAATGACCCGCCTAATAACATCTACATCAACTTGAAGTATTCAGGCTGTATGCTTGCTTACAAGTACTTCTCTGTGAAGAAAGATCTTTCACATTTGCAGGAACTTGTAAGTATCGCTAATGATTATGACCTCTTCACTTTGCAGGACAAGCGCTCAATGCTCTTCAATGCTTTGATGTGGCAGATGGGTTTCAACTGGTTCTTCGCAAGATTCAAGCATGGAAAGATTGCTTTGTATGATGAAGAGAAAGAGTGGCTTAAGGAATACATTCAGGAAGTAAAGAAGCAGTACGATGAACTTCCAATTAGCGACCTTGCTCATAATGGTTGCTTCTATGAATGTGAGAAATACTTGGCAGAAATGTCAGTCAGACTTTCAAAAGAAGGCTATAAGTATCAGGTCATTAAGCACGGAAATTCATTGTCTATCCGTTCAAATACAGATGACATCAACCTCGTTGAAGTCTGCAAGTTCATTGGACGTGGTGGCGGACATCGTAGAGCTGCAGGTATTCCGATCTTCTATGGTGAAGACATTAAGCAACTTGTTGAAAAGGTGACATTTGCTGTTGAGCATGTGCTCAACTATGGTGGCAATAAAGAACTTCCATTCTAACTAAGGAGAAACTATGTTTTCAGAAAAATCACTAACTAAAGAAAATCTTATCGCTTTCTTGAAAGAGAAAGGACTCTATGAAGAGTGCGGCGAATGGTGCCAGCCAAGATTTGTCCAGCAGGAAAAAGACAAGGCTGCTAAGAAGGCCGCTGAACCTGTCTGGAAAAGAAACTTCCGTTGGGAAGGACATCACACCCGCTGCTGTTATGAATGCAGTGGCGAACGTTTTGATGACTCTGACTATTGGGGACATTTCGTCACTAACATGGAACTTCTTCCGTTTGACTTCTATGACCCAAGCGAAGATGGACCTGCTGATAATGATGAAAATTTTGTTCTTTTGAAGGAATGTCCGACCTTTAACAAACTTTGTGAAAAGATGCTGAAGTTCGTTGATGGCGAACTTGATGAAGACGTAGATCGTTGCTATGACTTTGACAAGTTTGGATTTGACAATCCGCCTTCAAATGACCAGCTTATTGAATGGCTCGGCAATCTTGTAATCAGCAAGAAGGACGCTGAAGATCCTGCAAGCGAAACTTGGGAAGACTGCTTCGTTGGACCTTCTTTCTAACATAAATCGTTTAGAAAAAATTTGTTGACTGACCAATTTACAAAGTCAGTCAACTTTTTTATATTTTGACTATAATCGTTTTAACTTTAACAAAGGAATCCAAATGGCACAAGATCAATGCCTTTACACTTTTGATGGAAGCAAGCTCGGTATCGTTCCTAGCTCAACTACAATTTCTAAAGAAGTTCCGCCGGGAACTTATACTTTCTGCTATGACCAGCGAATTGGTCTTTGGGTAGAAAAGTGCTCCGATGTACCTGATGTTCCTGTCCGCGTCTACGGCAGCGCATCTAGCAGACTTGCAAAGGTCTATCGTGCTTTTGACAGACGTCCTCGTAACACAGGCGTTCTTCTTTCTGGTGAAGCAGGTATGGGTAAGTCTTTGTTTATCCGTATGATGGCAGCGGAAGCAAAGCGCCGTAACATGCCAATCTTTATCATCAACGCTGACCTTCCGGGCATCGTTCAGTGGTTGAAGAAATGCTCTTCGCATGCGCTTGTCATTCTTGACGAATTTGAAAAGGTCTTCCGTAAGGATGTTCCGGGTCAAGATGAAGTTCCTAACCAAGACAAGTTCCTTTCATTGCTTGACGGTATGGACGATGGCAAGAAACTTTATGTCGCTGCCATCAATGAAACTTACAATCTTAACAAGTACATGATTAACCGTCCTGGCCGTTTCTTGTATCACTTCACATTCGGATTCCTTTCTCAGCGTGAAATCGTCGAGTACATGGAAGACAAGCTCGTTGATAAGTCTCAGCTCGGATTCTTGTCTACTGCTCTTCTTGGACATCGCATCAACTATGACGCATTGTCTTGCATCATTGATGAAGTGAATGCTGGCGAAGATCCAAAGGAAACTTTGCAGGATGTCAACCTTGACCGTGAAGACGCTGCTAAGCAAGATGTCACCATTGAACTTAACGGCATTAAGTTCGTCTGGAAGAACTGGAAACCGCACTTCGGTCAGCTCACTCAGGCAGCAACTCTTGATGCACATGACTTTACTGGCAACACTATTGCCCGTGTCTGTGCTACTTGGGACATTCGTGATATGATTGCTACTGGTTCTTCCAAGTACACAACCAAGCTCACTGTTCCGGGAGACAAGTTGTCGTTCTCGACTGACGGACATGCTAACTGCTTCCGTGACTGGACTGCAGAAAGCGTCAAGACTGCATTTAAGGAAATCACTGACAGATCTGATCTTGTCATTGAGCCTCACTACGAGTACTCTGGATACGGATACGTCGGCATGGACGGCGATGCAAGAATGAAGCCAGCGGCTGCATACCGCAATGAACGCGTGCAGCGAGAAGCTCGTCCGCTTCCTGGCTTCACATTAGCGGAAGGCAGTAACGCCTAACTAAAAGAAAATATTTTCTGCCTGCACCTTCAAAAGTGCAGGTTTTTTGTTATTTTTGAACTATGTATTTAGCGACTATCAATAACCAATTTGACAATAAGATAAGAGGTCTTACTGTAGATAAGAATGTCTGGGGAAAAGTTCTTCAGATAGTGCGAGAGCCTCTTATTGTGCCGGATAAAGCCAAGATTCCTCAGTGGAAATTTTGTACCATCAAAGGAGAACAAAGATGCACTGAGAACATTGGAAGCACTAATCTGCTTATTCTTGATTTTGACGATTGTTCATATTCGTTTAAAGAATTTGAAAGTCAGTTCAGAGAGTACAAGTACATTCTTCACACATCTTGGTCTTATGATGGCAAAAACAGTAAGTTTCGTGTTCTTCTGTTCTTAGACAAAGAATATGAAATCTCGCGCTTATTCTTCAAATGTCACGATAAGTCTTTCAGTCCATATCATTACATGCTTAACGCATTTCCACATATTGACCCGGCTTCTTTTGTTAAAGCTCAGTTCTTTAAGATGCCGGCAATAAAAGCGCCTGGAGTTCCTTATTACTTCTCTATTCACAATGGCAGACCTTGGTCGCCGATGGAGATTGAAGGATTCAGTTTCGCTTATGCAATGTGTGAAATGAAGCAAGAAGAGTACATTAAGAAACTTGAACAGGAAAACGCAAAGAGAAGACAGCGTCAACCTAATCAAGACATGACTAAGGCGATTGAATTTGCGACAAGAAAGATGAATGAAACTCCAGCGGGTCTTAGACATAACGCTGTCTTTGGACTTGCAAGCTGGTTCGCTGGCATTGGAGGAACTTATTCGGAATTTGCTCAGATTAGACCTAACTGGGCTGATAAGCAATATGACAAACAGATTAAAAGGCTTGCTACCGAATGGTGCAAGATAGGTAAGTAAAATGCACGATTTCGTATTGAAAGCATGTAATGTATTTGAGAAGATACTTTATGGGTGTGCGGCTGCAACTGTCCTTCTTTGGGCACTTGGAGCACTGACGCCTTTCATGATTGCGTTCAATGTATGTTTCATAGCTATAGATGTCATTGGCATTTGGGTTATCAGAAAACTGGTAAAGGTCTGTAAGGAGAACGGAATTGAGTGAACTGATAATTTGTTTGCTAATCATTTGTGGAACCATCATCGCAGTCACCCGCTTCAATCATAGCTGTAAGCATGAATGGGAAGTAGTTGAATCTGGCAATCTGCTTAATGACGATAATGAAAAGATTGGTCGTGTCGTTTTTCTTCGCTGTAAGCATTGCGGCGAATACAAGAGGAAGGATCTGTAATGGACATTAAGTACGTTTCACTTATTACTACGCCAAAGAACATACTTGAAATTAAAGTCTTTGACGATTATAAAGAATCAGATAAGAACATCGCCAACTTCGCGTCTAAACAGCTTGGAAAGAAGTTGAACGCCCTGCTTCCAGTTATGGACAAGTACACAGGTTCTTTCTTTGACAGCTATGAATGGGACAATCCTAATCCAGACATTGAAGATCCGATGACTGATGGCATTGACATCTGTAACAGAGTTCACGGTGAAACATTGCTGACTACTGACAGATACATTATCTTCAGAGTTGGTCAAGCAAATGCTGGTGAAGTGATGGTTGTGCCTGAAGGCGTTGCTGGAGATCTTGAACATGCTAAACGTATCTTGACAGCAAAGTACATCCAGCTTGTCGTTGACTTTAAGATAATGGCTGAAAAGTTCCCTAAGATTGGTTGGAACTCAGAAGTCCGTTCTAAAGATGATACTTTCCAGCTTGCTATGATGAACACCGCTGACAAGTATGATGGGTATTATGCCAGAATCTTATGTTATGATACAGTTAAAGAACAATTCGTAAATTTTAAGGAGAAAATCAAATGGGAGACAATTTAGCACTCGCAAAAGCGATTGACAGATACTTTAAGAAGAATAGTCAACGAGACATTCTTAAGCATCTTTATGATGACGACATCAATGTCTATAAGTCTTTTGACCCGACTATCTGGGAAGAAGTCATTGACAAACAGATTGAGCTTGACAGCGAAAATCTTGCATACTGTGGTGATGACACGCCACAGGCAAGATTCAAGAATATCTTTGATGTCTTCCGTGGTTCGCTTGAAGAAGAATTTCCGTTGACTCCAGTCGAGAACACTATGTTCCCAACACTTTTCAGAGTTCTTGAACATAATGGCAAACGAATCATCATCACCATGATGATTGGGCAAGGCTGTGTGATGGACACTTGCACTGAAGAAGGCTTTGCTGGATGGATGTCAAGAAATGGCGGAACGTACAAGATTGACAAGGTCTTTACTATTGAAGACTTCAAAAAAGCAGTTGACAATACTCGCACAAAACTTGAAGAAATGATTGAAAACGCAGACACTAAAAAGGAGGCTTAAGATGGGTGACGAAACAAAGTTCTTTCTTGTTGACACAACAGTCAACTGGGCAGATGAAATGGATGTATGTGGTTACGCAATTTACAACGGCGCTGAACTCAAGAAAATGATAGATTATGTTTCTGAGCAAGATGATGACTGGACATACTCTGTATGTCTTGGCACCAATGAAGACACAGAACTTTCTAAGGAAGATGTTCTTGAAATGCTTAACAGCGCAGATGAAATCACTGCTGAACAAGTTATGTTCCTTAAAGACAAGCTTTGGCAATGCGAAGAAGACATCTTTGAATATCTTTATGATAATGAGGAAAACGAAGAATGAGTATAAAGCTTGCAGATTTTGGACAGACAGTAAGTCTACTTTATGACAACTGCGAAGTTATCAACATTGACTATTGGGCGATAGTCAGTCTTTTCTTTTCACATGCAAGAAACGATTATGTTTGGGATCCTCATCATAAAGTGATGGACATTTTCCAGCGTGTTAATGACTTCACTCTAACGATTGACATTTCCAATGTTAAGCATTTTTCCACGACTAGACGAAATAGCGAAACTGACTCGATGAGCGCTGATGGAAACTACGCTATTGAACGAATTAGAAATGGAAAAGATCTTTGCGCTATCTGTTTCGGTCCAAATCGTTATGACTTAAACTGGAAAGATGACACTTATGACGCGTCTTTGTGCGGAACTCCGATTAAGGAGCATTTCAACGCCAATGTAAAAGTTACAGAAAGTGTCGGAAAAGACAATCATAAACATTTAATCATCAGAGTCCCGTAATGACCAGATAAATACACCAAACAGAATTTTGTGAGGTGTGTTTATGAAAATTGCGGGCTTAGATCTCTCGTATACTTCACCTGCGGTAGTTATAGAAGAACTCGATGATGATCTAAATGTTATTTCTTGTACGGGCTACGGATTCGCAATTCCAAAATGGGTTCAACCTAACATTGTTGAATACCGTGGCCCTAAAGATTATCCTGATGACTATGCAAGATACAAGTTCTTACAGGATAACATCCTTAAATGGTGTGAAGGCTGCGACTATGCCTTCGTTGAAGACTACGCTCTTCAAGCAAATGGCCGAGTATTCAATCTAGCCGAATTTGAAGGCTACATAAAGCAAGAGCTTTATCGTCGTGGCACGATTTTAAGATTCTATGTGCCATCTACTAACAAAAAATTCTATTCAGGTTACGGTGGAGCCGATAAGATCTCCATGTATCAGGCTTGGCAGAAATGGCCGGGCAAGAAACCTTATCTTGACGATCTTCCAATAGTTGACAAGGGAGATGGAGTCAAGCCTACATCTGACATTATTGACGCACATGCGCTTTGCGAGTTTGGAAGACAAGAACTTCGTCTTCGCAGAGGATTAGATGATCCTGACAAGCTTCCGCAGAACGTGCGTGAGGTTTTCGCATTAAAGAAGGCCAAATCCCTTGAGAAAATTGCGAAAAAGAAGGAAAAAGGAACCGCTAAGAAGCGAGAAAAGGTCGCTTTAGGCATTCTTGAAACTTCTATGATGGGTCAAAACCTAAAAGACATTGATAAAGGGCAATAATCATGGGAATGTTCAACGCTGCATACGCAAAAGCGATATTTACTCCTAAACATCCAGAGAAATGTCTTAACACAAACGGCAAATGCGAGAAACCGCTGCCTCAGATGCGTTCTTCTTGGGAAATGAAGTTCGCTAACTTTTGCGATATAGAAGAAAACGTCCTGGGTTGGGGTTCTGAGGTAGTTGAAATTCCGTATATTTCGTCATTAGATGGCAAAACGCATCGCTACATAACTGACTTTGTGCTAGTCACTAAAAACAGAGACACAGATCAGATAGAAAAGTGGTTGATTGAAGTAAAGCCTGCCTCTCAAGTTCCTAAACTTGATGAATTTGGCAAGATCATCTTCCCAGAACTGAATAAGAAGAAGCGTCTTACTGAACAGCGCATTGAACGATGGCGAGAGTGCTGCAATGTGCTTAAAAAGAACCATGAGAAATGGACTGCTGCAAGAAAATGGGCAAAAGATCATGGTTATTTCTTTAAAGTCATAACTGAAGTAGAACTTGACCTGATGAATAAATAAAATAAAGAAATTTAGGAGACGCAATGAGCGAAAATATGATTTTAGAAGGCGGAAACGCCAAAGCAAAGAATGGTGCTGAAGCTGGAAAGATCAGTCTTGCTGATTTTACACCAGAACAGTACGATGATTTTAAGGAAAGCGTGATTAGACTTGTTGAAGCAATCGGCTTTGCATTTCTTGACTACGCTGGTGAACCACTTTTCGTTGACAAGGCAGCAGTTCGTTCCTTGAAGATCTTCTCAGGATCTGGTCATGAATTTTTCAAGCGTTCTAGAGAAGAATACGTCAAGGTTAAGCCGAAGATGGGCGACATTGACGTTCAGATTGACGAAAAGAAGAAAGAAACAGTAAGAAAATTCCTTCAGGAAAGCGAAGGAAAAGAATTTGCTGGATTTACTTACCTTGGTTCTCAATTTGGCGGTGACTTCTATAACATTTTCGCTGCACCTAAGAAATTCCAGCCTGCTGCAAAGAACATTCAGATTGACTTCGAGTTTATCGAGTTTGACGAAGAAGGAAATCCTAATGAATTTGAGATGTTCACTAAGAACTCTGACTGGGCAGACCTTTCACAGGGCATTAAGGGACTTGCAAAGCAGTGCTTGATTCCTGCAATCTATAAGGTCATCTACGCAACCCCGGGTATCGTTCTTCAGAATAAGAAGGACCTTCCTTCAAAGGCATACAAAGACGAAACTGTGCCTACTAGAACATACGGACCTAAGGGATCTCGTGCTAAGTTCCAGCCTGTAATGAACGCCGACGGATCACAGATGATGTATGATGGCAAGCCTGCCTTCCGTGAGTTCCCAGCAAAAGACACTCCGCTCAATCGTGACCTTAACTCGATCTTTACTGAAATGTTTGGCATTAAGCCTACGCCTAAGACTCGTCAAATGATGAACTCTTACGTTGGAATGCTTCAGTTGATTAAGAAGTACTTGCCAAAGCCAGTAGTTCAGAAGGTTTACTTGAACTACAAGGACAACATCTATACTCAAGTTGATGATCCTGCTGTTGGTGATGCAATCATTCAGAAGTTCAAGGAGATCTGCCCGTTCGTTCATGACCTTGACGAAAAGATGTCACTTGAGCTTTACTTCAAACAGACAATTCTAGGAGAATAACATGCCAGTAGCAATGAAGACAATCACTTCTACCAAGAAAGGTTCAGAAGGTGAAAAGGTCGAGATTAGAGATTATTGGTTTAAGTCAAGTATGGAACCTATTGCAGTCGCTTACGGCTGCTTTAGCCCATTTACAGGAAAGTATGGACATGCTCGCCTTCTCGAAAATGCAAAGGAACATGGCATTAACAAGTTTATCATCTGTTCTCCGAACAAGAAGCAAGTAGTTGACAATGACAGAAACATGTTCACGCTTGAACAGAAAGTAGAAATTGCTGACAAAGGCGCAAAGTCACTTGGCTATAACGTCATTGACGCTTTCATTGCTTCAAGCAATTTTGTCGTTTCTAACCTTTTAGAGATTGCTGAGAAATACCCAGAAAATCGTATCGTGCTTTGTTGCGGTCCTGACCGTATTGCTGAATATGGACGATACATGAACAAGTTTGAAGCAGGTAGAAACCAGCTGCCAGACGATTCTGACCCTAAGCCGGGTAAGTTTGAATTTCTTACTCTTGAAGACCGCGGCGAAAAGAATGTTTCTGGTACTGCTATTCGTGCTATGATTCGTAACGGCGACCGTGAAGGATTCCTTGAGATGACAGGATATTCTCCAAAGATGTGGGATCTTGTTTACGGAATGGCAAAGAAGAACGGTGTACTTGAAGAACGCTTCTCTGACTTCTTCGCTGATACTCAGCTTGATGAAGCTCTTGCTGCAACGAACCGTGTTGGCATTAAGCACTTGTACAACCCGGGCAACGCACAGGAACTTGGTGCATTAGAATTCTTTGACCTTCTTGACCTTCTTGAAGAAGATGGCGGTAAGCTCGTCAATGGTAAGAATTTCTCGATGACAGAAAAGTCTGATGGAGCTGCATTCCGTATGGGCGTTGATGATGAAGGCAAGTTCTTCGTAGAACAGTCTTACTCTGGCCCAATCTACGACTCTGATTTTATCCGTGATAAGTACAGCAAGAAATTTGGTCGTGTAAACCGTCTTGCTAGAGGCTGGGCAAATATCATTGACATTCTTCAGGCAGATGAAAAGACTCAGACTTGTATGTCTAAGATCTTTGACGACATTGGACCGTTCAAGATTTCTGGTGAAATCTTCATTTCAGAACTTGGTATGAAGGACGAAAATGGATACGTCACTTTCGTCGGTTCTCGTTATGATCCTAAGCGCCTTGGCGAAGATGCGACAATCGTTATGTTCGCTGTCAATGACGCCGATGGAGAATCTGTTCCTGATACTCAGAAGATTATTAAGTACTTGATAAAGAATGGCTCTTCAAAGTCAATCAAGTATGATGACGCCGAATTGAATGTCAAGCAGAACATCGCGATTGACGTTGGAACAGAAATCAAGAAGATTCGTGCTAACGTTGACCGTTTTGAAAAAGAAAACGAACTCTCTATTACTGATGTACTTAACAATCCTTCAAGAAAGAAATCTGACATCCAGTTGAAGAAATTCGTTCGTACTTTCGTTGAAGAACAGCAAGGCGTTCTCAATGCCAAGTTTGAAACTCAGCTTGAGCATTACGAAGGTAAGTGGGGTCCGGATTATGAAGGCGTCGTTATCAAGTTGAAAGATGGAACGATGATTAAGATTACTTCTAAGGGCTTTAAGGAATTTAAGGCAAAACATGATGACAGTCTTCAGAAGTGGATCATGGAGAACAAGTCGTTCGTTAGTGAATTTGAAAGATATATACGCTAAAGGAGATTTTAGATGTCCATAGAATTAAAAGAATCATTCGGTGAATGGCTCAATGCAAAGGGCATTTCCACCGAATTTGCCTTAGATGAAGCCGCAAGCAAGAAGCCTGCTAAGAAAGCAGCTCCTGCTGCAGCTAGTAAGAAATTGTCATCTACTGAAAAGAGCGTTGCGAAAAACTCTGACTTCTTTGGAGAACTCGCAAAGGTAATTGGTACTGAAGGTCAGTTTTTGACTTCAGGAGCAGCTCGTCAAAAATTGAAAGATGGATATGATGGAATCATTCCTGTATTCATCAACGGCGAAGGCGGTCCTCAAGCTAAACTTTACATCTCAAAGGCTTATGCAAATGATGTAAAGGCAAAACTTGATGCTGCTGGATATGAAACAGAAATTGTCGGTTCATCTCTTGCTGTAAAGAGTGCAGATGGAACTGAAACTGAAATTCATATTGGCGGAAATGAAATTAAGCTAGAAGTTGGTAAAGGCTCTGGCGCTGGAAGCGCTATTGAAAAGTATCTTGTGCCGGCAACTCCTACTCAGGAATCTATCATTGCTTCAATCCTTCAAGCAAAGGCAGAAAATGCAGTCAAGGATCCGGGCGATGTTCCAGAATGTGTAAAGAACTTCCTTGGTGAAAAGGTCATTAAGAAACTCTCTGCATTTGGACGCTGGCTTCTTTCATCAAATCCAGTTACCCATACAGGCGTCTGCTATTACGATTCATTCAGAGTTCCTGATGATGACGTAGAAGGTTTTCAGGTTGAACTTGCACACTTCCTTTTCAACGGAACAGAAACATGGTACAAGTCATTTGAAAAACTTTATAACAGCAACATCCTTCAGGAAATTTCGTCTGTCTTTAAGAACGGCGTAAGCAACTGGAAGCAAGCTTTGTTCTTGCACTTCTGGCGTTACTTCCACGGTCAAGATCTTCGTGATACTTGGGTAGATCATTATCTTAATGATGGCCGCTGTGGCGCAGTAAAGGACAATGTTGATAAGGCGGATATCTTCCTTTGCTTCAACCCAAGAATGGCACAGAAGATCGTTCAGGACTTGCTTACTACGAAGACACGTCAAGAATACTTTGATAAGATGACTCGATACATCAATGACAAGTCATTCATCGGTATTTCTTTGAAGAAGATTGGAAGCAGCGTTACTTTGTCTGCTGTCAACTTCAAGACATACACCAACGCAACTGGTGATAACATCAACCCAGAAAAGAAGGTGCTTTTGAAGTTCGTCAAGCCAGGTGACAAGAACAACACTTTGAACATTGCAGCCGCAAAGATCATGCCATCTACTTCTGATGCAAATGTTACTTACACGATTGAAGTTCCGTTCAACCCAAATCATGCTCATGATCTTCACATGCCTGACAATTCATGCATGCTTATTACAGTTCGTTCTAATGGTTCTAGCTTTGGTAAGATAACCGTTGAAGCTAAGTTCAAGAACGCTGCTGCACAGCTCGGTAAACTTGTTGAACCTTTGAAGACATTCTTTGGTTATTCTCCGACTGACGCATTGAAGAACCGTGCTAAGCCTCGCATGACGCCTCAGGAAGTATCTGCTGCATATCGTTCTATCGCTGAGGACATTATTGGAATGTTCCAGCAAAAGGAAGAAGCAGTCTATCAGATGCTTGCACAAGGCATTGGATATCCAATTCAAGTTGGTAAAGATCCTTCTAATGTAAAGATTGACTCTGCACCTTACATTAAGATCTACTAACGAGAAAATATTTCTTTCATGGGGCGCTTCGGCGCCCCATTTTTTGTTATATTTGAATTATGAATATACACGAAGATCTTTGGAAAGCATTTAACGACATTCATTTTGATGATGAAGAAGGTAAGCATCTTTATACAGATTCTTACGGGACAATTTATAAGTCAGCGACAGGCTGGGCAGGCTCTTTTTCTGAACCGTTTGATAATGAACGAGTTCTTGACGAAATGTCAGCAAGACGAGTTGAAAAAGGTGGAGAACCAATCTCACCTGAAGAAAGAGAAGAGCTTAAAGCAAAGTGGTCTTATGCTGGCGACTATGCCCGTAAGCTAGGCACTGAAATTCATTCTGTTCTTGAAAATCTTTGGTACAAGAAAGATTATTTCATGGACAAGCGTCTTCTTGTCAATTTTCCAGAAATGAAGGAAGACTTTGATGAACGTAAGAAGAAATGCAAAGTTCTTTTCAACAAGATGAAACGAATTTACGCTCCCGTGGAAAATGAATTCATCGTTTATGACAGAGACTTGGCTCTTTGCGGCACGATTGACTTTCTTGCTTACAATATGAAGACAGGAAAATACGAAATCATTGACTGGAAGACATCAAAGTCACTTGATACGCAGAATTTTTATGGAAAGACTTTGAAGGCGCCGTTTGACGATTTGCCAGAAACGAATGTATCTGAATATTCACTGCAGCTTTCTTTGTATAAGTACTTGCTTGAGAAACATACTGACATAAAGATTGACAGAATGCTCTTATTCCAGATTCCAAATAAAGATCAGGCAGTTGGGCAAATTGTGCAATGTTATGACTTGTCTGGCCGAATAGGCGAATACTTAGAGAAAGAAAAAGACAAAAATCTGAAGTGACCAATTTACAAGTTTCATAAAAGTTGTTATTTTTGAAAAAAAAGGAACCGATATGAAACTTGAAGAATTTTTTGACATTTTACATTGGAAACCTACACTATAAGGAAATGAAATTATGAGCTTAGAAGATTTTATCGGTTACACAGAAGAGACGCCGCCGCAGCGTGAAAAGGTGCTTCTCGTTGACACAAACAATATGTCAATGCGCTGTCTTTACGCCACGCCGTATGATCCTACGGATACCGACTTTACTTCTTACAAGACTGCGTTCATGATGTCTTTAAAGAAAGCAATTAAGCAGTTCCATCCGACAAAGATTATCTTTTGTCAGGAAGGCGGCAATAATTGGCGCAAGCAAGAATATGATGGTTACAAAGCAAGTAGAGCGGAAGGTTATTCAGCCTCTCTCGTTGATTTTGACGCCTTTTTCAAGATGAATAATGAGTTTATTGCTGGACTTCAAAAAACACTTCAGAATGCATTATTCCTGCGCATTCCAAGACTTGAAGCAGACGATCTTATCGCCCTCATTACAAAGTATAAGCAAGATTGGGATATTTTGCTTATCTCGACTGACCACGACTTTTACCAGCTTCATAAGTTTGAAAACTTTGAGCAGTATGATCCTGTGAAACATAAGTTCATTGAAGTTCTTAATCCTGAACTTGCTTTGATGCAAAAGATCATCACAGGCGATGCGTCTGACGACATTCCAAAGCTTAAGGACCGTGTAGGTCCAAAGACTGTTGAAAAGATCTTACTTGAAGGTCTTGATGAATGGTTAGATGAAAATGACTTGCATGCTGCATTTGACAGAAACAGAAAGATCATTGACTTCGAGTACATTCCAAAGGAATTTCACCAGCCTGTCATTGATGCAGTTGATTCTTGGAAGCAAGGCAAATTCAATGGCAATGAATACTACACTTTCGTCATCAAGCAACAGATTCCTCGTGAACTTGAAAAACTTGATGAATCTCTTGAAATCTTCTCAAGAGTAAAATCTGCTGAAAAGGAAAAAGATGGAAGCGAAACACAGAAGAATTTATCGTAAGAGCTTAAAGCTCTACGAAGATCTTTCTACTTGTGCAAGACTTCATGTTGCAGCTCTTCTTGTAAAAGATGGCCGCATTCTTTCTGTCGGTTATAACGGTGTTCCTTCTGGTGATAGTCACTGCAAGGACACCTTTATTCAGATGGACGGAAAGTTTTACATTGGGCCTTTTGGACCTCCTGATGAATTTGAAAGGTCAAGAGTCTCCGAACAAGAATGGAAAGAAAAACATCACGAATTTTCTGAAAAGCATGAAATACATGCTGAAATGAACTGCATTGCTTATGCGACAAAGAATCACGTTGACATCACTGGCTGCGCCTTGATTGTATCAATCTCGCCGTGCATTCACTGTGCCAAATTGATTTTGTCAGTCGGCATTAAGCAAGTCTATTATGAAAATGAATATGACCGCGCCGCTTCTGAAGGAATAAATTTCCTAAGGGAACATGGCGTATCTTGTGAGAAATTATGAAAGCACTTGTAATATCTGACATACATTCTGACTTCTGGACTCCTTATAGCAGGGAGCCGTTAGTTGGTTCTGATCCAACAGACACAGCAGTCTATAAAGGTCTTGACTTTGTTTGGGACACATTTAGCAATCGTTTCCCTAAGACAGACGCTATCATCATTCCTGGCGACATTAGCAACGACTTCTTAACCTTTGTCCGTGTTACAAAGTGGCTGTCAAAGAAGTATAAGAAAGTCTACATTGTCCCTGGCAATCACGATGCGACTGTCCGTGGAGGAACTTCTTCAGAGTCAAATCTTATGTTCAAGACTACTGAAGAAAAGTTTAAAGCAATGGAAAACGCCTGCAAGCAGCTTGGAAATGTCTTCTTCCTTGAAGGAAAAATCATTGATGAAATTGCTGGCTGTATGGGCGTGAATGACTTTAAATGCGATACATATCAGTTTGGACCGCCACAGTACATTCGTTGGAAGAAATGGTATGACGGCAAGTATTGGCGTTATTTCGGCCAGCACCATGACGAGATCTTAAAGTACTATGATGAGACGCTTACTAACCTTTGCAGTAAGCAGCCTAAGATCATAGCTACGCATTTCGTTCCGTATGAGGCCGGCGTCAACTTCAACTACCGCAACAGTCAGTACAATGAAATGTTCTTCTTCCAAGGCGAAAAGTACTTGAACATGCTTCCTGACGGTGCTTTATGGCTTTGTGGTCATGTACACGATAGAAAGTATGTCGAGTACTACACAAAGGACGGAAAGAAGATTACGATTCTTTGTAACCCGCTTGGCTATCCGGGCGAACAGACTTCAAAAGGCGACGTCTGGATTTATCCAAAAGGCGAAGGAACGCTTCAGCGCAAGTATGAAAATATCGCTGAAGATAAGTACATTATAGATATTCCAGATTAGGAGTAAACATGACCGAAGAAGAACAGTTAAAGAAGAACATCAGAATTGCTGAATTGAATTTGGCAGCTGCTGAAAAGAAACTTGATGACTATCGTCAGAAAAATAAAGACAGTGTCTGCAAGAAGCTAGATGAGCAGTATGCTGGAAAGTACTTTCTAATGCACGGAAAAGACCGTTTTCGCTTATCGGCAATTAAAAATCCTATGCACCAGATTTTCGTTCATATCATAAAAATCAACTTTCAAGGCAATGGATTTATCCGTGCTAACGCAAAGGTGATTGAAATGAAAACCTTCCCAGAGGATTTTGCTGCGTCTTTAGGCAAGACCTCTGAAGACGTTCTTAATCTTTCGTATTATGAAACATCAAACTTTGACTTCAAGCCAGAAGACCTTGAAAAAGAAATGACGATTGATGAAATCGGCACAATCGTCGGCGAAGCAAAGTCGGCCTTCAATACAGTCCAGCAAGAGTTCTATACAGATAAGTGGTAATATGCGTACTAACAAGTATGACAGAAAAGAGAAGAAACTGCGTCATTGGAATAGACTTTATAACAAGATGTTGAAGTCTATTCCTACTTTTCAGGAAGCAGATAGTGCTGATGAACGCTTTAAGAAAGAGCTAGGAATTAAAACTGTTGACATTTACACGCTTGACAGAATTCTTGGCATTTCAAAATGTGGGCGTCATAAGCACGGTAAGAACCGATGCATCGGGCAAAGAAAGGAGACTTTGCTTGCACGTGAAAAATCGGAAAGAAGAGCCGAACGAAATGGCATTAGAGCGCAGTACACAGATGAGCAGTTAGAGCAAGATTATGCTGAAGACCAGCGCATAATCATGGACATTTATGATTCTTGTTACGATCCTCTAGAGGACACATTCAGATAAATTTCAACAAAAGGAAACTCACATGAATAAACTTATTGAAAAAATCTTTAACTTTGAAAAGAGCGATGAACAGTATGACTACGAGAATGCAGTCTATAACATTCAGCTTTCTTTCCTTCAGGAAGACAACAAGATCAATCCTGAAGACATCAAGACTGTAACCGAGTACGAAGCAAAGTACCGTGAACAGTTTAGGGAAAAGGTTCTTCCAAGCAAGGTTCTTGCAGAAGGTCTTGCCAAGGAAGGCAATCTTATCAAGGCTACTAAGATCGTCAAGCCAAACAGACATATCTGGAACGATATTTTTGGTTCCCTCTTCGGCGCTTACGAGCATAAAGACGAGAATGGAAATTGGGTTCCCGGTCCTGCTTTGGGTCATGGATATGAAGGCGGCTATGATTGCAGCTGGAATGCCGACGAAGAATTTAGAAAATTGAAAGATGCAGTTAAGGGTGCATTTAAGGACTAAATATGAAATGTTTCACCTGTAACACTGAAATTGAAGACATGAAGAACTGTGTGACTTTGGAGTTGAAATCTCCTTCTGACCCAGTTCTTAATCGTTCTGAGCAGATCTGCAGCAAATGTGCTTACGGCATTGTAGGTCGTGCTCTTTTATGCAGACACTATCAATAAGAAATGCAATGAGGGGTAAAATGGAACGTAAATTGACTGAATACTCAGAGCCGTTTGACTTCTGGGTTCTTGCTTTCGTTGATAAGAAAACTGGCAAGACAATAAGTTACTACAAGAATACTTGGAAGCGCGTAAACACGCCTATTGAGGCTACGCACTTTCATACAACAACTTGGGCTAAGAAGCGTGCTGACGAAAATCGTCAAGATCCGAATGTTCTGCCGAAGATCATTCGTTATCATGCAGACTTCAAGGCAATTCTAGCAGAACATGGGTAGGATAAGATGAATAAGTTGAAAAAGTTAGCAAAAGTCATTTTCATTGGCGAAACTGCTTTTACTGGTGGCGTCTGTCTTCTTGCTTCTCTGGGTTCGAAGACTGTAACGCTTTATCAGATTCTTACTACTTGGCTTGCGCTTGACATAGGATTCCTTTTCCTTACAGTCAGCGTGCTAATGTTCATCGTTGCGTTGTTCTGGGTAAGTGACGGCGAAGAAGGCGAGTCTTATCTTGACTTTGTCAGCAGAAAAATTAAGGAAGAACTAGATGATTAAGAAGCCTCGTGACAGAAAGATCATATTCTTCGCAGTAATAGCAGCAATCATTGCTGCTTTAATTATTGCCACCAGTTCGTCATTTCTTGCTGCCTTTACATACGCACTTGTAACGTTTCTCATCTTTGGCGGGGCACTCGCTGTCGCATTGCTTGGAACTGCATTCATTTTCTGGGCATTTGACAGCGGATGTCAAGAGAATACTTACAGTGAAGTATGGGACAAAATGATAGCTGAAATCAAGAATGGGCTTGAGTAAAGTCTTCGGAAAATTTTTTGCCCATTAAGTTTTTTGGCAGAAACTTTATTATATTTTTGTCGTTAATTTTTCAAGGAGTAAATAATGAAAGAATATGATAAGGCGAATGCCATGAACATTATGTTTGACATGCAGGAATCTTTGCAGAACGCTATCGGCGCAAAGCGAGGAACCCTCTGTCCAAATACCTGGAAGAAGGATATTCCTGACAAGTATAGAACTATGGCTAAGGAGTCAGGGTACTACATGATGTCAACTATTACCGAACTTTTTGAGTTCTTTGAGCAGTGGAAGAAAGACAACTATCAGTTCACCGACCTTGTCAAGTTTGAACTTATTGATGCTTGGCACTTCGTTATGAACCAACTTCTTTACTTGAACATCAAGCCAACTCAGACTGTTGAATGGTTCTATGAAAAGGCAAAGGAAAATCTTGAACAGGTCACTTTCGTCAATCATGACCTTTATTACATTGTAGGTGGCGTCGTTGAAACGATGGGTGAAATTTATCAGAACTCTAGCTACAAGTCCTGGAAAACGTACGAAACCCCGAAAGAAGATCCTTTGAAGTTGCAGGTCCTCGCTGAAAACTTCTTGTTGAAGTTCTTTGAACTATTCGTCGTTACTGGAATGAAGCCAGAAGACATCTGGAAGTTCTATTACGAAAAGAACGCAGAAAATTTCCATAGACAGCAAGATCCTAACGGCCGTTATTACAAATAGAGGAAAAAATGAAAAGTAACTTTACAGAATGGTTTGGGTACCTCATTGGTATCTTTCTGTTCTTATTGATGCTAGCAGGCATCGCAAAATCAGAATATCTTAACCTTCACATCGATGATCCTATTTCATCATCGGCAACAGAAATTCACAATAAGTAAACATTGAGAAAGTTTTCGTTGAGTTCAAAATTTGACGAAAACTTTTTTATATTTGCTACGTTAATTCAAACAGGAGTAAACAAAAATGATTAAACAAATGAACTATGATAGCAAGTTTATTGACCTTATGACTGAACTTGCAGCCATCAATCCTCAGTTGATTTTCAAGCAGGCAGACGGAAAGATTTCTGTTAAGGCTATTGAAAAGACTGAAAAGTCAATCTGCTACTTGCTCGATGCACCGAAGGACGCATTCAGCTTTGAAAGCGAATCTTTGGCAATGATTGACTTCACTCGCTTCATTTCGTACTTCAACACCTTCAACAAGGTCAACAAGGACGAAAAGCTCTGCGATACTCCAATCCTTTCTGTTGAGTACAGCGATGATGGTGAAGAAGCACGCATCATGCATATCAACTCCACAAAGCAGAAGTGCTCATTCAAGCACCGCCTTGCAGACGAAGATGCAATCGTCAAGCCGAACTTCAACCGTATCAAGTTCGCATCTGTTGATGCAAGCTTGAAGATTTCCGATGAACAGTTGGCAAATCTTGTGGCTATGAAGAAGCTTACCGATGCAGACCGTATCAAGTGGTCATTCCACGACTCTGTATGTACATTGACTTTGTACAACACCAGAACTACCGACACCTATGAAACCGATATTGACCTTACTCAGGCAGTGGAAACTCCGTTTGAGTACTCTACTCTTGCTAAGGGTCTTCCGATGATCCCAACTGGCTCTTACGCCGTTGAAGTTTCAAAGACCGGTATCATGTCCTTCAAGCAGGAAAGAGCCGACGGAATTGATTTGATCTTGTATCTTGCCAAGACTGGCAAGTAATACTTGAGAAAAAATTTCAAGTTTTCGCTTAACGCGGGGTTTACAGCCCCGCGTTTTTTTGTTATTTTTATTTCAGTAAATAACTAAAAGGAAAAAACAAATGGTAAAAGTAATCTATACAAGAGCCGTCAATGAAAGAGGACGCGATGCGTCCATCGGATTTGATGAAACGTCTTATGAATACAAAGACGGAATCAATTCAGAAGAAGAATTTCAGAAAGTCAAGAAAGAAGTCATTGAAGAACTGAAAAATCCTGAAACTTCGCTAATCAAGGCGTCTTTCTATACGGAAACACATGTTCCGTTTGAAATCAGCTATGATGACATCAATCCTGATGATGAATACAACAACATCGATGATGTCAATGAAATGACTCTTGAAAAGATTCTGAATGACACAGAATCTATGCCTCGCTGGATGTGGGAAATGTTGAACTGCAAGGAGAATGGAGATGGTCTTCCAGATGATGAAAACGCCTTGAATGAATACTTTAAGACTCACGGTATCCTCAGATAAGGAGAACTAAAATGCCAAGATTCGCAAAGAAAGGTTCAACTCGCATTGATATTTTGAAAAAGATGTTTGATGAGATGAAGAAAGACGAAAACGGTCGCTTATATGAAATCGGCGACGATGAGATAGCAAATATTACAGAATTTGAAGCAATTCCTGAAAGTCGTCACAATGAACTTATTGAGGCATACATTGAAGAAAAGCTTGCTTATCGTGAAGATTCTAAGGCATGTAAAGATCTACAAAAGATTAACTTTGACTTTGAGAACTGTGGTTATACAGATGACAAGGATAATTATCCTAATCATAACCCTAAAGTCCATGATAATGGAAAAGACGCTGCTTTCAATCAACTACCAGACGGAACCGCAATCATTTGGGGTTGGGCAGGCGGTGACTGGGAGATGGATGTAAATTTCATTCTTTATCTTGACCCATCAAACACAATCAGAGCTTACATTCCTTCTGAAGGAAATGTTTATTGCCATAAATGCAAAGCTGCTTATGGATCATGCGACTGCGATGAAGATGAACTTCCGAACCTTGAGGAAGAAGGTATCATCCACGAATTTGACAAAATGTACGCAGATGTCTGCAACAGAATCCAAACCAAGTAAGGAGAACTAAAATGGGAAAATATGTTTCTTCTCGTTCTGCAGATAAATTGCAGTTTGATGTCAATACTGTAAAGCTTGGACAACTTCCAGGCATCTTTGACACGATTACACAGCAAGGCGGTTTCTTCAAGAAATTTGCTGATATGTGGAAGGAAGGCGAAAATTATATTGGCGATGAAGACGAAGGCCTGATGGAATATGATACCGACGAGACTTTGGAAGTTCTTCATATTGATGATGAAGATATGAAGACTTTCAAGCTCGCAGATGCTTTTTCGCATACTGACTTCTGGATAAATCCGGCTTTTGAAAATACAGTTCTTGCAGACATTAAAGGCGGCGTTGCTTCTAAGTCTCTTTATGGTGTCCTTTCTAAAGGACATTCTGATGAAGCAAGCATTTTGGTTTTTTATGAAAAAGACACTGGGACTGTGATAGGATATGAAGTAGATGTTGACTAAAACAGTTCTGCCAACTCTTTACATTCAAGATGAAGAATCTTTTAAGAATGCTCTCATCAGACTTCACTTCATAAAAGCAAGCACAGAAACTGGTCTTGACTGCAGGTACGGCGACTATTCTTTTTCTTGTAGACTTATTAAGGCTTTAGGCTGTAAATGCTTTGAAGACCTTAAAAGTCATTTCAATCGTATTGAACTGAATAAGCAGAAACAAGACAAGATTAATGAAATGAGAGCAGAAAGAAACAAGTGGGAGGTGTAAAATGTGTCTTTGCTGTGACTTGGTAGGAAAAAGAATTCCTAAGCATCTTGCACAAAAGATTGAAAAGAATCCTGCCACAAGACGCCTTTATGATGAATTCCGAGAATATGACGTTGACATTCAGGAAATTCTTGCTGTCTTTGATAAGTATAACTGGGATCCGATAAGAGCTAGGAAAGAAAATGAAGGAAAACTTATGGCTTTGAAGAAAAACAAGGAAAAGAAAATCAAAATCCGCGAAGCCGGCGACGAATTTGTAGTTGATTAAATGCAAATTTAAGCAGTTTTTTCGTCAAAAATGACTTTAGAGCCTGTTTTTCGTCCGCAGCGATAATTTATATTGGTTTGGGTAAAAGAGGCTCAAAATTCATTTCTGAGATTCTTACTTACCGCGGAAAATTTTCATAATTTTTGAATTTTTCTGAAAACTTTATTAAATTTGAACTCAAATACAGAAAAATCCTATTTCTGTCTCGGAGTTCAACACAATGAATTGTCGGTTAAGATTAGGTTAGACGTAGAAAAGGTGGTTCTGCAATAAAAGTCTAAACACCAGCGAAGAAAAGAGTAACGATCTTTTCATACAGCCGTCACACGCATTATGGAATGTAGTCGGAGTACAGGGTGACCGTCCCGTAAGTCCATAAGTAAGCCGTCTTGCAACGTCATACGGTTCAACAGTTATAAGAAAAAAAGACTGCTGTTACTGGAGACTGTAAGTTCCCCTCTAGGGCTTACTGTCTCCGGTTTCCAGTTACAGAAAAAAAGAATTTGATTTTGAATATGAAACTTTTACCAATGAAAAACAGAGTTTATCGTCTAGATACTGACTTAATTCATAGCGCTATTCGTGATGCGATGGCGCATGAAAAATTTGTCGGTAAGAAGTTACGAACTGCACTTGTGTTAAAAGGAAATCCGTTCAGTCTTTGTTTCTGGAAATTTGCTGTAAGATTTGCAGAAGAATACCGTAGATTCTTTCCTGAAAAGATGGTTGATGAATTTCTCGATGCAGAAGTTGACTATCGTACAAATGAAGCCATCGTCTATCAAGTAAAGAAACATGCAGTAAAACATCTTGGAAAGTTTTTCCGTGAAAATCTCGCTGAATATGTTCTTGATTTCGTTACGAAGCATGAACAGGAATTTGATAAGACTCCGGAAATGTACAAAGAGTTTATAAATAACTTGAAGAAATTTGCAGAAATAAAAATTGCAGCAGTAGAATATTCAGAGGAAACATGACATTTAAAGAATTAAGTTCTAGAGTCCAAGACACTTATAGCGACTCTGAAGAAATCAAAAGCATTACTGGTGATGACAAGCATTTTATCATTAAGTTCATTGATGACAAGACACAGTTTCTTGTAGCGACAGATCCTTCTGTTGAAGGTAAGTTTTTCTTGGCGATTTTTGAAGGAAAGAAAAAGGTAGACGCTGACTGGGTTGAGGATAAAGAAGTTCTGCTTAACATTGAAAAGCAGATTGAGGTTTTGTAATGGCTCTTGTTGAGGATATAAAGAAAAGAAACATTCAGATTTTTGAAAGCAATCAGGAAATGCTCGCAAATGATGAACGAGCACAAAAATGCATCGCCGCTTCTATCAAGCGTCAAGAATTCATTAGTAAAGACACTTTGATTCCTTGGAAAGAAAGATTTGCTGAACCTGCAAAAGTTATCATTTCGCATCGTTCAACTCTTGACGCCGCAAGACGCTATCATGAAGGAAAGACAGCAGTCTTGAATTTTGCATCAGCGACGAACCCTGGAGGCGGAGTTCTTAAAGGTTCTAACGCACAGGAAGAATGCATCTGCCGTTGCTCTACGCTTTACAACTGCCTGAATACTGCAGAAATGTTGAAGCAGTTTTATCAGCCGCATCGTAATGCTCATAACCAGCTTAACAATGATGACATTATCTATACGCCTTATGTCGTAGTTACTTTAGACGATTACTACAAGCTTCTTGAGTCTTCTTACATGGTCGACGTCATTACTTGTGCAGCTCCGAATCTTCGTCCTGATAAAGATGGAAAGGAAATAAAGATTAGCAATGAAGATCTTTATGAACTTCATCAGAAGCGTGTGACTCGCATTCTTGCTGCGGCTGCTGCGCATAACGTAGACAACATCATTCTTGGAGCATTTGGTTGCGGCGCGTTCAGAAATGATCCTGAAATAGTCGCTAAGGCTTATAAGACTGTTCTTCCGAGATTCGCAAAATGCTTTAAGAACATTGAGTTTGCGATTTACTGTAGTAAAGACAGTGATAGAAACAACTTCTATGCTTTTCATAAAGTACTTGGAGGAAAATGATGGAAACTATATTCACAATTTGCTGCGGATTCATGTTTTTTATAGTGGGTCTTGTGGCTGCAATTCTTTTAACTATCTTCATTGACATAATCTTTGATCTTGACTTGAATGTTTTCTGGGTATTAGACGCAGTTCATTTCATTATTGTTTTTCCAATAATGCTTGCATTCTTGACACTTCGCTTCAAATTGCAGAAACGAAAGGAATGTATCTTCTATTTCTTCGTGTTTAGCAACATTGAAGCAAGCATTGTCAGAAAGATGGGATACGACTTTGAATGCGACGATGAGGAATACACCGTCCAGAACATATTCGGCGCAAAGTGGGAACGAATAGACACAACTACTACCGTCTTTAGGAGAAAGTAAGATGGATCATCAAACACAAGTACAACTTTATCTTGCTTCACATACTAATGATCTTGACTATGCTGTAGCACAGACCGCTGCGCCGGCTTTGTATGGAGGCATGATTATCATTGCCTTATATGTACTTATCAGGATACTTGTAGGCATCTTTAAACACTTCTTCGTGGAGGAAGATAAATGAAAATAAAATCACTTAAACAAGATTTACCGCCACTACTTATGATAGTGGCTTTTGTTTTCTTGCTTGTCGCTGCGCTTACTGGCAAGATTGACAAGATAGACGCAGCATTAGAGCCTTTCTGTACGAAGACTTTACCAGCGGCAGTTTCTGTCGTTGTGCCTGAAAGCGTTCAGAAAAGCAACTTTAACCCAAGAAAATGGGTTATACATTATAACTGGAAAGAAATTCAAAAGGGCGAGTTCCCAAGGAGATAAAGATGGCAAATAAATTTACCACAAAGATTGATGAGATGTTCGTGAAGTACGGACGTCCAGACGGAAATGATAAATACATCATCTTAGGCTACTGTCATTCAGGCGATGAAGATGGTGGAACAGATGATTATGAATATTTTGACTGTGTTTATGAAAGCGATGTTGCAGGCCATCGTGCTGGTAAAGAACGCCGTCCTCACTGTCTTTTTTCACAGACAGAAGATCTTGATGAAGACTTTGAAAAAGATTGGGACAACTTGACAAATCAGATCTGGGACGCATTCCGTTCAAAGATGCGAGAAGGCATGTTTGAAAGCACGAACTGCTACTGGTCTCGCTATTTCGCAGTTACAAAGGATCATAAACTCGTGTCATTCGTTTCTCGTGGCGACATGAGCGATGGCGATGAAGACATCGTAGATCTTGACACTTATAGTAAGGAACAAGCAGATACTGCTGCTGACTATGAACTTCTTGGCTACATTCAAGAAAAATGCGAAGGCATTAAGTCAAATTTGAGCGACATGACGCATGACGAAATTCGTCAAAAGGCAATCGCTGCAATTAAGGAACTCATAAAGGAGTAAAAATGGAATTTCTTTTGGGAATTTTCGTTGGATGGTTAATCTGGGGGAGACAATGACAAAATTACTTACTTACGCAAACATTCTTGGTTTTAAGGCATTCATAATAATGTACAGCGCTGCTGTCATGATTGGGATGGTTCTTTACAATATCATTTTAAAACAAGTTCTAGCAGTTCTTTGGGTTGCTGCAGAACACATGCCTGATGATTTTGGCTCAGAAAAAGTTGATGATGCAGTTGGTTCTGCTGCAAAGTCCTTCGCTGGCTTCGTAGACAATCACGTCTTCAAGCAGCCAGAGCCAAACTACGAAATTGTGCCTGACGAAGAGTATAAAGCAAATTTTAAGTTCTAGCTTCTTTATGTAAAATCTTTTATAAATATTTTGTTTAGTTCTTCGTGAACTTTTAGATTTTGGAGGCAGTATGACTGACGAACAGATGAAGAAATTCATGGAAGACCAGATAGAAGAGATTCAGATACATAAGTGGATTGAATCTGAAAAAGCAGGTCATGATCTTGGTTCTGAAGCAATAAAAGATTTTATCAAGAACCACGCAGCAAAATTTAGAGAGGATTGGCTTAAGAACCATCCTGACTGCGATAAATAAACAAAAAGGAGTTTTAAGATGGAAAAATTAGACGAAGCACTTCGCATTGACGGATTTGACGCAGAAACTCAAAAAGAATTTGACAAGCTCTGCGCATATCTTTCTGTTTTCAAGCACAGAGCAAAGCCTTCTAGCCCACGCTATGTGACTAAGCTTAATGAATTTCAGTTGAAGTTCATGGCATTCATTGACAAGGCGACTACTAATCGTGCTAAGCTGCAGATTAAGTCATACATTTCTGAAATTCAGAACTTGCTTCAGAAAGCAGAAGTTGCTCCGCCAAAGGAAAAGCCAGTAAATCTTGGCGGTGGAAAGGTTCGTCAGGTTAGAACCGCGGCCAAGCCAGCTCCTTCTTATGCAAGCGAAACTGGTGGAGAGTATTACGACAACGGAGTTCATGTTTACGAAGCACCTGCTGACGAAGATGAACCCGAAGAAGTTCAGACTGCTCTCCGCACATTGCGCCGTAACGGAGCAAGAGTTTCACGATAAAGAACCTAGAGAAAATTTTTGAGGCGCATGAAAATGCGCCTTTTTTTGTTATATTTTGACTACCAAATAGGAGTAATTTTTATGTTACAAGCAAAAACACTTGAAAAGATGGTTGGGAATAAGCAAGAGCCCGAAGTTCACGATGAAGCATGGCTTCACAATCCAATTCGTTTGAAGCAAATCATCAAAGCGTCTGCTGACGCCTGCGGCATCGTTCTCAAAAATCCAAAACAGAACTGTCCGAAATGTCACGGCCGTGGATGGACTGCAGTTGATGTAAAGACTGGTCTTCCAGTTGTCTGCCGCTGTATCTTCCATTCTGAAGACAAGCACAATCCGAATGAAGTATCTCCGTACTATCTTCGCCCGCACAACCGTGCTGAACGCCGCGCTCAACAAAAGTGGCTTCTCAAACATCCACAGGAAGTGAATAAAGAAAAGAACAAAGTTGATTTCAGCGACATGGCTATTGAGGAGGATAGAGACTAATGGCGAAGATTATCAGTAATGTGTGGGTTGAGAAATATCGTCCAAAGCATGTGAAGGACATCGTTCTTCCAGAATCTTTTAAGAAATTTTTCAACGACTTGATTAAGGAAGGCAATGAAGTAGGCATTCCGAATATTCTTTTGTCTTCGCCAACTCCAGGTACTGGTAAGACTACTATCGCTAAGGCAATCGTTGCTGACTTGAACGCTGATGCGATGTACATCAACGCTTCTTCTGAAAACTCGATTGATGTTTTGCGTAGCCAAATTGCTGGCTTTGCCAGCACAATGTCCTTCAATGGCGGTCGTAAGATCGTTATCTTGGACGAAGCGGATGGTTTGACGCCTCAGTTCCAGAAGGCATTACGTGCATTTATTGAAGAATTTTCAAGTTCATGCCGTTTCATTTTGACTTGCAATAACATCGGCAAGATCATTGATCCGTTGAAGCAAGGCCGTACGATGGTGTTTGACTTTGACATGGGCAAACAGAAAGATGAACTTATTCCAAAAATCACTGCACGTCTTGAAGGCATTCTTAAACATGAAGAAGTGCCGTTTGAACATGAAGCAGTTCAGCGAATTGCAGAAAGGACATTCCCGTCTATTCGTAAAGCAATTTCGTTCTGTCAGCAGTATGCGAAGATTCATGGCAAGATTGATGAAGAAGCAGTGCCGAAGAACACTGACATTGACCTTGTAACGACATTCATCGGTGGCGAAAAGCCAAATGTGACTGCGACAAGAGCATTCATTGAAAATGAAGGTCTTTCTGCAACTGAAGTATTCCATGCATTGTTTACGCATTTTGTGCCGCATGAAAAGTGCGTCAAGAAAGCACAGGCGACGATTCTTCTTGCCGATTATGAATACCGTTCAATGATTTCAGCAGATCCATCATTGCAGATCGCTGCTTGTCTTATTGAACTTGCGGGGTGCATGAAGTAATGATTACCCAGCTTGCATTTGAAACATTCTTGCTCGGGTATAAGCACGGCGTCTACATTTTCGTTTCAGATGCTTGCGAAGCATGTGCAAGATATCAGCAAGAAATATCTTATATTGACAGTCCGTTCTTGTTTGTTGTGGAAACCCCTATGGTTAAGCAACAAGCAATTCTTGAAAAACTTACTGGTCGTTCTGTATTTCCACAGACAGTTGGATATGTAGACAATCAGATTAAGTTTGCTCGGACTGGCATTGAGTTTGAAAAGCAACAGACAGAGATTCTGTTGCCTTTTTTGGCTACATTTCCAAAAGAGCCATTGACCGAAGCAGAAATTGAAGAACGCATAAAGAAGCAGCGAAATCGTTGTCTTCTTACTCTTTATGCTTTCAGCAAGGATATTCCCGAAGACAAACGAAAAGAGCTTGTTCTTCACGGTGCTTCTTTAAATGAATTTGCGATTGACATTTCTCATGTTGGCGAAGGATTGCCTGACAGTGAAAGAGAACGCCTTCTTGAAGGCCAGTATCATACATGCCGCTTGGTCGTGTATAAATTGAAGGACAAGCCTTCTACATTGAACGATTTTGAACAGAGAATCGTTATGGGCTATGCCGCTGTAAACCGTGAAATAACATTTACAGTCAGAGACATTGAGGATTTATGATTGAAATTGTACCTATTCAGAAAAGAGCTCCTGGACAGAATGACACTGACAATATCTTCTACATTGAAGACCGTCCAGGCCTTGATGGAATCGCAAAGAAATACAACTGGGCTATCGAGAACATCGCTTTGAAGTCAGATGACGAAATCATCTGTTTCAGACACGATGACTTGTACTTTAGAACTCCAAGAGACGCTGCAGAAGGAATCGTCGCTAAGGCGTGGATGAACGGCTGCGGAGTCGCAGGAGTAATTGGAACTATCGCTCTTGAAAAGTCTTGTACTTGGTGGGAGCCAAACCGTTTTCTTAACGGCTCTGGCTATATCATTCAAGGCGGAAAGAAGCCTTTGCAAGATAAGGATGGCAAGCCAGTGCTGAAAGATGGCAAGCCTGTGTTCCAGAAGATTGAATTTCCGATGGAAGAACATCGCGGAACGCATGACTATCTTGCAACAGTTGACGGCTGCATAATGTGGATAAACAAGAAGCTCTTGCAAGAAGGCTTAAGATTTGACGAAAATCTTAAAGGCTATCATTTCTATGATGTTGACATTTGCCTTCAGGCGTTGCAGCGCGGTTATAAAGTAACTACCGTGCCTGTCGTCGTAAAGCATGATTCTGAAGGCATTCCGCCTAAGAACTTTAACGATTACAGAAAAGTCTGCTTCGAGAAATGGAATGCACGAATAGACGCTTGGCCTATCTCGCGCCTGACTAAATTCCATGAACCGGAGGCCAAGGATGTGTCTAGAAAATGAATATGAATTTTTGACGAACAGATTTCCGGAAGTTGAGTGGTCAATGATGGGCGACGAACAGAACGGAATCTGTATCGCAAAAGTACAGAATCGGCCTGTGGTTAGCATTCTTTATCCGTCAAGGCAGTTTATCATTAATACAGAGATTGGTCACATTTACTGCTGCCGTCATTCATTTACTGGAAAGACGAAATGGATTTTGGACAACGCAAATGTCTTAATGAGCCTTGATGACAACCTAGAGTCATTGGGAAATATTTTGACGTATATTGCCAGTGACCTCAGAAATTATTATTTTGAACTAAAAAAGGAAGAAATTTATGCCGCGAAAAACATCTACAAAGAAAAGTACATCAGCTTCTGTAACTGCGCCCGCAACTGAAGAAGTTGAAAAGAAGATTGGACTGTTTGATGTTCTTGATATGATTCAGATAAAAAGAACACCGTGGGCAGAACTTGATGACGGGTATAAAGACGCTTACAGTCAGTTTATGATAAATCGTTTCGTTTCATCAGTTGATTTTCTTGTGCCAATCGTTGAAAAGATGTCAACTATGAAGGCATTGACTAACGAACAGCATTATTTCATTCTGACAAATTCAATTCCAACTGGTCGTAAATTCTGGTTCAACTATAAGGCGTATAAGAAAGAAAAGGCAGAAAAGGACGAAGAGTTCTTAATCTGGGCTGTTTCAAAAGAATACGAGATCGGAAAGCGTGAAGCCAAGACTTATATAAATAATTTAAGTGGGACTGAAATAGACCAGTTGAAAGACAAGTGGGAAGAGTTCTACAAAAATAAGTAAGAGGATTTACGATGGCGCATAAAACATTTAAGGAATTGAAGGAGTTGATGACTGAAGCTTCTGTTGGAAGCCAGGACATTTTCCGCGCTACTGAAAGCATCGTCAAGTATCTTTCTCGCACATTGGGTGCGACTTTTAAGGAAATTGACGGTCAGGAATACGCAAACAGTAGCGGATCATACTTTGGATTTTTGTACATTTCCACCACCAATCATGCTGCTTTGCGTGTAAACTGGGAAGGAAATGTATTCCATTCAATCAACTACTGGAATGACTACGCAACTGAAATGGCTCCGACTATGGAAATCTTCACTGGTAAGATTGCTCCGGGTCAGTCTTCATTTGCTCGTCTTCTTCCAGAAATTGCTGAAATCATTAAGAACGGCGGAGTAACTCCTGCTTCTGATGAAGGCGATGACTTTGAAGAACCAGTATCAGAATCTATGAATGAAGCAGTCGAGTATAATGGACAAGTCTATAACACTCGTGTTGACCTCGTAAAGGCAATGTACGATGCTGGTAAGTCTATTGATGAAATCAAGACTGTAGTAGGATATCCTCCTGGACATATTCGTAAGCTTATCGCAAAGTACACAGGCGAATCTGAACCACAGACTTCTGCTTCTGGAAAGGTCAAGGTCGTCAAGGGACAGGCTGAAACCGTTACTCCGTCAAAGGCAGTAAAGAAGGCTCAAGCAATTCTCGATGATACTGAATATGCTGACCCAGCGATTGTCTTCCATGAACTTGAACAGTACTGTACATTGATTGGTAAGGGCCTCCTTACCGCATTGATGATTACTGGACAAGGCGGTGTTGGTAAGTCATTCACTGTTGGTGATGTTCTTAGACAGTATGGTAAGAAAGGCGAAGACTACGTGATTATGAAAGGTCACTGTACTCCTTCTGCGATGTACCGCTTCCTTTATAACCATTACGACAAGATCTGCGTATTTGACGACTGCGACTCGATCTTTGACTCTGCCGATGGTATGAACATCTTGAAAGGCGCCCTTGACTCCGGTGACCCACGAGAAATTTCATGGATGACGAAAGGCTCTGACGTCGTTGATACTTTCGGCGTTGAAGACCATGCAGAAATTGAATCACGCCTCGCAGAATATTCTAGCTCACATGGTGGTAAAGAAGGTACTCCTTCATACTTCATTTTTGAAGGCGCGGTGATTTTCATCTCTAACCTTTCAAAGCAGGCAATCTACAAGAAAGACCGTGCTATCCTTTCTCGATGCACTACCATTGATGTGACTTTGAGCGCTCAGGGAGTTATTTCTCGTATTAAGACTGTGCTTCCTCACATCAAGATCTATGCTGCATTGAAGGGCCGTGGCAAGAATGGCTCTCGTGACATTACTGATGAAGCAATCAAGCAAGAAGTATTTGAGTGGATTTCATCAGAAGAGTTCTTGAACCACCCAAGAGTCCGTGGACGTGAACTTAACTTCCGTCTCTTTGACCAGGTATATAAGTACCGTTATGGTGGATTGGAAGATTGGAAGGAACTAAGCTATCGAGCGGGCGGCTGATCCTTTCCCCAATTTTTTCTGGCTTACTCCCAGAATTACCGAGCTGCTGGTTGCCGCCAGCAGCTCATTTTGTAAATACATTAAAGGGCGGCAACCCTTATAAAGAGGAGTAAGTCAAATGTATTGTGAAATATGTAAAAAAGATTACCATAATTTAAGTAATCATCTAATTCTTAAACATAAAATTTCCCCAAAAGATTATTTTGATGAATATCTGAAGACAGAAGAAAATTCTCATTGCAGACTCTGTCATGCGGAATTGAAAGATTTTATCAAATTGAGCTGGGGATATGGAACTTACTGTAAAGAATGCAGTAATAAAGACAAGTTGAAACATACTTGGAAATTAAAGACAAAAGATGAACTTAATTCTATAAATGAAAAACGAAAAGAAACGTTGAAAGACATTTATGGCGAAGACTGGAAAGAACAGTTTATACAAAAACAGATAGAAAGCTGCAGAAATAGAACACCTGAACAGCAGGCACTTGTTTCAAAGCACCATCACGATGAACGAATGTCACGTGATAATGCGAAAATGGCAGCTGCATGTAGAGCTACCAAATTGAAAAATCATGGTGATGCAACGTACAATAACATAGAAAAAGCAAAAGAAACGTGTTTATCTAAATATGGCGCTACTAATGTAAGTTTAGTTCCTGAAATTGTTGAACATATGTTTGATGATTATGAAAAACGTACAGGCTTTAAGAATCCATCACATAATCCAGCAGTAATAGCTAAAATGCATGCAAGGTATTATTATGATGGACAACGATTTGATAGTTCTTGGGAACTTGCATATTACATTTGGCTAAAGGATCATAACATTCCGTTTGAATTTCATATAGACCCAATTGATTATTCATATAAAGGCAGGAGACATCGTTATTTTCCAGACTTTAAAGTAAATAATGAACTTGTTGAAATAAAAGGACCTCAGCTGCTGCAATTGATGCAGGAGTCAAATTCATTGGATAATGCTAAGTATCGTTGTATGATAGATCATGATGTAAAGATCATATCAGATTGTTCTGAGTATCTTAATTACATTGATGAGAAGTATGGAAAAGAATATTTGCAGCAGTTTAGACGAAGAAAATTTTTGTGATGTTTCAAAAATCGTAAAAAGTTGTTAAATTTAATTAGAGGTAAATAATATGAGTGTAAAGATCACAATCAAGAATAAGAGCTCACGAGACATTCCTCAAGAACTTGTTGAGGAGATTCAGTTTAAGACTCTTGACGAAATAAATTCTATTGCAGAGCAGTATAATCTTAAGGTCACTGAAATGACAAATGAATATAAGAATGCTAAGCTCGTAGAACAAGAATTGACATTTGGAGACAGATATGCAAAAGAAAATTAAGTGGGGATTTATTCAGCCGCTAACGGGGGGCTTTGCGTGCGGTGCGGAGCGAGCAATTGGCGCCCCTCCTGATTGGGTACTTTCATTCCCAGGTTTCTGCGGTCACACTGAAAACCCAGACGGAACTGTTAAGAGTGCTATGAACGAGTATCATTATCTCATGTATATGAAGAAGCACAACAAGTTGCCGCCTTATCTTACTATCAACCGTCACCCGTTTGCTGACTTCACTAAGGAAGAAGATCCTTGGCACCCAGAACTAATCAAGAATGATTTCAGCACTACCGACACCATTGATTTAAGCAATACAGACCTTGTATGCGCATTGCCAGTCTGTTCTGGATTGTCCAATGCCACAACGACAAAGAACGATGAGACGCGTGAACTAAGAAACTGCAACATGCAGTGGATCACAAAGTTTGTTCTTGAACACATCAAGCCAAAAGCTTACATCTTTGAAAATGCTCCTGCTTTGTTCGCAGGCGCTAAGGGCGCTCCAATCCGTGAGTTCATTGACAAGACTGCCGAAGCAGCAGGCTATTCAGTCACTTACTTCAAGACCGACACATGCTTGCATCACAATGCTCAGCGTCGTCCAAGAACATTCGTAATTTGCTGGAAGTGGGAAGGCGAACATAAGCAGATGCCGCCTATCATCAATTTCGTTCGTGATGAAATTTCCGTTAAGGACTTCTTCAATGAAATGCCTAATTACGAACAGAATGAAGAAATGCCTCTGTCTTGGTGCAATCAGAATATCTTGGACTACTTCAAGCAGGCTCACCCAAATGATTACCGTGAGCTCTTGAAGGAAAGAACAGGATTTGCTCATATCATTGAATGTGGCGAAAAGGAACAGTACATCAAGTTCTGTGAAACCTATCAGTGGAAAGGCGAAAATTATGAAACACAGGAAAAGCACCGTGCATCAATGATTCGTTCAATCAATCATGCAGATGACAAGCATAAGGTTGGTTCATGGATCTTTGACACGACTACTGCAGTAATTGATGACAAGAAGAACATTCCGTCAATCATGCATAAGGTCACTACTTCCAAGTTGCATCCTTACAAAGATCGTCTTTTGACAGTCGGCGAAATTCTTTACTGTATGGGTATGCCGACCGACTATCACATTTATGGCGAGACCTGTGAAAAGTCGCATCAGACAGGTCAGAATGTTCCAGTAAAGACTGCGGAGTACATCGTTTCTGAAATCGTCCGTGTCTTGAACAACTGGGAAACTGACAGACTTAACACTAACGGCAATCCGTTCTTCGGTGATGACGACAATGTAGAATTTGTGGACAACACCAAGAGGACATACTCAACTAAGCCGACGGAGAAATAAAAACCGCCGGTTTGCATTTTGTTAAAAATTTTTTATATTGATACTGTAAAACCCTCAACAAAGGAGTAAATGATGGGTACACTTACTAAAGGTTCATACGCACTTGACAAGAAAACAGGCAGATGCTATCTTATGCTTACTGATTCTGCCATTGACAGCGGCAACAGACGTTGGGTTGAAACCTCTCGTCTCAACCGTAAGAATGGTCAGGTTACTGGAAGCAAGAATGCAATTCGTTGCCAAGTTTCTGAAAATCAGCTTATTCCGATTTCTTACGCTGAAGGACGCCTCGCAATGTCTGTTGAACAGTTCTTCAGAAACCATCTCGTAAAGGACGCAGTTTGGGAAACCGCACTTACTGTTTACGATGATATTCTTAAGCCTCGTGGACTTGATCCGAAGGCTGTCCAGCGTTCATTCTACAAAGGAGCTTGCTAATGTGGAAGATCACTAAGTATCACTGTGATGAAAACGGATCTCCGTACGGCGAACCGTTCACTACTGTCTGCTACACTCAAGAACTTATGGAGTCTTACCGTAAGGCTCACTTCGTTCAGAAGATTGTAGAAGTTCTCGGCAAAGGCCAAGAAAAGGTAGTTTGGGAAAGATAATTTATGTTCGTCTATTTCATCAATGACTTGCACATAGATAAGCACCTTCCTCAATTAAAGGCTGGTGCTAAATCTTCTGCTGCAATTCACAGATGGATGGACGAATATTTTCTTCCGGCAGACGTACTCTGTATTGCAGGCGACATCGCTGATAGCAGTTTATTTTTCATTGATTTTCTAGCAGCCTGCCGCGGAAGATACAAGTACGTCTTTTACGTTTATGGTAATCACGACATCGGAGTCTATAAGTCCGAACACAAGTCAGTGAGCGATAAGTTAGACGCTATTGAACATTGGCTTGGGAATTTCAAAAGACTCACTACATCAACTCACGAATGTAAGACAAAATTCTTTAAGTTAGACGGAAACGAAATAGTTGGTGTCAATGGACTTAAATTCGTTGGAGCTATGGGATCATCCGACTGGTCATACGGCCGCCTCCTTGGCTCAACCAACGATTACTTCATTGAAAGTTGGAGAAAAGGTCCCGATGGTAAAGCTTGGAAAAATTGGTGGTCAGATAATCCGCTCGAGATCGTTGAAGATGAGAAAAAGAGATTGATTAAGCCACTTGATAATGAAGCATGCGACCCACGAGTCGTGGTTACTCATTTTGCTCCGCTTGGAGTTCCAGTTCCTGAAAAATTCAAGAATAACTTGAAGACTGGATATTTTTATTGGGACTGTTCTGAAATAATAAATAAGTTGCCGAAAGGTACAATCTGGCACTTCGGACATACACATGCCAAACTTCGTTTTGAGAAGGATGGGATTCTTTATCTGAATAACCCAGTTGGTTATCCCGGCGAAAATGTCAATCTGCTTGGTGCATTTAAGAAAGAAGATTTTTTAATTAAGTTGTGAGGAAAAATGAAACTTACTCAAAATAAAGTCCTGTTGGAAAATAACGAACCTGAGAAAACCTCAGGCGGTATTTTCATTCCGGAAAAGAAAGAAGGAACTGTCTGCTTTAAGGTAGTTGCGGTTGGACCTGGCCGTTTCTGCCCAGCTACTGGCGAACGCTGTCCTATGAGCGTTAAGCCAGGCGACCGTGTGATGGTGAATACTCAGATAGCGCCTGAAGTCATTATCACTAAGGGTGGCAAGAAGATGAAGTACTTCATCGTTCCTGAGGAAGAAATTCAGTACATCTTGGAAGATGGCGAAGAAACAAAGTTTATCTCAGCACAGGAGAAAGCAAACGATGGCTACTAATCTAAGAGTACTTGATGACAAGATGATTGTCAAGAACCTTACCACGAAGACCGCAGGCGGACTCATTCTTCCTGGAATGGTCGTTGCATACACAATGTATGAAATTGTCGCAATTGGTCCTGGACATTACCTTCGTTCATACAACCTTACTGTTCCAAATGAAGTAAAGGTTGGCGACAGAGTTCTTATCAACTACGGTTCATGCAAGTCAATCGGAAACCACAAGAATCCGAAGACTGGCGAAATGGAAGAACTTTTCTTGGTAGACAACTCTGAAGAAGCAATCATGGTTTTGGACGAGGATGAAACGGTAGTTTAATGAAAAAGCCAATTCTCATATCGGTTGGACTTGTCATTCTATACACGCTAATCATTATGGCTGGCGGCTGCTTTGGTGCGGCCGTCGCTCCTGTTGCTAAGGCCGTTCTTCTGTTCATTCTTAAGTGGGCAGCAATTCTTTTCGGTTATGCAACACTTTGCTATCTCCCGTACCGAGTTGTTCAAGCGTTGAAACTTCGAGACGAAACAACAAAGAAAATCTTGGAAGAAAATAAACGAATCGTTCGTCATAACAAAGAGATGGAACAAAAAGAAAAACAGAAAAATTTGGAAGAAAAAATCATTGACGCTTACTTTAAGCAAGAGGATGAATTATAATGGAAAAGCAAACAGAAACTGAAACACAGAAACAAACTTTAACTGACAGAGTCAATCACCCTGCTCATTATAACAAGCACCCGAGCGGAATTGAAGCAATCACTATCACTCGTTACTTGATGTGTGATCTTGCTAACGCCTGGAAGTACGCAATGCGTTATAAGGACAAGGGTACGCCTAAGGAAGATTTGCTCAAGCTTTGCTTCTATCTTGAAGACTGGGCTCGCAACTTCGTTGACGAAAATAATGTTGATACTTGCCAGACGACTGTTGACCCGATGCTAGTTATCGGCAAAATGCGTGAGGTTATGGAAGCAGAGAAGCAGCCAGAAATCAAGGAAATCTTCAGACAGATTTTGCGTATTTCATTGGACGGCGGGCTCGTTAATCCTGTAAGTTTCAAGCAAGCAATCGCAGCAGTCAAAACATACGCAGAAAGTTTTTCTAAATAAACCAATTGCCAAAACTGAAAAACTTTATTAAATTGAAATTGAAAATTTTTTATCTAAAAGGTGACTTATGAAAAACTTAGAGATTACTTCCTGTAATATTTTGCCCATCGAGAACGGTAAGGGTGGCTGCGTTGCAGTTGCTTCTGTCATTCTCAACAATGCAATCAAACTTACGGGATTGAAACTTATAGCGGCGAATGGCGAAAAATACATTTCTTACCCACGCAATTTCAGCAACAAGCACAAGAAATCTTTCTGCTATCCGATTACTGTTGAAGCAACAAATTATGTTCGAGATACTTTGTGGGAAAAGTATAACGAAGTAACCGCAGCGAATGACTAAGAAAAGAAACATTCCACATAACATACCACAGCTCCTTCCAAACAAAAAGAAGGAGCTGTTAAAGTTATGTAATAATCCTCAGGCAATTCAGCGCATTATTCAGATGAATAAGACAGCGCTCCAAGTCTTGGAAAAGAAAGAAACTGTTCGTTCGCTTACTGTTGCTGACTGGGCTGAACGTGCATTTCAGATTTTACCAATTGACTTGAACAAGCCAGAAAATCTTGAGAAACTAAAAAACTTATTTAATATGGAGTATACTGATGACGCACGTGATGAACGGAAAGACTGTAACAACGAATGAACTGATTAGTGAAGTTTTTGCATCTGTCATTGAAGATGTAGACAAGAACTTTGAAGATTATGCAAAGATTTACATCAAAGACTATGCCGATTTGAATGAAAGCGATTTTGAAGCGATTGGAAAGTGGAAACCGAAAATCGTTAGCAAACTGAATACAAGACTTAACAAGCGTGGTATGGCTAATGGTTGATTTCACGGTCGGAGCAGTATATAAATCTAAAAAGGGTGTTGATTTTAAGATTACTGAAATTAAGAATGGACTTGCAACAATTCAGCACCTGAATTACAGAAGAAAAGCTAGAATTATAACTTGGTGTGGCGTTAAAGCGTTGACGTTTGACTTTGGTAGTGACATGATTTTAGCTGAACCGATTAAACCGTTTGATGATCTTAATGATGATCTTATGGTCCAAAGGCCAAGTATAAACATTAATAAGAGTGGAGAATCGTATGTCAGTTTGTACAAAAGACACTACAAAGAAAACACGTAAAAAGAAAGTTGAAAAAGAACAGCCGAAGCAGATTTCTGCAGATGGCGTTGAAGCACTTGTGAATGAAGACACTGAACAGGCAGTTGTTGCGGGCGTAGATCCGATGGCAATCCCTGACTACTTTAATAACATTCGTAACAACTATTTCGTCGCTAACCGCATCATTTGGTTGACTACTGATATTGACTGGGAAAATGTAACGGGAGTGCTTCAGAAACTTGCATTTGCTGATGACAAGACAAAAGATCCTATCTGGTTGATTATTGGCTCTTGTGGCGGTTTGTGCGATGCTGGTATGGCGCTTGTAGATATGATTGAGAGCCTTAAACGCAAAGGAGTAATAGTCAATACCGTCTGTGCAGGTTCAGCCTCTTCTATGGCGGCCGTTATCCTTTCTTCAGGATCGCAAGGCCATCGCTATGCTTACCCGTCTGCTCGTATTATGATTCATCAGGCACGTGTTCTTATGGCTGGTGGTTCATACGATGAAATGCAGAACGAAGCAAATGAACTTAAGTACTGGACTGATGTTATCGCCAAGATGCTCGCAAAGAACTCTGGACAGAAGATCTCAGAAATTGCGAAGGCTATGGCTTATGATAACTATATGTCTGCAACCGAGGCTAAGAAATTTGGTCTCATTGACAAAGTAGAAGCAATTATTCCATAATATGAAGAAAAACTTTGATACATTAAAGAATTCATTGTTTGGAAAAAATGACCAGCCGAGTGAAGAACCGGCTGGTTCTTTTGACGAACAAGAAGAGAAACCCGTTAACATTTTGTGCAAAATGATTATGGATCTCTATAAAGAAGATCCTAAGAAGTATGCACAGATTGTTAATGAAGCAAATCAGTACACTGACTATCATGATGACTACCGTGTGTACTTTGACACTGACGAAAAGTTCCGTGAGTTGGTCAACATGAAGTACACTGACACACATCATTATTATTCTATCATCAGACGATACGAAAACATGATGAATAGATTTCTTGTGCTGTTTGACTTGGGCTGGGTGTTCCATGTTAACATGCCCGAACCAAAGGAAAGCGATCTTCCGTCGCCGATGTCTATTGATGATTGCATCAAGAAGTTGGACCAACAGAAGAACAATCCTTATTGCAGACAGTTCAGCAACTGGCTTATTGAACTCAAGACGTACCGTGAAATCATGCCGATTGCGTTGAAGCAAGCAAAGAAAAAGAAAAAGAAGAAAACAAGCAATAAGAAAGAAATACTCGGTCCACCTCCTCCACCACCACTTGGAGACGCTGACATTTAGCCGGTATAAATAACTTAGAGGAAAAACATGGGAAGCTTTAGAGATTTCGCTAACGAAAATGAAAGATTAAGTAAACTTGTGCGTCATGCTCCACCAGCACCACGCATTGAACAGGAAAAACCACAAATGATTCAAAAACCACAGATAACTAGACGAGTTTCTGTTCCTAGACGCCAGCCGCCTAGAGAACGCAATGTTCTTGCAGAATCTGAAAATATGATTTCTGTTCTGCAGGAAAAGATCGAGCAGGTATTCTATCAGTTCGGTCTTGCTGGACTTCAAAGAATTGATGGAGCAATCATTGACTGCGTTAATGAAATGCTTGACCCAGAAACTGCTCCGGTAAGAGGACCGAGCCGCGCTGCTGTCAATCAGACAGTTCGTCAAGCTGGTGGTCGTCCGCAGCCTGCTGCTCCTGCACGTAAGAAGCCGATGACTGCGATTGAAATTGCAGCAGCTGCTCTTCGTGATTTGCCGCCAATGCATGAAATAGATTCAGCGCCTGCTAAGCCAGCAGAACAAGCACCTGCAGCTCCAGCTGCTCCTACTTCTCCTCCTCGCCCAGCTGCACACGTTCCGCCTCCACCTCCTCCACCAGAGCCGGCAGAATACGATCCGATGGCAGCTTTGGCTAATGAAAAGCTAAGTCCAGAAGAAATGGCACTTTTACAGAAGGAACTTGCAGCAGCTGGCGAAGACGCTAACGCCGGATTCGTTCCAGCACAGCGAAACACGGACGCAATGGCTCTTGCCGCGGCAGCACTTCAAAGATAATCTATGAAGAAAAATAATACCCCGAAGAAAACTGCTGCCTTCAACCCGAAAGAGTTGAAGGACATGGTTCCGGTGAATGGAAAAGTTCTTGAGGCTTTTCCAAATGCCATGTTTGACGTAGAACTTGAAAACGGTGTTGTTCTCAAACGCTGCCAAGTATGTGGCAAGATGAGATTGAAAAACATTAGAGTTCTTCCTGACGATAAAGTAATCGTTGGAGTCAACATTTACGATAATACGAAAGGAAGAATCGTTTACAGATTCAAAAAGGAAGATGGGAAATGAATATCATTCCGGATTATACACCAGATCATAAGTACGGTTACTGGGAGATAAAGAACAAGCACCCAGAATGGGCAGAACTACTTGACCAGCAGAATGCCTGGGCTGAGTATGAAGCAAAACCAAACTTTGCTGGCAATCCGAATGAAGTCACTAAACTTATTCCTCAGTCAGTTAGAAACGGTCAAGAAGACGACCGTATAGACGCTTGGATTCTCTAGGCGTCTTTTCTTCCCTCCGAATAAATACAATATGGAAGCAGAAGAAGTAGTACAGACTTTGTGGCAGCGCATGGAAGAATGCCTTGATGACGAGAATAGCATTAGCTGTTGTCGTCGTCTTTCACGTAATGCACAGATGCTTTCTGCTTATATGGAATCGTTTGGCATTATAAGTGAGGCAAACGCTGCTCTTTATTCATTACAGACAGCAAACAAGAAACTTGGCCTTGAAACTCACGATAGACGAATTGATAATGCACTTGTATTCGTATTCTTAAAAATGCTTTCAACATTGCCGACAAGAACGAAAGCATATCGTCTCGGAATCATTGATAAAGATGGACGATTGATTAGACAGCCAAAGACAGCCGAGGAACATGACTCGATTTCTAACCTTGACTTGCTGATGTTCAAGATTAGAAAATGGCTTGCTTCAAGAATACAGTACTTGTCGTCTATTTCATGGCTTAGAGGCACAAGCAATTCAGTAAGATTGCAGAATTACCTTTCTAACGCTGAAACACTGTCAAGACAGTATCAAGTTCAGCGACTTAATGCAGATTTAGAACGACTTTTACAGCAAGGATAGCTTATGTCCGAATATTGTCCAGAATGCGAAGCACAGCGACTAGCCTATGGATTTTCATTGAAGATTGGTGGAAAGTACATGACGAAAGTACCAGAAGTAAAACAGTGCTGTGCTGTTGAAGTTGAGGTCACCGCTATTGATTCTTTGAAAGTGACATTTAAGTACAAAGACAAAACATTCTCAAAACCAAAGAATGAGTTTTTGAGAACATCGTGGAGAAAATATGATTCCTTCTAATGAAATTTTGACAGCAGATGATCTTAACCTTGTTGAAGATTTCGGAATTGGAGTCGGCGGATTGACTGGCGCTGACCAAGGCATTCCGCACGGTGGCGACTGTAAAGCTGTAGTCGCATTTAGAATGGACGGCGGAAGACCAAAACGCAGATTTTTCATTCGTAAAAAGAAACGTAAAAAGGCTAACTAATGAAAGACTTTGAGAAAGTAGAGCTTGTACAAGATGGGTATTTCTATACATTCGGATATACTGCGTTAAGAGACGACCCAATGTATGACAAGACTCCTTTCATTCTTTGTCTTGGACCAGCCAAACACCCAAATTGCTTTGTGGGTATCAATTTCCATAGAGTGCCTTTAGCAGAACGAATTAAGTTTCTGCTTTTCCTTGACCAGCATTTCAATATGAAAACTGGTGATGATAGAATAGTAGATTTTATCACGATGGACGGTTTGAAGTATTCATTCCCCGAGATAAGATCGGCAATACGAGTTTATAATAGAAAACAAGTTCAACAGATTTACCGCGTTCCTGGACGTGATGTAGGTAAATACATAGAATATAATGGCGATTTCATGATGAAGGAACCTTCCGACATTATGAACCAGTATTGGCGAGATTATGCAGGCAATGTAAATTCTAACCGTGAGGAAGTTCGTGAATTATAATCTTATCTATCATAAAATAATGACAAGAGGGAAAACTAGAGACATTTACATTAACTTCACAGAAAATCATCATATCATTCCAAGATCTGAAGGCGGAACTAACAAGAAAGACAATAAAGTTGACCTGACGATGAAGGAACATCACCTATCGCATTTATGCCTTATTAAGATGGGACTTTGCTTACGGTACTGTTTTAGACACTTGACTTGCCGAGAATACATCCGAATGAAGATGGCCGAGAAGGAAAAGAAACATCTGTTATAAATACTGAAAGGAGAATTTACCATGAAGAAGAATTTGAACGAAGCACTTGACTTCCTTAAAGAAAACGGTTGCCAGGTAATGTTGAACGAAACCACTGCAATGACTGCACCAGAATATGTTCTTGGCCGTAGCATGGTTGATGCACTTGAAGAGTACATTGAAGATGTTAAGTCCGAAGCAGAACCTGATGATGAATTTGTTGCCGATGAAATCATTAAAGCCGCAGAAGAAATTCTTGATAATGAAGATCTTATGAGCAAAGGAATGAATGCATTCTTGGACGCTACAGGATTCTGGGAAAAATATAATAAGGCTTGGGACGACTATCACAGCAGACAGCATGAATAATAAATTTTAACTTACAGAAAGAATTATTGAGTTGGGGGTTGCCAAAGCCTCCAACTTTTATTATTTTTACAAAAACTGGAAAAAACTTATGGAAATCACACTTGCTAAAATCAAAAAATTCCTTGCTAATGAAGATCTTCCAGATCCACTTGTTGTAAAGTGGAAGTCAGTGACGGATAAAAATTCCGATCCATTCAACAATAGGATAGTCGTTCCGCTTATAAGATTTAAAGATGACTTCATCGCTGCTGAATTTACAAGTCGTTCACTTGATTTTGATGTGCAGAACTTTAAAATCTCTTGCTTCAAAAAGCACAATGATTTGCATTTCAATGATGAATGGGTTGTGAGGATCTACATCTGCAATGAGCATTATGACTGGATTGGAAATCCAAACATTCAGAGAGCATATAACATTGCTACTAATTGGGATGGGACTCTTGAGGCGCTTAAGGATGTAGCACTTGACTATCTGAAGCACTGTGCACAACAAGATAATGCAAAACACATTTATGAAATAAGAGCTGCTGCTGTTCAGTCTAGAGATGAAGAAATTGAAGAAATGTTCAAGAAGCATTATCTCAAGCCTGAAATTCATTTTAAGAAAGGCAACTTTTCTGAAAAATATCCGTTTAAGCACAGAATCTTTTTGAAGAATTACAAGACGCATCAATTTCTTGTTGAACAGAAACAAGACTTAACGAGCTTTAAGCTTTATTTCTTTGACGATACTCTTCCAGTTTCAAAGACAGTTTCGTTGAATAAATATTATGTTCCATCTGGTCTGATTGGCGAATATTCAACCTTTGAGAAAGTTCTTGAGGTGATTGACGTTTATCTGACTTACATAGAACAAAGAATAAAGTCTACCAATGATTTGCAAGTGTGGGTTAGGTCCCACGAAGACAAAGCAGTTAAAAAGGAAAGTAAATGATTAAGAATTATGACGCAAATTCAATTAATGTCTTAAGCGGATTAAGCGCTATAAGAAAAAGACCGGATATGTACATTGGCCCGACCTCAGGCAAACTGCCTGACGGCCTTTATCGTCTTTGTAGAGAAGCAATGGACAACTCAATGGACGAATGGCTTGGCGGGTTTAATAAGCAGCTTTATGTCTTCTATAACACAAAGACATCTGAAACAACAGTTCTTGATAACGGCCGAGGCATTCCAGTAGGTTGGAATGAAAAGCTTGGTGCTGACGCATTGACTACTTGCGTGACTAAAATTCATGCTGGTGGTAAGTTTAATCATGATGTCTATAAGACTAGCTCTGGTAAGAATGGCGTTGGTATAACCGCTCTTAATGCATTGTCAAAGAGACTTCAGGTCTGGTCTAACAATGCGTCTAACAAGAAATGGCACACACAGATTTTTGAAAAGGGTGAAGTAAAGTCCGAAGTTCTTCAACAAGATCCGCCTGTTGAATATAAGAAGCTCATTCCAGCTACTGGAACTATCGTTACTTGGACTCCTGACCCGACTATCTTTAAGGATTCGACTGAATTGAACGTCGCTCGCTTGAAGCATGAAATTCACGATGCTCAGTACTTGTGCCCGGGTCTTCATTTTCACATTGTCATTGACGGCGAAGAAACAGAGTACTTCTCTGAAGATGGTCTTGCTGAACTTGTCGCAAAGGATCCTTGCACTGACCAGATCTTTACATTCTCCGATGACACAACTGATGTCGCTTTGAATTTCACAAAGGGCGATACATCTAGCTTCCGTTCATACGTCAACATCGTCTATACCAATCTTGGCGGTACTCACCTTGATGGCTTGAAGAAAGCAGTATGCGACGTCATTAAGGAAAATTCAAAACAGAAGATCTTGAATGAAGATATTCTTGAAGGCGTTATCGGAGCAATTCATCATAGAATGGCAGAACCTGAATACCAAGGACAGACCAAGAATGAATTGACGAATAAGGAAGTGACTGGCATTGTAGTCAATAAGTTAACTCCGAAACTCGAAGAATTCTTTAAGAAGAATAAGGTTCTTTTGAGACGCATCGTTGAGTTCGCTGAAAAGATGCTTGAACAGCGAAACAAGATGAAGAATGAAAAGGACATGCTTAAGGGATTGAAGGAACTCAATTCTTCTAGCCGTTTCATTTCAGATAAGTTCTTGGACGCTGACCGAAGAAAATGGAAGAACCCGAAGGATCTTGAATTGTTTATCGTTGAAGGTGATTCCGCAGGTGGTCACTTTAAGCAAGCACGAGAATCTTTCCAGGGCGAGTTGAAATTGAGAGGTAAGCCAATCAATGCGACTACGAAGAAACCTGAAGACTTGTTTGGCAAGACAGGCAAGGTAACGAAGATCGTTGATAAGAAAGGCAAGAAGGTTGGCGAAAAGAAGGAAAAGGAAGGCAACAGAGAAATTAAGGATCTTGTTGCTGCACTTGGTTGCGGATTGAATAGCGACTATAATGAAGACAAGCTTCGTTTTGGAAAGGTCATTATTCTTGCTGACTCCGACGTTGACGGACAGCACATTCAATGCCTTGTCTTGGCATTCTTTGTCAAGTACATGCCTGAACTTATTAAGAACGGACACGTCTATATCATTGATGCACCGTTGTTTGTCGCAACTGGCGCTAAACAGAAAGTATACGGAATGACCCGTGCAGAAGTGGACAACAAGATGAAGAAGCTGAAGTGCAGTGACTACATTGTCTCTAGACTTAAGGGTTGGGGTGAATGTAACGCTAACTTGCTTTCTGAACTTTGTCTTGACCCGAAATCAAGAAAACTTATTCAAATCAAATGGACATCAGATCTTCCTGACCGTTGTGAACAGTTGATGGGATCTGATTCTGGACCACGTAAAGAACTATTAGGAGTATAAAAATGGGATTCTTTAGAAACTTATACAATGAACTTAAAGACAACTGTGATGATTGTCTTGATACATTGAAAGATAGCTTTGATGACCTCAAAGACCTTTGTGAGGATGTAAAAGAGGACATCAAAGATATGAAAGATGATCTCAAAGAATTTTGCGAAGACGCAAAAGAGGACATCGTTTACATCATTAAAGATTTTAAGGATGGTTTGTGATGGACATCAGTAGCCAAAATGGCTGGCCTTCTTGTGCTCTCAGCAATTTTGCTGCACATGAGTTCGTCATTGACGGAGTTCAGTGCGCATCAATGGAAGGATTTCTTCAAAGTCTGAAATTTTCAAATCCAGACATGCAGAAGGAAGTCTGTAAGTTGATTGGCATTAAAGCTAAGAGAGCAGGCAAAGGCAAAAACTGGCAAAGACGCCAACTGCTTTACTGGCAGGGCGAAGCGATGGAAAGGCGCAGCGTCAAGTATCAGAAACTACTTGACCGTGCTTATGACGCATTGTACGAAAACCAGAAATTTAAGGCAGCTCTTGCAGCCGCCGGAGACGCAACATTTACACATAGTGTCGGTAAGAGAAAAGAAGGCGAGACAGTCTTGACAATTCAAGAATTCTGTTCCCGTCTCAACCGACTTCGTGAAAGATTGAAAAACGAGGCATAAATGACACCTGATGAATTTAGGACAGAACTTCGTAAGCAGAATGTGACACTACCGAAGTTCGTTGAAGATTACATTGACGGACTTGAAAAGAAATCAAACAAGAAAAAGACAGTCTATACTGTTCGTCACATCTATCAGCATGATATGGATGTAGAACATCGCAAGGTCTATTCTGGAACCGATCCAAAGAAGGCTCTTGAAAAATGTTATGAAACACTTCAGTGGGTTCAGGACACTTGTGAAGGTTATCTTTATCCATTTGAGCATGACTTTGAACAGAAGTTTCCAGGTAAGGAATATGGTGATTTGCATTTCAGCGGTCTTCAGATTAAGCAGTTCTTCATTGATTACATCAAGGAGTGCATCAAGAACAAGCAAAGCATAAACTACGACTTGATGTACAACGGCGATTGGGATCCTGAAAGTGACGGCGAAGCCGGCGGTTTTGAACTTGACATTACAGAGGTTTAATATGTCACAGAAATACATTATTGATACATCTTTTAACTGGGCTGATGAAATGGACATCAATCAGTTCACCATTCTTGACGAAGAAGAAAGGCAAGCGCTCATCAAGCTCACTGACGATATGGACGATGATTATGTTTACACCGCTTACGTCGGTTCAAATGAAGAAGAGGAATTGACGAAGCGTGATTTTGAAAGCATGCTAAGAACTGCTCGTCCGATTTCTGACCAAGAAGCAGAAACTATCTTACGTTACGCTTCTCAATGTCAAAGCGAACTCTTTGCGGAAGTCGCTGAATCATTCTATGAATCTCATCCTGAAAAGTCGCCTTACAAGCGTGAAGAAAAGATCATGGCTGTTCCTGCCTCAAACAACACTAATGAGGAATCACAGTGGGTAGAATTTAATCGGACGCCTTGCATCAAGAACATTGTATGGAAGGAAGGCATGCGCATCAAGCACTGCTGGGTCCACGCAGTTCCTTACTTTGACATTGAGAACTCGCTTGCTCTTAGCGATGTATCTAACTATAAGCCGGGTCCACATTGGTACGAATCTTTCATCTCGACTGTTCACAAAGACAGTGAAGGATTCTACGTCTACCCGAACGATGACGCTACTAGAGAAAAGATTCGTGAGTTTGGAGTTGATGAAACATCAATCATTGAGGAGCCTAAGAAATGAAAGTCTCAATAGAATACATACCGCGTGATTGCCTGTCTACACAAAAATATCCCGACGTATCAAAGGAAGTATATGTTCCTGATGGTATGCGAGATGAGGAAATTGCGGCATTTTATGAAAGCAGACACAAGAACATACATCACGTTGGAATAAATGTTGTAAAAATTGTGCGGCTAGAGGGTTGACATCAAATGCGCTTTTTGTTATTTTTGTACTATGGATACTGCAAACTTTCTCAAAAATATCATGAAGCGTTATACCGCTTTCATCAAAGATGACGTTGAATTTGAAACCGGAGATTTCTGGAGGAAAAGACCTCATCGTGTCTTTATCTTCAAAGCAAAGACTGGATTCCCGGTCCGAGTCTATGAAGCAAGAACAAAGTTGCTTTTTGACTATTCTGAAATTCTTCAGCAGGAAGTAACTATTGATAACTGCTTTTCTTTTCTTAGCTCAATTCCGCAAAAAGTGCATCATGTAGAATTTATCTCAGAAGAAGAAGCAGAAAAGATCATGGAAGGAAACATCAAAGTCATTCTTAAACTGCCATCAATGTTTAGCCGCGTTGCTAGGTTAAAAGAAATGAAAAAGCAACAAATGAAGTGGAGTATCTAATGGGTATTACAGATTTTTTCGAGTATGATGAAAATGACAAGTCAGGAAACGGAACCAAAGCGACTGACTTGCTTGCAAAGAATATGTGTGATTATGGTACGGAAGTAATTTCAGACCGTGCTATCGCTGACTTCCGAGACGGATTTAAGCCATCACAAAGACGCATTATGAAAGCCGCTGCAGACTTGCATGCTTACTGGAATAACAGAACAGTAAAGTCTGCAAGAATTGTCGGCGACACAATGGGACGCTATCACCCGCATGGTGATGTATCTATCTATTCGTCAATGGTGACGATGGCAAATGCAGAATATCCTGCAATTCATGGCGAAGGAAACTTCGGATCTTTGACTGATGGCGCCGCTGCACCAAGATATACGGAAGCCAAGATTTCTCAGCTTGGCATGAAGATGCTTGAATGCGATGATGTCACAGAAGAGGTTCCGAACTATACAGGTGAATTTAAGGAGCCTGTTGTTATCTCGACTCGTTTCCCGTACTTCTTTGTGAATGCATGTGACGGTATTGCGGTAGGCTTGTCTTGCGCTATTCCTGCGCATAACTTGAAAGAAGTCGTTGACGCAATGAAAGTTATTGTAAAGAAAGGCGAAAAGGCGACTGTCAAGGACATTATGAAATCAATCAAAGGTCCTGACTATAAGTACGGTGGAAAGATCTTGTCTGCGCCTGAAGAACTTGTCCCTCTTTACAAGACAGGCATTGGAAAGGTCAAGTATGAATGCGAGTACACAATTAAGCCGGAAAAGAAGGCGTTTCTTGTGACTATCACAGGATACTGTCCTGGCTTCCAGCCGTCTACTTTCATTGACGATATGATTCAGTTGATGAAGGAAAAGAAAGACACTATCTTGTATGTCAATGACTCTTCAACAAAGTCAGAGCCTTGCAAGTTGGAAGTGATGGTCAAGTCAAAGGAAGTCTTTGAAGAATATGTACACAAGAAGCTCATTTGCAGTGTTGCATATCGTTACTACACAATCAAGAGAACTAAATCAGACGATCCTGAGAAGGACATTGATACAGAAGTCATTTCAGACTCTCCGTTCAACTTGATGAAGCAATGGATTGAGTGGCGAAAGGGCGAAGAAACGAAAATGTGTACTGTTGAGAAAAATTTGGTCGCTGATAAGAAGCAAAAGGCTGAATGGCGCTTATTGGCCTCTAAAAACCTCAAAACCATCGTTATAGCCCTTGAAACCGAAGAGCCAGTAAAATATCTGGCTGAAAATTTAGCAGGCTTAAAAGGCTCTCCACGGGCGTTAGAGGCCGCAGAGTATATCTGTTCAATGAAGGTCATATCTTTGAAGAAAGTTGACCAAGGCGAGACAAAGAAAGTCATAGTTGACCTTCAGAAACGTCTTGAAGAACTTGAGTATGACATTGCTCATATTGACCTTGTCGTTGTAAGAGAACTTGATAAGTTAAAGCCTTACTTCAGGGACAGAAAGTTGAAGATTCAAGAGGACGCTGCATAAAAGCGTCCTTTTTCTCGTGTATAAATACTACATGAGTAATTGGACCCAAAATGGATATGATCCTAGCGTACATGGCTGGAAGAAAGGCGTAGTAGACGGCGCTCCTTACGGAGGCTGGTCTGCTAACTACTTCTTTGCCGATACGCTTCGTTCTGTTGACATTGCTTTTGGACTTATGCTTCATGGCATAAGCGTATTTCATACTTCGTCTGAAGGAGAACCAGTCAAGCAGATAGAAGTTCCTATTAAGATTGGTCCTCGAGCAAAGGCGTTTGATTTTAGAATTGAGAAAGAGACTGGCAAGAAGTACTACATCCCTCTCCCAAACATCACTTACCGCAGAACGGGTATGTCTTGGGACTCTTCTCGTTCAGTCGGCCGTTATGAACGAAGAACCTTTTACAGTGAGTTCTTTGAACAGCACGGAATTGACTATGTAATGCAAAATAAGTTCTGGTCAGACATTCAGCCAATTCCTTACAAGTTGAATTATGAAGTCAACATTAAGGCTGAATACCAAGACGATCTTGACCAGCTTAATGAACAGTTGACAAGACTCTTCGAGCCAGACTATCATTTGGTAGTTAAAGAATTCTGGTTCGCACCTATTCGTCGTACTTTAAAAGTCACTCTTGACAGTATCTCGTACGACTATCCCGTAGATTTTGACGAATCCAATAAGCGTGAATTTCATTGTAACATGACTTTCACCGTTGATGCTTGGCTCTATAAGCCGATTAAGCATGGCGCCATCATTGACCAAATCATCACTAAGCTTTCAGCTGATGTTGGCGATAAGAAAGAATGCTGGCAGCATGATCTTCGTGGCAACTTCAATGGCTCATTGACTGACCGACATAACTTCTCTGAAGTATTCGGAACGAAGATTGACTATGCTTACAAGGTAAGACCGGAAAGCACTGTGCCTGTGTTCGTGCCTTCTGCTAATGCTTATGTCGCTAACTATCAGTATGATAGACAAGACTACATTACTAACTATCCTCGTGGTTCTAAGCTGCTTGTTGTAACAAGCGCTGTCTATAACGATCCTAATGACACTTATGGGCAGTTGCAGGATAGAAATGTTAGAAGGAAAGTCGTAAACGACTTGATGAAGAACCATCCGTGGTATTCTGGCTGTAAGTTTGATAGCGAGATTTGCCCGCTTGCTAAGGGCGAAGAAGGCACTAGCGGATTCAACTTGATGATCTATAAAGACATGGAAGGATTCGGCGAAGCAGGCGGTGATTACGAATTTGGACATAAAGACGTTGACCTTGGTACAGAAATTGTGAAGGACGCTCCTTTTGCAAGTAAAACTAGCATTGTGGAAGTCAGCAAATAAATAAAACAAATTCTAGGAGATAACAATGAAGAAAAGTGTCAATATTTCTAGAGATAAGCTTGAGAATTTGATAGAAAGTTTTTTCGGTCTTACTGACAAGTACGACATTGATGTCACTTGTGAGTCACTAACCGAATACATAGCATGTAAGCTTAGAATAGATGAAGAGACCGTAACTAAAGCATTTGGAAAAATACTTGCAGCTGCCGCTTCATTCAATGAAAGCGCATACAATAATGCTATTGTAGAAAAGTTTAGTGCTTCTGAAATCCAGCAAGACTTTATGAACTTCTTCCATAAAAAGGAACTTAATGAAGCTAAGAAGCTTTGTAAAGATGAACTCATGAAAGATGAAGGACTCAAGACTTATCGTCGTACCAATGAATATCGTTCTGCTGACCAAGAAGGCAAATATCGCATGATTTGGAAGTACGTCGTTAGCCAGTTCAATAACTGCATTGGCAGTGAAGAAGATCTTGCTGATGTCTGCATGGAAATCGCAATGTACGATGAGAGCCAATTTTAAGTATAAATAGAAAAAGGAGATTTTGAAATGGACGTAAAAAATATGATAGCTGGATTCAGTAACTGGTACCATAATCAGTACCTTAAGGAAGACGGATATGTAGATGAACCGCTTGACCCAGAGGGAGTTGCAGTGCAGCAAGCAAACGCACAGCAACAGGCTGCTCAGGCAAACACACAGTCTGCTGCGCCTCAGCAAGCTGGTTCATGTTTCAAGAAGTACTTCTCAGGAAATGGTACTATGAAGGCTAACCTTGCTTCTCTTGGCAAGGAACTCGGCGATGCTCTTGTTGCTTTTGCCCTTAAGGAATATGTTTCGCCTGATATGTTTGATGGCGATGACAACCGTATCAACTATGAAACAGCTATTCGTGATACGATTGCAGAAAATTACAACTTGAAGATCATCGAAATTCTTCGCAATGCCGGTATCTTCATTTCAAACACTAAGGAAAAGTACACAAAGTAATAGGTAGTCAAGATGAAAGAATTGAATGAAGCAATAGAAAGATTAAACAAAGCCGGATTCATTGTTGAAGGTTACGGACGCAACGAGTTTAACACTGATGGTACCCGCAAGCAAACCCGCTATGGCAATGGCGCTGGCGCTGCAGGATATACTTACAAGTCACCTACTAAAGACCGCATGTATATCAAGATCTTGCAGTGCCTTCTTGATGGCGAGAAGACAAAGGCTCAAGTTCATGTCGAAGTTGGTCTGCCTGACCCAACTGCTAAGGATGAACGCGGACATGTAAGTAACTACTATACATCAGTATGGCAGGAACTACGCCGTGCTGGACTTGTAGATTTTGAACGTAGAGATGGAAAGACTCTCTGGTTCATCACTGAACGCGGCATGGAACTTGTTGATGAGGCAAACGGAGTGTAAAGGCTCCACCTAATCATCTTTTTGATGATGCGGGCAAACTGCCCGCATTTTTTGTCTTGAATAAATAAACTAGAGGAGATTTACATGGATATTAAGACTATCTACTGCGACATGGACGGCGTTCTTACTGATTTCATTAAAGGCGCTCAGAAAGCAGACGCCATTGATGGAAAGGTGGTAGACTGGAAGAAAATCAATAAGCTTGGATCCGCATTCTGGGCTGAACTTGAATGGACAAAAGATGGACAGCAGTTTATCAACTGGCTAAGAAAGCTCTGTACTGAGAGTAAGATTGATCTTTGCATCCTTTCATCTGTTGGTAGAGAAGAAGGCGTCAAAGGCAAGCAGATGTGGCTTGACGAAAAGACTCCATTCATTTCAAAGCAGAATCGTTACTTCGTAAAGAGGGGATCTGATAAAGGTAAGTACGCTTCTAGGTCTTCAATTCTTATTGATGACTTTGGTAAGAACATTGAGGCGTTTATCATGGCTGGCGGACAGGCCGTTAAGTATGAAAACTTTAATCAAGCAAGAGACGAGATTACAGGTTTGCTATAATGACAAATTTTGCTGAAGAGTTCGCAAAGACATTCGGAAACAGCTGTCCGCCAACAACTGACTGGAATGCGCCGCGCCCATTTGATGCTTTGAATAATGACTGTTATAAAGCAGAGGCAGCGTTGATTAGCGAACTTACTTCAGAAGCGTACAATCAGTTCGGCTTTGAGGTGCAGTACTTTATCAAGAAGATAAGTACCAAGAAAGACAAGCTCTATGGCGAAGACGCTCTTGAGAACTTCGAGAGACGCTTTAGATTGAAAGTCTATGCCGAAAACGTTCCGCAGCTGCAGAGACAGTACCAGCTGCAAGGCATGCTTTATACCGAAATCGTTACCTTGCAGGCTACGATAGAACATTTTAGAGAAGCATCTACCTACGACTACGTCACTCATGAACAGGCATGGCCGGAGTACTATCCGAAGATAGGTGATGTGATGTACTTTCCTTGGTGCGACTTATACTATGAGATCTTGAACGTAAAGGAATTTGCTGAAGGTACTTCGTTCTTATCGGCTCCTATTACGTTTACATTCCAGCTGAGAGTATGGAGAAACGCTCATGAAAGCGTAGACCATACAGAAGTCAATGACGATAAGATGGAGCATTTGAACAGCTACGTCAGCCTTGCCGAAACGTTCCACATTGACCACAAGACAGATGATGGCAAGTATGAGCACATGGGACCGCCAAAATCGGATCATGCTGAGCTCAAGACCAGTAAGGTTGAAGCGAAAGGCGATGTGCTTGCAGTCAATGACTATCTTAAGACGCAGGAACACGTTTTGTTTAAGAAGAAAGGTAAAGATAAGTCACTCGATCCATTTGATGGGTGGAGATAAGGAGAAAATATGGGAGCGGTAACAGACGCTATTTCAGCAATGAAAGTGCAGCAGTGGGGCAGAACCACTATGGCTGATGGTCAGTGGCTGCAAGAAAAGACTTTTAAGCAGTTAGACAATAGAGACATTAGATTAGCAAATGAAATTGACTCAATCAATGAACGTATTCCGACTAGCGGTAGTAGCTATGATGGATTGATTCCTTGGATTACAGATGGTAACCTTGAAAGAAATCCGCTTTTTGTCATTACTGATGGTACTGGAACTAGCCTTCAGAACGCCGCTAGCGGCGATAAGCAGTTCTACGTCGCACCTAGATTCTTCAACAATGACGACGGCAAGGTATTTGGTATAAAAGAAGGCAAAGCAAAATGGATTGACCCTATTGAGGTAAGTTACATTAAAGATTCTGAAACTACTAAAGTTGATTCTTTGAAACTGTATTGGAAAGGCTCAGATCAAGCACAGTTTAAAGCAGATGCTAACTGGTTAGGAAGCACTGTTCCAACTCCTATTTCTACTGATGAAGGAAAAGGCAAAGTTCCTGTTGCATACTACAGAGATGGACGCGGATATTTTAATCTTGAAAGACCTAAAGATTATAGATTCGGCGATACAATACAGGATGGACCACTTCCTCAGAACGACGGCAAGGTATTGACTGTTACTTCAGGTGAAGGCGGCACTGCTTATGTAGATTGGAAGACAGCTCCTGGTACAGTTGAATTTCGTACTCTGCAGTCATATAGCAGTGACCAAAATAAAAAGTTAGTAAAAACGTCAACATTCGCAATGCCAAAAATTAATGCTAAGTATTATGGAACTATTGGCTTTAGTGCTAGTATTCCAGGATCATACAGTATCGTGCCTTTAAGCGGTGACACTTTACTAAATGGCATAGTTTATGAATCACAATGCATAAACTTGCGAAATGTTCCTTCTGGACAGATATGTCATTATAATTTCTATTTTAATGCAGATGATCCTAATAAGCCATTTACTCATATTGGAATAAAAGGCGATGCAGTGACTTCTGGTGCTAGTGTAGATATAGATTACTGTTCAGTCTTCTATCAGGAATAGAAAACATATCTTTTAACCTTGACCCTGCGGAAGCAGGGTCTTTTTTCATCTTTTGACCTCGGTCTCCTATATAAATACCATAGTAAAGTTCATATTTTGTGACGTGAGTGAAATTATTAGAAGTTTAATATAGAGGAAAAATATGGCAAGATATTCATATCCGTCTATCCGAATGACTGAGATTGACAATTCAGTAAGAAATGTCTCTACTCCTACAGTCGGTGTTGGCGCTATCGTTATGAAGGCCAACCGTGGTCCTGTTAACGAACGCATTACTACTCATAACTATTCAGAATTTAAGGAATATTTCGGTGCACCAGAAACCGATAGCGATTATGGTCACTTTGCAGCAGAGAACTTCTTTGCTAACTCTCGTAACCTTGTAGCAGTCCGTGCTACTATGGGTGACGAATCCTATGCACAGATTCAGTTCCCTTACCAAGATGCAACTGCTGAAGACACTAACCGTTCTAAGGACACTGCATCATTCCAGTTCATCAATAACGAAGACACTAACAAGCTAGAATTGCTTGAAGATCTTAACCCGGTTGTTCAACTTGACCAGCTTAATGACTGGCAGCAACTCGATGCTCAGGATGGCAAGGTTTACGCTGCTTTTGCATCTGCTGGTTTGGTAACTGTCAAGGATCTTATTAGCGATACTGCTCCTGGTGTGCTTGTTTATAAGAAAGACCAGACAATCGTTGATGATGAAGGCGAGTACGTCGAGTTCGTAAAGAACGTTGGCAAGGATGGATCAGTTGTTTCTAAGGAAGACGATCTTATCTTTACTTACAATGCTTGGTATAATGGCGGCGGCGTTTCATCTGGTGATTTCTCTAAGGGGCAGACAATTTCCTATTACGCTACAAGCGGTGAAGAAACAATACAGGTAAACGGTATTCAAACTAAGTTCGTTGTTCCGGCTGCTGATACTTTGAACAAGAAGAATCTTGCAGTTTCAATGTACTTGACTGAATCTGCATACAACAGATTGACATCTGCTGCATCTGCTTCCTATCAGGACATCTTTGATAAGGATAACTTCTTCAAGAAGGAAGATGCTGATGCTGCTGATTACATGACCCACTTCCCAGCAACAAAGATCAAGGCTAAGGATTGGGACGACTGCGAAACCAAGACTCACTACATCGCTACTTCTGCAATGGAAACCACTTCTGGTGATGCAGTTGGTATCTCATTCCGTGAATACGGATTTGCAGATAAGACTGAAGCACTTGTTATGGGTGATGAAAAGGCAGAATATGCAGTAGAATACGATGCAGCCGACGATTTCTACAAAGTAGAAAAAAATAAGACTCTCGCACAGACTATCGCTGAAAGCTATGGTCTCGAAGTTGATGATCTTCTTGCACATGATGATAACGGCAAGATCAAGTACGGTATTCTTTCATACGTTGATGTTCGTGAAGGCGTAGATCCGGATGATACTGAAGCATCTATTGACGATTACTATACCGGTAAGAGAACATACAAGATCGTATTTGCAGACTTTGACAAAAATGATCCTAACTACAAGAATGAAAAGCTCTTCTGGTTGTTCTCAGTAAAGAACAAGCATAAGGCTCAGACTGTATCCGTCTATACCATTGGCGGTATCCCGCAACCGGCAGTTCTCCCATGGCAGGAAAGCGACCTTGCTCGTCTCGGCGCCCACGCAACCTCTGAAATCCTTAACGCTGTAAGCGGTAAGTATAAGGACGGTTACACTCGTGCTATCGAGTCTGACAATGAACCTGGCAACGGAGATATTGAGCAGTATAAGTCAAATCACGAAAACCAGCTTGTTATCGCTGCTATCGGTCCTGGTAAGTTCGGTAACGACATTGGTGTTTCTATCATCACTGCTGAAGCAGATAAGATTCCTGCTTTGCACCATCCGAACGCTTTCAACTGGAAGTACAAGTATGATACAGATGATGCTCTTCTCAACGGTAATGAAGACGATCTTACTTGGAAGAAGGTATATCGTATCAACATTTACACCAAGTTGAAGACACAGACTGCACAAGCAGCTTGGGGAACCGGTGTTGATGCACTTCTTAAGGATCCTGATGAATTCTGGTTGGTATCTAACGATCCGACTGCTAAGGACGGCAATGGTAAGTCTTTGTACGCACCTAACGTCATCAACGGAAACTCAAAGTACATCTACGTTTCACGTAATTCAGTCAATAGCGCAGTAACTGGTTCTGGCACATTTGCTCAGCCTCAGCAAACCTTCGCTATTTACGGATTGACCGGTGGTGAAAACTCTAAGAAGAACACTGCTGCAGAAAAGACTGCTGCATTGAAGCTCCTTGAAGACCGTCAGAAGGCACCATATAACATTATCTTCAACGTTGAAGCAATTCCTACTTTCAACGGTAGAGAACGTTATGCCGCAATGCAGCAGAGAATTGCTCAAATTGCCGGTAACAGAACTATGGACCTTGGTATCGTTCAGACAACTTCCCTTGAAGCACACGACATCAAGACTATGAAGTCTGAAGGTAAGAACTTCGCATTCAACAATGGTTCTTACGTCTGGCCTACTGCTAACTATGATAAGTACTACAACTCTGACCTCGCACAGTACATCTACTTGCCGAAGTCTGTTGCTTGTGCTTGTGCAGTTGCTCGTAACCAGATTCTTGGAACTCCTTGGAAGGCTCCTGCTGGTACTAAGTACGGCGCTATCGCATACTCTGTCAACCAGCTTGTTAACCTTTCTGACGATGAAATTGGTCAGTTGCTTGACTACAACATCACCACTTCTCGCCTTTGCGGATTGCATGGTGAATGTATCTGGGGTCACAAGACTGCACTTCGTCAGGAATCAAAGAGAAACCGCGTCAACGTTCGTGAGTGCTTGAACTTCATTGAACTTGCACTCAAGAATTACCTTGACCCATTCTTGTTCGAGCAGAACATCCCAACTATCCGTGGCTCTATCAAGAACATCATTGATGCATTCTTGAGCCGAGTTGCAGCTGGTGGTGGTATTGACCCGGACTTCATAACAAGCGTAGTGGCCGATCCAAATGACGATCATATCGTACTTGTAAATATCGCACTTATTCCGACTGACGTTATTGAGTTCATTGACGTTCGTATCACAATCAACCGTGGTACGTTCACAATTGAGGATAACTTGGCCTAATCGGTTAAGAAAATAAAAATAAGGCGTGCCTCTCAAGGGCACGCTTTTTTGTTATATTTTTTCCGAAATAAATAACATATAAGTTATTAAAGTATTGAGGTGATTTAATGAGTGATAAGAAAATCCGTTGGGTATCGTTTCAGTCTTTGATAGGTGGCTGTCCGTTAGGAGCTGAGAAAGCATTTGGATCTGCGCCGCTATTTACGATTGACTACGAAGGCCCAGATAAAGGAAACTCTTCTGCGTATCTTTACTATCAGAATGAAATTAAGCATAAGAACATCAGACAGCTAGTGCTTAATGGCAACCTGCTTTCAATGGCTACTGACTTCAAGTCTGAGGAAGACGAAAAGTTCTTCCAGGAAAATTGCCACGACATTGACGTAGTATCTGCTGTTCCTATCTGTTCTGGCCTTTCTGCTGCTAATACAGTAAATGACAAGACCAAGGGTACTCAGCGTGGAGCTGCTGCTCAACAGAACAACAATATGTACGGTGTCGCAAAAATGACCTTTGAACGCATCAAGCCGAAGGTATTCATTTTCGAGAACGCTCCTGCCCTTTTCACTAACACAGGTAAGGCGGTTCGTGATAAGCTCCGCGACATGGGCAAGGAACATGGCTACGTTGTTACTTGGGTAAAGACAAATACCAATAAGCATGCAAACGTTCAGTATCGTTCAAGAACCTTTGGTATCTTCTGGCGTGCTGATGTGACTCCGCAGCTTGAGTATGTAGACAAGCCACATGGCTCAATTAAAGAGTATCTTGCTGACATCTCTAAGGACGCACCGTACAACACTGATGAATGGATCATCAACCCGAATATCCTGAATAACGGCTGGTACAAGTACCTCAAGGCCAAGTATCCAAATAACTGGAGGGAATATCTAGCCACAAGCAAAAGAGGATTCTGGGAGAACTTCTGGGATAAACTCGACTTTACTGAAATTAAGCCGTACTGCAATGAAAAGGAATGGAAGTTCTGCGAACACGTGAAAGACAAGCTCTCCCGCAGAATGGGATTCTATGACAACGTCACTCCGCTTTACATGGGCGACTATCGTGTCCCAACAATCTTCCACCGCACTCTTGCTCGACTTGTCCACTATGAAAAAGACAGAGGCTACACGCTTCGTGAGTTCATGAAGTTTATGGGCATGCCTGATGACTTCGAGTGGCCTTCAGCAAAGAAGAATTGGGTATGGATCTCGCAAAACGTACCTGTCATGACTTCTTACGACTGGCATCTTCAAATTAAGAAGTACCTTGAAGGTGGTTTGAAGAACACTACTGAAAAGGAAACCTACTTCAACAATGAGAAAGGCCCTGAAGAGAAGTCAATGCTTGAGGAAATGCTTTCGTAAACATAATGTACCTATTATAACAAGCGCTCTCAATAGAGGGCGCTTTTTTAGACTTTATTTTTTCAAAACAGTTGACGAAAAACGAAAACTTTGTTATATTTTATCAAAAAGGAGTAAAATCATGCTTAAAGATGAAATTTTCAAACAGAAACTTGAAGACGCCGGCGATGACAAGGATAAGATCATTGAGGCATATAAGTGGTACCTTGAACAGTGGAGAGATCGTTCAAGAATGATGGAAAGTATGCTTAATGACACTGAACGCCGCTTTGATATGGACGACTATCTTGCGGAAGAAGGCTGGCGCGAACCTGATGAGGAGTAAGACTAATGGGCATTGAACAAGCAATAGACTTTTGTGAGCATCTCGCTAAGACAAAGAAGTATGAAGGCGATGGAACTGAATTTGTTCAGTTAGCAGAATTGCTTCGCTTTCTAGCAGATGACCAGGATAACATTGCTCGCAATGAATACATCGTTGACCACATGAGCCGTGAAGATTACCTGGCTCTTAGTGAAGAATATGATGAACTTGAAGAAGATGAGGCCGACTAATGGCTAAGTATACGATTGACTATTCAGATAGCGTAGAAGTTGATGCAGATTCTGAAGATGAAGCAATTTCAAAGGCATGGGACAGAATGTTCTGCGACGGCCCTAAAGATTATTGCTTTTCTTGCACTGATGTAGAAGAAGAGGAAGAAGATGCCTAAGTACGAAGTCTATGGCTACACAAAAACCAAATGGCGAACGGTAGTTGAAGCGGAAGATTCAGATGCAGCAGAAGAAATTGCCCGAGATAACTGGGAAAGCGCCACCTGGCTTGATGGCGACATTGAAGTCGTTGATGTTGAAGAACTAAAGGAGTAAAAACTTATGAACATTAAAGACAAGTTCACAATTAAAGACAACAAAAAGAAGAAGTATAAACCTCACTATATCATTCGTTACAGTATGGACGCTAACGATGGTGACTACATTAAAGATGAAAGCACATGGGATAAAGATGAATGGGATAAAATGCCTGATTTCTTCTTCTTGATGCTTGCCTACCTTGCTAAAGGCTATTCTGGTAAGTTCTCGCATGGTGAATCTTGGGGTAACTACTACGGTCATCATTGGGCTAGCAACAAGCACGGCCTTTATGATGAGATCTGCGCTTTCCAAGAATACTACGGCATCGTCTGTTCTAGCGAATGGGATACATGTCATTCATACTCTAACTTTGAAATCGAGTACTACGATGAAGAAAACAGAAAGCATGAAGTAGCTATTCCGAACATTGACAATCTTTTTAAGACTGAAGAAGAAATGATAAACGCAATCAGAGACGCTTATCAGAAAGTATATGAGGAAGGATAATGGCAGTATATAAAGTAAAACTTATTCAAGAAATGAAAATTCATTCTGACTCGGAAGATCATGCTTATGAGCTAGCGATGGAACGAGTTTATGAAGACGGTTTTGAACCAACTGATTCAGAAGTAACTAAAATAGAAGACAAGGATTAAGATGACTGACGTAAACCAAGCTATTAAATTTTGCGAAAGACTCGCAAAAGATCCTGAGTTCAATAAGCAGTTCACAAATGATGGCGAATTTAATATGCAAGACATCGTTAACATGCTTAATGACTATAACTATATGAAAGACGACTATGGCAAGTATGAATTCATTTGTGACAGAATGTCCAGTGATGAATACTATGAACTTGAAAGTGAGTATGAAGCAGAATGTGGCGAAGACGAAGATGAACAGGAGTAAGAATGTTTAAGATAATTTTCGTTCTTATCATAAACGCCCATCATGGTGGCTTGGCGACATTAGATTTCACTACTCGTCAGCAATGTGAAGCAGCAAAAGAAAAGGTTGTTGTAATGAAAGGATCTGCTATTGGCGCTATTTGCATTGAAAAGCAGATTCCTTTGAAAAAGACAAAATGCAAAGTCATTAATGACTACAGCTATCAGAATTCATATAGTCGTGTAAATGCTGGAAATATGAATGGCTACCCATATCCGGTAGCGCTTGAATGCATTGAGGAGTAGATATGATTAAAGCAAGTGAACTTAGAGAAAAGTACTTCAATGAAGAAAATTTCAATGTTCTATTTGAGCAATTAAAAGCATTATGCGAAAATAGTATCATTTCTGCTGCAGAAAAAGGTGAAGAGAGCACAACAGTAAACATACCATTAATGTGTAAAAAGAGAATTGCTGAATGGTTGGAAGATAATGAATACACAGTTCTTGGTGTTAATGGCTCATTAGATGAAATTCAAATATTTTGGTCTAAAGACTTAGTTGAACAAATGATTTAAGGAGAAACAACTATGGACGCAAAACTTAAAAAGATGATTGATGACTTCTTTAAGAAGCATGAAGGCAACGCCATCTGCCTAGAAATGTTTGGCAACATTGACTACGGTGACAGAGCAAGGCAATGCCATTGGGAAGAACGCATTGAAGAATTCTCCCATGCGATGTCACTTGAACAGACATACGGTGAAAAGGGACTTCCCAAGAAACTTATCTTCGCTAATCTTGGTGTTGATAACGATGACATTACAAGTGAAAATGTTTATGAAGTCGGCTACATCGCTGATGCTGTCGCTGACATTCTTCCATGGGATGTTCATGACTTTGATGGCGATGTAAATCAGTACTGGTTTGGCTTGGTCATTGTCACTTCCGACTATAAGGTACTTCGTGTCACCTCAGCCGGCGATGACTGTATCTACCGCTCTACTATCGGCGACTTGACCAAATTCGGTTCAGCAGATGAAGAACTTGAAAAGAGAAACATCAAGAGCATTCAATCATCTATCGGAAACATCAAGAGCAAGTTCAAAGAATTGACTACCGACGAAGGCAAGGCAAAAGTTAAAGAACTTATCAAAAAGCTCTCAGAGGCTATAAAGTAATGGCAGACAGAAACACACTTATTCAGCAGGCGACTGATTGGGCCAAGAAACACCTTGACCCAAACTTTGAATTTAGAAAGTATCAGATCGAGTCAATCGTGATGATAATTGAGCGTGTTCTTGACAATGTTAAGACTCAGGTCATGAATGCGCCTACTGGTTCTGGCAAGTCGCTTACTGCAATCATTTCAGCAGGCACGCTATGGGAGTACTACAAGAAAACGACTTACATTCTTGTATCTGACCTTAGTTTGTTTGAACAGTATGAAAATGACCTTAAGCGCTATAACTTGAACTGGGGTCACTTGAAAGGCAAGGACAACTACGTTTGCCAACGAAACGGCAATATTGTGTCCTGTGGTGAATGCGCTTTGAATATGGTCAGTACGAAGACTTTAGAAGATCCTGAAAAGGCTGAAAAGTCAGGATATTCTTGCGCTAAGGAATGTGAATATGTCAAGATGCGAAATCTTGCAATGAAGTCGCCTGTAACTGTGATGACGTACCAGCTTTACTTAATTCAACGCAACTACGTCAATGATATGATGGGCGGTGAAGGATCTACTCCATTTCCAGAGCGTGATTTTGTCATTTGTGACGAAGCGCATAAGCTAAATGACATTATTCAGTCTCACTACGCACCAAGAATTCCGTTTGCGGTGCCTGAGTACATGAAGACACTGAATGCTTATGCCAAAAAGCACCGTATGAAAGTGCCGGAATCAGACAGAGTCACAATGTATGCAAATAAGTTGAATAAAGCTGAGTCGCATACTGAAATTCTGTCTTACATGCAGAAATTCTCAAGCCTTCTTTCCGAATACATGGACATCAATGAAGCAGTCCGTGCTGAGGCTCAGAAAACCCGTCAGTTTAGAAAGCTTAGAAGTGAACTTGCTGCGGGCAACATGGCTCGTGAATGCAACTGCAAGTTTGGCGACTTTATCACGCTTGCACAAGAACTTGGCCCTCAGATCGCCGTAAAGACTCCAGGTGAAGACGAGATTGTCATCAACTGTACTTACGAAGGCGATATGATTCAGAAGTACTTCCATAATGTCAGCAAGTGTGAACTGTTCATGTCAGCGACTTTGGGCAACTTGAAGCTCTATAAGGAGTTCATTGGCCTTAAAGATGCTCCTGCTGGACAGTATAAAGGACTTGATGTTCCAAGCACGTTTGACTACAGTAAGTCGCCTATCTATTTCAGCGAAAAGAACCCGATGTCTTACAAAGAAAAGGCAAAGTCCATTGGTCCTATCTGTAGACAAATTACTGAAATAGCCAAGATATTCGCAAATCAGCGTGGAATCATTCAGACAGGCAACTACGAGAATACATCTAAGCTGCTCGACTATGCTCCGCCTGAATTGAAGTCTCGTCTGATTAAGTACTCTAACGCTCGTGAAAAGATGTACGCTATCACGCAGTTCCAGAAGAGCACTAACGGCATTCTTGTTGGACCTACTTTGCTTGAAGGCTTGAACTTTGACGGCGATAAGTGCAGATTCTCTATCTGCATGAAACTTCCTTATCCTAACTTGTCTAACAATCTTGTCGCTGCAAAGAAAGACCTTATTCCTAACTGGTACGCATCAGCATGTATTGCCTCACTTGAGCAAGGCTTTGGTAGAGGCGTTCGTTTTGATGGCGACTGGTGTGTGAACTACATTCTTGACGGCTGCATCGCTAACTTGATTAGATTCAATGGCGACCTGTTCTCAAGAAACACTCAAAACCGTCTAAAAGCACTCGGATAGTTCTTGCCATCTGCCTCTATTTCTATTCTTGAATAAATAGAATAATAGAGGCATGAAAAATGGCAGAATTGAATTTTAAAGATCCGCAAGTTGAAGGAAATAAAGTCCAAAAGCAGCCAGACCCAAAACCTGGGAACTTCTGCGCTGCTAGAGACGGTTTTCTTAGAGCTACATCTATCCAGAATGTATCTCAACTCATAGATTATGTAAAAAGAAAATTGGGCGCCCCACGCATTTGCGTTGAAATTGATGATGAGACCATTCTTTACACTATTAAAGACATCGTTGATTGGTTCCATAAGTACTATCTTCAATACGGCTCCTATAAAGATTATCTTGTAATGGACCTTGTGCCAGGAACTACTCACTACAAGCTCTGCCAGGAGCTTGTTTCAGTAGTTGACTTCAAGACATCAAACTGGTTCGGCAGCATTAACGAACTCTTTACGGTTCCGCATGCTTTGCTTTATGACCAAGTGATGAATATGAATACTTGGCACGGTAACTGCTATGGCAACACTGCTGCTTATGGCGATGTTCTTGGCAGCTGGACAGCGACCCTTACATGGTTGGCGGAAGCAGACCAGATGTTTGGCGAAAAGTACCAAGTCAGTTACAATCCGCTTGAACAAGAACTTGAAGTACTGCCTGTTCCACAAAGACATGTGAAAGGCATTATGCAAGTCTATAAGAAGCAAAGAACCGAAAAGCTCTTTAACGATCCACTCTTCCGTAAGATGCTAGTCGCTGAATGCGGTAAGATCTGGACTAACTCGTTAAGAAAGTATAACCTGCAGATTGCCGGTGGTGGTTCTCTTAACGCTGACTCACTTTACTCCAGCTATGAAAAGGATTATGACTGGTGTGTTGAGCGTGTTGATAACGAATCACCGAACGGACACGTATTTGCTATAGCTTAATTAACTTATTTGTAAAGGGACAAAATAGCACCACTCCGCTATTGACCGGGCTGCCACCCGGTCTTACCTTTATAAATACTATAGTATTTGGCAGATACTTTTACATTTTAGGAGTGGTTTATGGGTAAACGAGTAAAGTTTACAGTCTATGCTGACTCACAGTCAGATCTTGATAGAATAAGAAAAACATACGCAAATGATACAAGAGTCTTGATGCACTGTCAAGGCTGCGGCATACCTGTCTCCAAAGTATTGAAAAAGATCATTGGACGAGACTTTAATGATCTATATTGTAGGTCTTGCGGTATTAAAGTCGCTACGTTTAATAAGTATGGCGTGATAAATGTTTTTCAGTTGGAAAGCACAAAAGAAACAATGAAGAAAACGTGTTTAGAAAAATACGGAGTTGAATATGTTTCACAAGATAGCGCTTTTAGAAAGAAAGTGGAAAATATCATTAAAGAAAGATACGGCGTAAGTAATATAACACAAGTTGAGATGTTTAAGCAAAAAGCAAAGAAAACACGCTATGAAAAATATGATGGAAAATATCGGTCTGATGAAACAACAAATAAAATAAAAGAAACTTGCTTAAAACGTTATGGATATGAAGTTCCATGTACTTCTCCAGAAAATTTAGAAAAATCTAAAGAAAGCATGAAGGAAAAGTATGGTTCTGAATACTTTTTTCATACAGCTGCATATAAACAACGAATGACAGAACTTTATGGTGGTGAAAATCCTGACTATTGTCCTTCTATACTTTCAAAGATGAAAAGAAAGTATACTTTTGAAAATCTGCATTTTGATAGTACATGGGAAATTGCTTACTATATTTGGTTAAAAGATAACTGTAAAAACTTTACCGTTCATCCTAAAGAATACTTTTCATATACTTTTGATTCTAAAAAGCACAGATATCATCCAGATTTTCTTGTAGATGGAAAGTATGTAGAAATAAAAGGACCACATCTACTCAATGAAATGATGAAAGAAAATACAATAAGTAATGCAAAATATAAATGCATGATTGAAAATGATGTAAAAGTCATTTCTGACCTGTCGCCTTATTTTATATTCCTTAAAAATAAATATAATATAAGACCGGCAGATCTTCATCAGTATAAGAACTGCCAGTAGGAGATTAAAATGGAATTAAATGAAGCAGTACAGAAACTTAAAGACGCTGGCGCGGATGTGCAAGATTTCAAGTACACGCTTAAAAACGGCGTCTTTAATTATGTTATCTTCCCTACTTTGGAAGATTTCTTGAAATGCTATGGTCTTGACCCAAATGGACCTTATGCTTATGACCCGCCTTCAGAAGGCTATACTGGTTGCGTTTATGATACTACTAAAGGCTACCATGGCGTAGTTAAAGCCGTTGAAAACAAAACCGCAGCAGGCTATTGGTTTAAATGCGACGATTTCATTAAACCAGATAAGTACAGTGTAGAGAAAACACGCTTTGGTGGTGCACAAATTCCGATGATTTCACGGAAAAATGGCACTTGGCTTTCATTCGAGACTTATTTGAAAAGACGAGATGCAATTCTAGCACAGCAGAAGGCTTACGATGATTATAGAGATAAAATTCAGAAATTCGTGCAGAGCATTCGTGCTGACTTTGCAGAAATAGCTGACGCCTTTAATAAATAATCTAGAGGAAAATAAAGATGAACCCATCATATCTTTTAAATGAAGACTGTCTGGCAGAGCAGAAAATTGATGAAAGCGCTGCTGACAAGTTTATGTATATTTCTGGACCATTTATGGGCGCTGAAAAGCGTAACCGTAATGGACGTATCTACAAGAGAGACATTATTGCCCGTGAAGTAAACAAGTTGCAGAAAGCTATCGCTAGCCATGAAGCAGTTGGTGAACTTGAACACCCAGATACACAGAAGATTTCTTCTGACCGTGCTGCAATCTTGATTACCGACCTTCACATGGACGGTGACTTCGCTATGGGTCGCGCTCGTGTTTTGCCTACTCCTTGTGGTAAGATCCTTGAAGGACTTATCCGTGGTGGCGTTCACATGGGCGTATCTTCAAGAGGTACTGGTTCTCTTGGAAATGACAACATCGTTTGCGAAGACTTTAACCTTATCACCATTGATGCAGTGTTCATGCCATCTTGCCCAGACGCATACGTTGAGGCAGTGAATGAATCTTCTAAATGGGTGCTTGATGAATCTACTAACCTTTACATTGAGAAGAAGGTTTCTATTGATGAAGCTCGTCAGGCATTTAAGAAGAAGTTGGACACTTACGGCTCTAAGGCTGTAGTCGCTGCATTCAAGGAATATCTTAAGGCAATTTAGGGGCTGCTAATATGGAATTATGCGAAGCATTCAATCGTCTGAATAAAGGCGGAGCGAAGTTCTTCAAAAGACGTGATAACTTCAAACGTCCTATTAACGATAGAAACCCCGCAGCAGAAGCAGAACTAAAGAACGAAATTCTTGACTTCTTGTCAGATAGACAAGTAAACATTGGTAAGATCAGAGTATTCGGCAATGGATACTCTTACCATCTCAAGAAAGGCGCTGCTGATATTGACATTTTCTGGAACTCCAAGAGCGGAGCATTTCAGGTGTTCGTAAATGGCACTGTCTACAAGTTTGGTAAAGCAAGTACGCTTTCTGATTTTGCGGAAGAAACGACTGATTATTTGAAAGACGAAAATTTGGTTTAATAAATACTATACATTTGTAAAGGAGATAGTGATATGAATAAAGAAGATGAACTCTTTTTGGCTAAAAAGACTGCTGAAGAAGCAGGTTACACAGTTATCATGCCCAACGAACGCAGAGGCGGCGCTCAGGCACCACAGGCTCCGGCTGCTCCGGCAGCACCTCGTCGTGCTCCGTCCATTGCCGACCAGCTTGAACAGCTCGCTCAGGCAGCTCGTACTGCAGAAGCAGCTGGTTACCGCATTCGTAAAGCACCACGTCAAGTTCCGCAAGGAGCTGCACCTGCTGCACCAGCTCCCGCAGCTGCTCCCGCAACACCAGCGCCAGCCGCACCTGCTAAGCCGGCTACACCGCAGGACATTGAACAGAAGCCAGCGAAGAACTCAAATCCATACCTTCAGGCCGCTGCTCGTTTCGCCCAGAAGTTGAACGACAACGACAGATAATCTGAAAACGATTTGAAGAAACAAGACCGAGAGTAAAATCTCGGTCTTTTTGTTTGACTGTACTTAAGTAAATTTTTGTGCACCTTTGACATTTTCATAAACTTTGTTATTTTTAGTACTGTTATAAATACTACAACCTTTGAGGGAAAAATTTAAATTTGAAGTGAAATTATTAGAAAAGAGGCAAACTGAAATGGAACGTTATTTTGAGTTAGATTGCTGACATTTTTATCTGGACGGTAGTAGGTTATGTAGAACCCTGCCGTTTTTATTTTCTTTTTATTGATGTAGCTTAACTCGGTAGCCGAAATAACAGTTTAGAATAGAGGAAAAAATGATAACAAACATTATTAAGCGAGACGGCAGAAAGAAGAAATTTTCTATCACCAAGATCTCAAACGCAATTACCGCTGCATTTAACGAATCTGGGGAGAAATTTGATTCTGATGTCATTGATGGACTTGTAGACGCTGTTGTTGACCAACTTGAAAAGAAAGGTAGCAAGACAGTAAAGGTTGAAGAAGTACAGAATGTGATTGAAAACACAATCATGGAATCTGGCTATCAGCAGACCGCAAAACGTTACATTCTCTATCGTGATGAAAGAAACCGTGTTCGTGACACAAACTCCGCGATTATCTCGACCATTCGTGAAATCACTGAATCTGACATCAAGTCATCAAATATCTTGCGTGACAATGCAAACGAATCTGGCGCTACTCCTGCTGGTGCATTTGGTAAGATTGCATCTGAAACCAACAAGATGTACAATCTCTTGAACAAGATCAACAGAAAGTATGCTCAAGAACATAAAGATGGCTACATTCATATTCACGACTTGAACCAGTATAACTTGACATTCAACTGCTTGTTCGCTCCTGTAAAGAAGCTTCTTCTTTCTGGCTTTGACTCAGGCACTGGATATCTTCGTTCTCCATCTAGCATTGAGACCGCTGCTGCCCTTACTGCTGTAATTTTGCAGTTGCAGTCAAATCAGCAGTTTGGTGGAATTGCTGATGACAACCTTGACTTCGATCTTGCACCGTTCGTTGACCGTTCATTCCGCGAGAACCTCGCTCATGAACTTAACAGGATTGCTAATCGTTCAACAACTGGCGAATATACAGAATTTAAGGGTAACTGGAAACAAGACCACAAGACGTTCGTGAAGATTCTAGAGAATAGAGGCATTTCAATGAATAGCCCGACTGCAGTTCTCTATAAGTACTTCCCGACTTACGCAGTTGATGATGCGATAGACCAGACTGATATGGACACTCATCAGGCCATGGAAGGTCTTATTGGTAACCTTAACTCCTTGCAGTCTCGCTCAGGAAACCAAGTTCCGTTCTCGTCATTGAACTTTGGTCTTGACACTTCTAACTGTGGACGAATGGTCTCCAAGAACCTTATTCGTTCTCAAATGGAAGGTCTCGGCGATGGATTGACTGCAATCTTCCCAATCTTGATTTTCAAGTTAATGAAAGGCTACACTAAGAATCCTGAAGATCCTAACTATGACCTTTACCTTGACTCTATCAAGTGCTTGGCAAGAAGATTCTATCCGAACTTCATTTCAGTAGACAGCTCGTTCAATAAGCCTTATGTAAAGTATAGAACTACTGACATCAACTTGTCTAATTTCCCGGCTATCTTCGCAAAGGTCCGTGGAAAGGACGAAACGAAGGATTTGCCTACTTCCGTAAATCAGGACTTTGGAACTCCGATTTATGAATTTGAACTCAAGCCTGGCGAATGGTGGGAAATTACAAGAATTGAGAATAGCGTCCTTTATCTCCGTCGTTTGATTGAGAACACTACTGTTTCTGCTATGGGATGCGCCGATGGCGAGGAAACTGTAAAAATCAGAGTAAACGGCAAGTAATTCATTTATGCAGGGACAGACTAATATGCTTTCCATAAGTTTGACGCATTTTCCGGATGCGTCTAACCTGCATTTTATAAATAATCTGAGAACCGGAAATTCTCTTTTTATTTTAAAGGAAAGCACAATGAATTATCAGCATTTATACGATATGCTTTGTGAAAAGGCATATAATCGTTTTTCTGATTTTTATATTAGATCTTCTAGTTTAAGAATCGTCAAATCAATCATTTACAGAGAAACAGACTACAAATATCTTGAAGCTCATCATAAGTTACCTAAATGTGATGGTGGTTTAGATGAACTTTCAAATTTAGTGTTTTTTACTCCTAAAGAACATATAGTTGCTCATCATTTACTTTTTAAAGCACAGCCTACACCAAAACATGCACAAGCCTGGCATTTACAATCGCATTCTTCAAAATCCGGTTTACAGATTAAACTTACTGCTAAAGAATTTGAAGAAACAAGAAAAATAAACGCGGAAAATGCAAGAAAACAAATTTATGAAACAAATAGAAAAATGCGTGAAAGCGGTCGCAGATTTGGTGAAGGCAATTCTATGTATGGACGAATCTGGTACACAAATGGAATTAAAAACATTATATTAAAACCTTCTGATATTGTTCCAGATGGATTCTATAAAGGTAGATTGAATGTTGTTCCAAAAGATAAACATAAATCAACAACTGGAATGTGTTGGTATAATGATGGTACTATAAATAAAATGTTCAAAGAAACTGATAACATACCGTTAAATTTTCAAAAAGGAATGCTAAAATGCAAGAAATAAAATTCAAAGACATGTGGGATCAATTTAGTCAAGAATATGAAGTTCAGCGATATTCTGAAATTTCTGAATTCATTGACCTTGAGCCTTATGATGTTGAAATCTTTGATAATGCACTTCAGGATTATGTAAAGTGCAAGAAACTTATAAAGAATCATCAGGTCACCAATTGGACAGAAGTATCATTCTCTAATGGTAAAGTTCTTCGCTTGACCGATGACCATCCTCTTTACCTTGAACGCGGAAGAACTTATGTTCGTGACGTTGAGGAAGGCGACAAAATCAGATATCTTGACACAATCGTTGAAGTTACTGAAGTTCGTTATGTAGAACGAGTTGCTGACTCTTATGACGTGGAGACTGTTTCTGACCGTTTTGAACTATCTGGCTTTAACTCTGGAAACTGCCGCACAAGAGTCCTTGGTAACGTCAATGGCACTGAGCAGACCACGGGTAGGGGAAACCTTGCTTTCCACACCATCAACTTGCCAAGACTTGCTATTGAAGCACATATCAAGGAAACTGATGAAGAAGCTAGAAAGGAATTCTTCTTCAAGCGTCTTGACGAAATTCTTGAAGATGTAAAGGGTTCATTGATTGACAGATTCATTCTTATCAGCAAGAAGACCTTTGAAAATTATCCGTTTACTATGCAGCAAGGTCTTTACCTTACTTCTGATGATACTAAACATCAGATTACTGATACTGTTGCAGAAATCCTTAAGCAGGGTACTTTGTCAATCGGATATGTTGGTCTTGCAGAAACAATGACCCTTTTGACTGGAAAGACTTATGGCGTGGATCACGACATTGATAAGTTGGCGTTCTCCGTCGTTAAGCGCATTCGTGATTTCTGCGACAAGACACAGAAAGAAACCAAGCTTAACTGGTCATGCTTTGCTACTCCTGCTGAAGCGACCGCCGGAAGATTCGCAAATATTGACAAGAATAAGTTCCAGCATGAAAAGAAACTAAAGGATGTTGACCTTCAGCGCATTTTCGGTAAAGGCTACTATACTAACTCGCACATGATTGACTTCTCTTTGCCTACTTCATTGCAGAATAAGATCGCTACTGAAGCGCCGTTCCACAAGATCACAAACGCTGGACATATTTTCTACTATAAAATGAACGGTGACCTTACACAGAACCCTGAAGCAGTGAAGAAGGTCATTGACACAATGTATGACGGCGACCTTGGATATTTCACTATCACGATGGATTCTGACGACTGCCTTGAATGTGGTTACCACGGAATCATCAATGACGGTGGCTGTCCAAAATGTGGAAACAAGAATGAAGACAAGATTGTTCGAGTTCGTCGCATTACTGGATATTTGACAGGTTCGCCACGTAAATCTATAACTAAATCATGGAATGACGGCAAACTTGCTGAACTTAGAGATAGACAGAACACCTAATTGATTACTTTGTTTTAAACTGGAGCCGTGGAAACGGCTCCTTTTTTAGTCTTTAGAAAAAATGTAAAAATTGCCCATTGACATTTGCTTTCAATTATTTTATTTTTTCGCCTGAAGAAAAAAGACAAGAATAAATAACTCAGAAAGGAGAAAAAAATGAAAAGACTAATGATTCTTGTTATGGCTTTCATCTTAGCTGCGGTAGGCGCACCAGTGGAGCCTTTCAGCTACGGCGACGTAGTAGACAATCAAAAGCAGTATGAATACATGCTTCAATATAAGTTGTTCGGTGAAGATTATCTCAAGATTGGTAAGAACGACAACATCACCGACAAGTCAGGATGGAATGGTTCAGCGAACTACATTTCCATCAAAGATGAAGTTACTCTCGGTGGTCCAATTCTTGCAGGAACGACTATTTCAGCAGGCAACGGTCTCAAATCACTTACTGGACCGATTATCGCAAAGTCATTTACGATGGGAAATGACAATGGCTCATATTTGCCTGGCACAATGTGCCTTGAAGACGTAAATGTATCGTCTACTGTCGAGACAATCGTAAAACGCTCTGAAGGCGTCATTGTAGACGCATGTCCACTAGAAGCAGATCCGCCCGTTGACTTGTCTATTCCGACTATTTCATGGCCTGACACAATTACGCAGTCTATCATAATTCAAGATAGAGAGAAAAAGATCATTGACATTCCAGATACTGACTATTATGACATCTATCTAAACAAAATCAGTACTGGAACTGAAGATACTTTGTTTGTCAGAATGAAAGATGGTGGAACTATCACTAGATTCTTTGTCAAGGACGGAATTACTTTAGGAAACCATACGGTCATTAAAGTAATGTACCGAACTGCTGATGGCGACTCCATTCTTTCACAGGATAGATACCGCGGCAACCTCATGTTCTATACTACTAGCGATTTTACCTTAAAGAACTCTGACAACAAGCAGGGCGCTTTACAAGGAACCTTCATATCTACGGCTAAAATCAGTCTTATCTCGAACATCAACTTCGCTGGACAGTTGATTGCGAAGGAACTTGAGATTGGTGACGATTTTGATGGTAAGAATTTCCGCTTCGTAAAGTTTGACCCTGACACAATTGATGTAAGACTTGATAAGTACGGCGGACTTCGTGAAAATGACACTACTGTAATTATCCCGATTGAGCTCTCTGACACAACTAACATCAATGTATTCTTCAACTACTGCTTTGACCTTAAGGACGGGGTGACTGTCACTGACTTTAACATTCCGCCTGAGCTTCCGCTCTGTAACAATGGCGAGACAAAGGAAGCAGTAATTGCGATTGGCAGCAAAGTGCCTACTGAGCAGATTAAGATTAATGTCAAGAAAGACACTATCATTGAAAATGAATACTTGACAATGCGCATTGACAGTATCTCAGGCGCTATCCTGCCAAATGGTAAGACTGCCGGCGAATTGAGAATTAAGATCATTGATGCAGACTTCAGCAAAAAGCTTGGATTTGACTCCACAGCGGTTTACACATTCCCTGAGAATAAGCTCGGAATTGTTGATACATTGAAGATCGTCAATTTCACAGATTCAGTAAGATTCCATCTTGACTCGGCATATACTGACCGATACAAGCTAGATTCAGTGACTGGTGTTTTGGAACTCGTCAAATATCCGCTTGACTTCGAGAAGAAACAGCTAGACTACATCGCAGTTTCTTTGACAGATACGAATGGATTGGTGGTTTATGACACATTGAAGATTCACGTCATTGATGAAAATGAAAAACCAATCGTAAATGACCAGAATTTCGAGTTCTATGAGAACACAAAGCCTGGCTCTACTGTTGGTATCATCAAATGGGAAGATCTTGACAACTTTGACGATTTCAGAAACAACGTAATCTTGCCGGTTGACTTGCCTGAAGAATTTAAGCTCCTTTCATCTGGCGCTGTACAAGTAACCAAATGGCTAGACTTTGAGAAGGACCCACACGAGTTCACCTTTCGTGTTATCGTTAAAGATGGACTTGAAGATGCTCTGGCAGACACAGCCTCAATCACAATATCCTTGCTTAACCTTAATGAAGCACCTGTTTCTAAAGATACTACATTTAAGTTCCCTGAGAACAAAATTGGAACGGTGGGACAGATTGTTGCTTCCGATCCTGAAGGTAAGGATTTGACATATTCTATTGAAGAAGATGTGCCGTTTAAGATTGACGCAGATGGCAAGATCACGAATACGAAGGAGTTTGACTACGAAGACACAACTTCTTATACATTCACTGTTAATGTAAGTGATGATTCATACATTACTCCTGTCACAGTGACTGTTCAGATTACGAATGTCAATGAGCCTGTTCATGCAAATGACACTACGTTCACTGTGCCTGAATACAAGAAAGGCGACATTGGTAAAGTGACTGCCTGGGATGAAGACAAGACTCCTGTTCAGTTCTCGGTAACCGATACTTCTAAGTACTCGATTGATAAGACTGGCAACTTGTTCTTGAAAGAGCCTTATGACTATACGAAGACAAAAGCAGACACTGTGGAAGTCATCGCTACTGATGGAACATTCAGTGATACTGCTAAGGTGATTGTTAAAGTAACCAATGTGAATGATCCTCCAGCGCTTCAACCAAACGATACTTTGGCCGTTCCTGAAAACTGCAAGAACTGTCAAGTAGGCGTGATTGTGGCGACTGACAAGGATGGTGACCCTATTAAGTACAGTGTTATTGAGAAAGGATTCACAATAGATTCCGCTGGCGTGCTTAAGGTGACTGAACCACTTGATTTTGAGAAGACCAAGAAAGTCTTGATTACAGTGACCGCAACAGATCCTTCTGGTGCTGCTGACACTGCGACTTACGTCGTAAAGGTCACTGACTTAAATGAAAAGGCTTGGGTCAAAGACACTACATTTACAGTCCCTGAAAATGACACTACCAGCTGGAAGGTCACAGGAGGTGACGAGGATGGAGACCATCTTAAATATTCTATCTCTGATAGTCTTACTTACGGTATCACTGATGTTGGCGTTATTACAATAAAGAAACCGTTTGACTATGAGAAGAAAAACAAAGACACAGTGACTGTATATGTTGATGATGGAAGAGGATCTCGTGATTCTGCTAAGATTGTCATCAATGTTAAAGATGTGCCTGAAAATCTTGAAATAACTGATATTGATGATAAGCCTAGACAGGATACTATCAGAACCAATAAGCCAGATCACAAGATTGACTATAAAGAATGCGAAGGAGCTAAATGCAAGTACGAAGAAAAGCCAGTTGAAACTCATCACGACACAACTGTGACTATCTGTACTGTCAAAGGCACTTCCTGCGATTCAGTCTTTATCTTGTTTAATGACAAGCCGCCGGTAGTTACTTTGTCAAAGCCAGACAACACAACTGACTACATTGACTACATCACTATTGAGGAAGAAAAGGACGACAAGATCTACATCAATAAAGCAGTAAATGAATTAACTGTTACTGTGGCTGACACTGTGCATCGCACAAAGGAGACGTTCCCAGTAACCGTAAATCTTGACACTGTGAAGAATGTAGCTAAGGAGATTAAAGATTACGATTACGTCATCAATGAAAAGCTAGCACAGTCCACTGACATTGGTGGAGGTCTAATTGAAATGACTGAAGAAATCAATGGTGTGAAAGTGACTGTCTATCTTGATGCAAAGACAAATAAGAGAAAGGACACTACTCAGACAATTTCTTACACCAAGAAAATTGGTGGAAAGGAAGTAACTATCTCTTACATCACTGATGATTTCGGTCAGCGAGTATCTAACTACTTTGTTTCATACAAGACTGACGATGCGACTACTGTAACTTACGCCCTTGATGACAAGAAGAAGATCATTAAGAATAAAGACAACAACATCGCATACGAAATCAAGTATGAATATCTTGATGCCTTCGGCAATAAGGCAGCTGCCCAAATAGATGTAGTCTTTGACAACATTCCGCCGGTAGTCGAGATTCTTAAACCTACGAAAGATGAAACAGTCAACAGAAATTCAGTCGCGGTAAAGTGGACAGTAAATGGAGAAGTTCAAGATACTTTGACATTGCAGCGACTTGAGCGTGGACTCAACAAAGTCATTAGACGATATGTTGATAAAGCCGGCAACGCTGCTGCTGACACGGTATTCGTATTCATGAAGGAAGCAAAGGACATTGACATTGAACTCATCAATCCTGTAACAAGAATAGACCAAGACAAAGTTGATGAATACTATAAAGATCATAAGTACGATAGAAAGAATCCAGCGACTGTTCAGACAGTAGGTGAAAATGACACTATTCCTGAACCAATCGGAATTGGATTTAAGGTTGACATTCGTCTTCCTTCTGCATCGCCTACTGGCGGTCTAGCTACTCTTGATGACATCGTCCGAAATGGTCAGATTCCAGTTGATGACAATGGAAATGTAGTAGGCGCTTCTACTATCACCATTCCAGTTTCACAATACGTTGATGAACACTGCACTGATGATTTCAAGAAGGACTATAAGAAGAATGGTCTGAATGTTCCATTGTATGATGTAACTTACAGCCTTCACTTGTGGGTCTATACAACTACTGCAAACTTCGTAAATGACTTCAAAGTTGATTACAAGTTGAATGATGAAACGAATGTAACTTCTGCTGGCACCGTTCAGATGGTTATTGACTGGATGTCAGATACTGATGGACACGTCAAGGCAAAGAATGGACATGCCCTTGGAACTGGTTCTTACATAACTAAGCTTTTCAGTACTTCTGATGCAAGACATCGCTGCGACTTCCAGAATACAAAGAAAGGCAAAAGAACAGTTCGGAAAGACGAATCTACTAAAGTATTCGGATATAAGAGACCTAACAAGTAAAGAAAGAAAATCATAAATTTTGAAAAGGTGGGGTTTACAAGACTCCGCCTTTTTATTATTTTTGAACTAACAAGGAGTTTAACCAATGAACACTGATTTACAAAAAAGAATTTACGAAGCAACTGGAACTTTGATTAGAAAGGCAGCTTGCGGAGGCGGTCATCTTGACTGTTACACAAAAGACGGACGATGGGTTCGTTTCCGGCCTTTTGATTTTGACAAGAATAGGTTCAATGTAGAAATCTATAACATGGAAAGATGCTACCTTGAATGTCAAGTGCCTCTTACTGAGTCGGAACTTTGTGAGTGCATTAAAGACAATAAGATTCCCCGTCATGCTTTTATTGGTCAGAAAATCTCAATCAGTGAAAAATATTGGAAAGATGAACATCCAACCTTTTTGACTAAAGTCAGACGAGCATTCTTTCCTAGAAAAGATGAACATTGGCGTCCGGGCGATGTAACAACTATCCAATACCGCGGCATGACATTTAATGCCAAATGCGTTTATGTCTCTGAAGGATATGATGACTTGCTTTGCGGAAGTTCAGCAGCCGGAAGTGATTGGGAAATTTTAAGTTAAAGAAAAACACAGAAAATAGGAGAAACCTATGAAGTTCAGAATTAACATCACTTACACAAGGGAATTTGAAATCCCAGCAAATGCAACCGACGAAGAGTACGATGAAGCCAAGGCCATCGCTATGCTCGGTATGCGAAACGTTGACGTCACGAAGTTCACAAAAGTTGAACGCATTGACACACCGGCTGCGCCGCTGCCTAAGTATGAAATCAACAAGGACTGCGACTAATGAAATATCTTGCTGCTATTAATGCACAGTGCTATTACGGCACAGACTCACATTATGGTAAGATTGTCTTTGTTAAAGCATGCGACACGCCTGCAGAAGCAAAGACTATCATTGAAGAGACCTTGAAGAACTACAAGGTTGAAGAAGAACAGTTCACTGATAATATCACAGGCTGGAAAGACAATGAACTTCGTTACGTCTATCCAGAAGAATATGATGAAGTCAAAGTTTCTGACACAGAAGAATCTTGCGCCTTTGCTGCTAGCATTCTTGAATTTGACGAAAAGAACGGCGACTACTTGCTTCTTGCGCATTCATGCTTTGATGGTCCTGCAACTCCTATCATTAAAGCACAAGGCGCTGCTTTACAGTGCAGAATTCATTCTGACCTTTACCTCAAGAAAATGCGTGAAGAAATGGATAGCTACCGCGATCTTGATGAAGCACAGTCTGACTCGCCTATTCTTGAAGCAGACCAATATGACAAGGCTTGGGAAATTGGTTATGCCTGGGTAAAGAATCCAACTGGCATTAACTTGATTGACGGTTGCGAAGGCGTAGCTCTTTCCACTTCCATCGTTAACTGGAAAGAAGGCAAAGTTCTTTAATTTTTGTCAATTTTTATCTAACAGAGAGGGACACTGATGTGTCCCTCTTTTTAGTGTATATTTCAGGCAAAGTCCTAATTTTCCATTCTTAAATTTCGTCAAAAAACGTCATTTTATTACACATTTTTGTGTAATTCGTCCGAGATTCTTACGAAATTCGTAAATACGGTCAATTATACGGAAATCGTCAATATTACACAAAAAGCGGGTTTTTCGCCCGCTTTTTCTTGTTTTGATTTCTGTGTATTTTATTCGTTAATTTCTTCGCCTTTAAGAAGTTTTGAAACTGCCTCTGAAGCCATGATTGCTTCATTGATGATATTGATGACTTCGGCGAGTGTCTTTACTTTAAAGTACTTCTGATTGACTGCATTATAGATTGCTCTAATCTTGTACTCAAAGCCTTGGTTATAAATGAGGTAACGGCAGTTAGGAGTATTGACAGTCACGCAGTCAGGCGAAACTCCGATAGGAGCATTTATCTTCTTTTCAAGAACCTTTGCGATATTCTGATATTCCTGAAGTGCAGACTGTCTTGCTGCCTTCAAGTCGCTTTCAGTAGATGGGTTCTTGTACCCAGGTTCTGTAACTCTTCGCATTGCGAGTTCAGAAGGATCGTTTGAGGTTCTACGTACTTGACGTGGTCCAAGCTCAGTGACCTTCTTTGCCCAAGCAGGCTTACGGCCTTGGTTCAACATTCTGATGTCACGTGAACTTGGTGTCCAGTCATTTGCTTCATCGAGATTAAGATCGTTTACATTCATTGTGCTCTCCAATTTTATTCCATCAAATTCTTTAAGGTTTTTTGCTTTTCGTATAAGTGCCTTTATTGGGTCAACTTCTTTCTTTTTCTTTTTCTTTGGACGCCATTCTTCTTTCCATTCATAATCAAAGTCTTCACGTTCAACTTTTGTAATGAACTGAGGCGGAATGTTGTTTACAAGAAATGCGCCATCAAGCGTAGTTGGGTCAGGATAAAGTTTATATCCTTTAGGAATAAGAATCTTATAAAGATAAGTATGACCAGTTGGGCTATCATGCTCGTTAGAGACCATTGTGTTGGCGTGGTCAATAGAATCTTCATCAAACATTACATAAATTCGTCCGTGGTAAATGTCAAAGTCAGGATCTTTTTCCCTGCTTCTGCAACGAATGCCTTTGACATCAAGGTCGCCAATTGGACTGACGTGCCAAGCAACTCTAAGTCCAGACTTTTCATCAAATACGAAATTGTCATCATGTAATGAATCTTCTGGCGAAAAGTTATCAGGAGTTATCCATACATCGCTTTTATGGAAGCTAGCAAGAAATCCACAAGCAGCACAAATTTCAGCCAATCGTTCTTTCTTGATGTAACGATAAATGCTTCTTCTAAAGATGATAATGTCATCGCCCATATTTGACGATGGATCTTCAAATTCCTCTGACGACTTATCAAAAGGCTCTAGCTCGTGGTCAATCATTCGGTAAAACTTGTAACGATTGCCGTACAATGACTCGACTAGGCTTCCTTTAGCGTATTCTGTAAATGTCTGATTGTCTAACATACAATTTATTTATAAATAGTTTGTATTAAGAGGTGATTTGAATGTTTAAGAGAAACGAAAATTTGCGTGGCGGTGGTGAACGAATCCCGATGACGCCAGAACAACTTCAGGAGTACTTGAAATGCAAGCACTCGATCTTCCACTTTGCGAAGTACTTTACTATTATCGCAGCCGATGGTGAACACCCAATTAAATTGCGTGAATATCAGGAACGATTGGTAAAAGCGATTACGATGAAAGTTCCTGAAAAGAACAACCGAATCATTATGATGGGTCGTCAGTCAGGTAAGACTACTATAGCTACCCTCTATCTTACATGGTTCGCACTGTTCAATAAGTCAAAGACGATTGCGATTCTTGCAAACAAGGCAGAACAGGCAAACGAAATTATGCTCCGTATTCAGCAGGCGTACATGAACCTTCCGCTTTGGCTGCAGCAAGGCATTATGAAGTGGAACCAAGGCGAGATCATTCTTGAAAATAAGTGCCGAATGTTCTCTGCTGCATCTTCATCTTCATCAATCCGTGGTAAGACCGTTGACCTTGAACTAGTGGACGAGTTTGCTCACCTTGATGACAACGTTGCTGACGCATTCATGCTTTCAGTTTTCCCGACGCAGTCTTCGCGTCCTGACTCGATGTTGTTGCTTATTTCAACGCCTAAGGGTATGAACCACTTCTACGACATCTGGCAAAAGGCCAAGGCTGGTAGAAATTCATTCATTCCTTGTAAAGTTCAGTGGTACGAAATTGAAGGCCGTGATGAAGCTTGGAAGGAAAGAGTTATCCGAGATAACGGTAAGCGATTCTTCGAGCAGGAATTTAACTGCCTTACTGGTGACCAGCTTGTAACTGTTCAAGACGACGATGGCCACGTCAAGACTGTTCCTATCGCTGACATTTACGAATGGTACAATGATCTAGCTGATTTGCAGCGTGAATAAATAAAACATGGAAAATATCACATATAGAACAAGTTTGCTTAAGACTGAAACGGTTGATGGTATAGTCCAGAAGGATCTTGGGTCTATGAACTTCGGCGATTTTGATTTCGGCGAAGATCGTTGGTACAGATGTTCTTGGATGGACGTCGGGAGACCAGATAGAATTTCAAAGATCATTTACGGGACTACCAACTACTGGCACTTTCTTATGTGGTACAACGGCATTAGTGATGTTTGGAATGATATTCGTGAAGACATGCTTATCAAATATCCAAACATCAATCTTGTGCGTGAAGCATTTAAGAATTATGGAGTAAAAGAATAATGGACGTAAAGAAGGCAGTTGATTTACTCATAAAAGAAGGCGCTATCGTAGAGCGTCCTTTAAGTGAAACCGTTGATTTCTTGAAAAAGAACGGCTGTGAAGTTCTTAATGAAAATGAAATGGCAAAATATCTTATGGACAGAGTCTATCAAGTAGCGACTGAGATTTACGCACGAGAGATTGACGAAAACGTGCCCGATTTGGATGGTTCTAACCAGCCTTCTCGTGAATATTTGGAGCGATTTGATTATCTATCTGACAATTTAAAAAATGCGGTCAAAAGGGCGTCTGTGGCCTTACAAAACGATTTGAAATCTCAGGGTATTGACATCAACATTCAGAATATCCAAAACGAAATCTATGGCGCATTGAAACTTTACAGTAAATAAATATTTTAACAAAGGAGAAATAATATGGAATGCCGTGTTAGCGATGAATACATCAGAAATGCAGTACGTTTTCTTAAGGAAGACTACGATGAAGAAACACCAGCTTCTGTTGATGACAATCCAGGCGTCCCAGGCGTGGCAGACGAATTTGAGCTTGATGATCTAAACCTCGAAGAACCCGAAGGTGAAGAAACAGAAACTTGCGTTGACTGTCCTGACTGTGGCGGAACTGGAAAGGTCACCGATGAAGATGGCAACGAAGTTGACTGTGAAACTTGCGGAGGCGAAGGATGCGTTGCAGTTGAAGACGCAGAATTTGACTTTGACCCATCTACTGGCGTTTGCCCGTGCTGTGGTTGCAAGTTGAATGTCATTGACCCATCCGCTGAAAGTCTTGCAGGCGAGGAAGAAGTCCCACCTGCCGGAGAGGAAGTTCCTCCCGAAGACGGACTTGAAGACGGTTTGGAATCAGATGATCTAAACTTCGAAGAAGATCAGTAATAAAGAAAAATCATTCTTATAAAACCGCGGACAAAATCTGCGGTTTTTCTTTTTTCAGAAAACATTATTATATTTTTACCCGTTCAATAAAAGCCGTTTCCTCGGAACGAACAGCAACCCAATGCGAGTATCGGTAGAGGGACGCCATTGGAGTTGTGATGTAGGCAACTTCCGTAAAATGAATGGGTAGAAAGTTTCCAGTTTATCTGATGTATGCTTGTCACCATTAATGAATTTCTACAAGCGAAGAGAGGAATCACAAATCTCTCATACAGCCGCCAATAGCACTCAAGGATGTAGTCGGAATACAGGTTGACCGCTCCGTAAGCCTTGATGGTAAGTCTACTTAAGTCATGCAGTTACACAGTTATAAGAAAAAAAGCATGATGACAGTAAGTTCCTGAATAGGCTTACTGTCTTCAGTTTCCAGTTTCAGAAAAAAAGGATAGAACTTTTAAAAAGGACAACCAGCTTGAATAAATATCATAGAGGTATTTAGAAGATGGTTGGAATTAAAAGCGTTTGGAACAATCCTTTTTATAAAAACTTCAAGCCTATTCCGAAGTGGGCTTATGTAGTTGATTTTAACGGATTCATTCTTCACAATGATCCGGCTATTCAGCATGAAATGATTGACTCTTACGCTGATCTTCTTAGCCAAGCTATCATTAAGCACAAGTTTGGCAAGCGCGAGATCTCAATCGTCAAGTCATACTATGCTGGCATTGAGTCAAATAATCCTGGTCGTGTCCAGAACTGTGGCGAGCTTGACCTTATGTTCAATGAAGACCAAGAAATGCGAGTTAGCAAGTGCCTTGATGAAATCTTCAATGGCGAGTGCAGCAACGATGAGTACTTTGAAGGAAAAGGCGCTTACATCGGTAATGTCAAGAGTGGTTTCAATAAGACAGATAGATCTATCACTTTGACTATTCTTAAGCCTCGTCCACAGATGTCTTCGGAAATTTCAGAGCCACAGTATCAAGTCGCTGGACAGTATACCTTCCACAACTGCATCTTGACTATCATCAATGAAGAAGAGATGGACTATGATGACAAGGAAGGCATCGTCACACGAACAGCAAGAATTTCATACGACTGGATGTACGACCACCGTGCAAGAAAGAGGGTCTAGTAAATGAGCGGAATACAGAAAGTACAGAATTACATGAGAAGAGGACACGCAAATCCTGTTCCGACTTGGCTCTTTGATGTCCAGTTCTTTTTCGCTGAAGAATTTAAGACTGTTTACGGCATTCCAAATGATGTCAGCAACATGGACTCATTTACTTGCATTAAAGCAGATCTTCCGCAATATGAAAACACGCAGAAAGAAGTAAACTTCCTTGGAACTGGAAAGACAGTGAATGTCTGCCGACAGACAAAGGGCGAGACTGTTCTTCAGTTCTGGTGCCGTGAGAATGAAAAGACATATTCTTACCGTGGGAGCAACGTGAACTTCCTTGATACGATAGTTCCTCGTGGAGGTGGACGAATTGAAGATGACTGGATTCATGCCGAATTCATTCAGGTGCTTGATGAACTTCAAGTCACAGTCTACAATTCAGATGGTAGCGTGTTTAGAAAGTTTAGATACTTAAATCCACAAGTAAAGGCGTTCAACTTTATTGGCGAAATGGCTTATGAAGGAGAAGCTGGACTGAAGTGGGAACTGAAAATACATTATGACGCTTGGGAAGAACTATAATGAACGCAGCAGATATTTTATGTGAATACATTTACGCATCATTCTTAACAGTAGAAGCAGCTCTTGAAGTAGCAGTCTCTGCGGCTCAAGGCGTATTGCGTACTATCACTGCGTTCTTTGACGCTGTCATTTCATTGCTTGAGTTTACGATAGATCCAGCGATGAACATCATACTGGACGGCGTCCGAGTCATACAGAAAAAATTAGTAGACCTCATCTGGGACGGGTATAAGACAGACCCACAGACAGGCAAGAAGAAAAGCAAGTTCTGTCAGAATCTCTTTAAATGCAATATCTTCGTTGAAGAGCTTACTGACCGAAATTCATTGACTTGTTCAGTGTTAAGAAAGCTTGGCGTACTCGATGAGACAAAGATTGATTTTCTTAACAGCGTCATTCAAGATTACGAACAGTTCCAGTCAACTATCTGTAACTTCGGATTTACTTTCAATTTTGGTCTTTCTGCATTGAAGAAAATCTTGATGACATACGTCGAGACGATTTCAGGATTTATCAAGATTCTTGAAAGCAAGAAGAAAGGCATGAAACGCCTTTTGCAGTCATACATTGACCGCTTGATGGACTTGGGAATATTTGACTTGCTTCTAAAGCTCAGAAAGTTCTTTAGCTGCGTGCTTTCAAATTCTGATACTTGCGCTAACATCGCAACAGCAGCGAACTACTATGCAGATGTTCTTGGTAAGTTGCATATTCAAGAAAACGGCCTTGGCGGCTACATGCTTAATAGCGATGACTTGAACAAGTACAACAATGTATTTGACTCTCGTCTTAATAAGATAGGCGAAGCAAAGCAAGAACTGCTTGGTATCATTGACTCGCTTGTAAACCCGTCAGAAGTAGTCGCTGCTAACAAGGCGTTCAATCTTTCAACGAATATCTTCCCAGGTGGAATGAGCTGGTCTGACATTAAGAATGGCGACTGGCGAAATAACAGAATGACGAAGTACTTGAAAGTTAAAGCAGATGCATTTTTGAACGCATTTGTCACAAAGCACGAAAAAGATCTTGGCGAAAGCTATGAAAGTGTCTCGACTGAGTACTTGATTTCTGGAATGACTATCAATGACCATACTGGCGAAATCCGAATGCAAGTCAATAAGATTGATGAAACGATAAATCCAGAAACTGGTTTAAATATGGATGGGTATGATTACAATCTGTTTGAAGTTGTAAACTGCGACATCGAGTACAACATCGCAGCAGATGAAAACCCAGATGCTCCTGAACCAATCCTTTGGAACGGTGAACTTATTTCCGGACTACGTGCAGCAATCATGGCTAGCGTAGAAAACGATAAGAAGATGCAGGAGTACATAACAAGTGTTCATACGAAAACCGCTGATATGTTCAGCGAAGGTGAATTAGTGACAGAATGGTAAGGTGAATTTATGAGTATAGAAAAAGAACAAAGAGACATTCTATTTGAGGCTTGCAGACAGATAGCGACAAACAAGAGAACTCCGCCCTGGATTCAAGGCTATTTGACTCAAGCAGTAATCAAGGCAAAATCAGTAGCTGAAAACGGCGGCGCATTTCCTGAGTCGCTTGATGCCGGAACGAAAAACAATATTGAAGAAAAGCCTGCTGCAGAACCTCTTGCTGTCGGCGATGATGTCTCGACGAAAATGTTTGATAAGACAACTTACTTAGCAAAGATAGTAAGAGATGATGGAATTTGCGATGGCGTTCAACTATTCAGCATTGGAGAATTGAGAGGAAACGGTCCTCGTGGAGAAATTGCTGGATATGTCATTCCAAACGTTCCAGCGCATTGGCTAAAGAAGGAATAAAGATGTTTAGATTAGACCAGAATCCAGATTTTAAGAATCAAGGCGAACTCTATAAGCCAAGTAACTATCTTGACCTTAATGGAGACGATCTTTCACAACAGGTCGTTATTCATGGTACTGATGCGATTGACCAAGCCATTGAAGCAGTAATCGTAACTGAACCTTGGGAACGCCTTTTCAACATTGATTTTTGGTCTCCATTCTATAAGCTTCTTTTCAGTACAGCAAATAACGTAGATAGCATAGTAAGTGAAACTTTTGACATGATTGAGCGTTGGACAGGCGTCATCATTGAACGCAGCAAGGCCAATGTAGTCGTTGACTCCGACAATCATGAAGTAGCGCTTAGCATTCCGTATCTTTATGTAGACAACGGCACTACTTATTCACATACTTTCTCACGTGTTATTAGCAAATAAAGCAAATAAATATACTGAAGGTAAACATGGACTCAAAATTTACATTTAGCGATTACGTAGCGATGGTGATGAATAAGGCGTATAACCGTGAGGACATCAACGACACGCCTGCGGTTAGCGATGATTCGGGTCCAAGTCGTGAAATGTTCAATGCAGATCCAAAGAAATGGACTGCTAAGATCATTGACGGCGAAAAGATGCTTTTCTTCAATAATCGTTTCTTGAACATAACGAAATTGAAAGATGCACTTCAGAAAGTCTATAATGACAACGGATATCCACACTACGGATTCAGCAAACTTGGCGAATCTGAGCTTGTACGATACAAGACGCTTCGTGATATCTTGATGAACGAATTTTTGGACGATATGGGTGAAGATGAACTTGACCCTGAAGAAACTGCCCAGACAATTTTTGATAATGAGGCAAAGGACTTTAACTGGAAGCCAGAACAGTTGACAATGTAGGTAGAAAATGGCGCAGATTACAAATAAGTTACTTGAAGTAAGATTGAAAGTAGATGCTTGGATCATTGAAGAGACTTTGACACGAATGGGTATTCCCGACATCAAGAACAAAGTCTTATATCAGTCTTGTCATCTTTTGAAGCAGTTTGGTTCATACTATATTGCTCACTTCAAGCAGCTGTTTGTACTTAGCCGTGGTAAAGACGGCTACCCAGGTTTTGGCAACGTTTCGCTAGAAGACATTGAGCGTAGAAATTCCATTGCTTACTGTCTTATCAAATGGAATATGATTGAAGTAGTCAATCCCGAAGAAATTTCTGAACATGCTACTCGCATATTCGTTTTGCCACATGCTGAAAAACATAAATGGCAGCTTATTAAGAAATTTAATGTCAAGAACATTAGCGAAGAATAGAGGTTTAAATGGCTGAACCACAGAAACAACAGAAAACAAAGACAGTAACTGGCAGAAAGAAGAATGCATTTGTCGCCAATGATTTTGCCAAGAATCTTGGTACTTGCGCTGCCATTCGTGCTACATTCAATTTAGGAAATTTCGTTGGAAAGGGAAATTCCGCAAAGGAACTTGCTGCAAATACGAAAATTCCTAACATGGAAGACGTTTATGAAATTGCTTGTGTAAATTTGCCTGAAGAAGCTTGGAAAGGCAAATCTGTTGATGCTATTTTCAGTTATCTTGCAGCAAAGAAGGTATTGAACGTTTATAAGGAAGCAGAGAAAAAAGTAGTCACTCAGAAAGGTGAAGAAATCACTGATGAAGCAGTTCTTAAAAACCCAGCTGTAATGAAAGACAGTAGCGGAAAGGCTTACTATCAAAAATTTAAGCGTGAAATGTTTGCTGAATTTGAATCTGGCATTGATGCAGCACGTACTGAACTTATGCAGGGCAAGCCTATTACAGATCCTTACACCAAAGAAAAAGTTGACGCATCTAAAGCATCAAAGATTCTTAATGGCGTTGGAAAGGCTGTAAATGCTGCTGGTTCACAGATTGGCTATATTCTTGGTTTAGACAAGTCAAATAAAGACATCTATTCAAAGATGCTGTTTTCAGTAATTGGTGGTGGTTCTAAACTTTGGGCTGCTGCAAAGAAGGCCGCTGCAACTGCAAAAGCAAAGAATCAGGAGCAAGGCAAAGAAAAGCCTGATGAAACAAAGCCTGAAGAACCGAAGAAAGAAATACCTGCGGAAGAACCGAAGAAAGAACCTGAAGGACAGGCAAACAATCCTGAGGGTGAAGAAGCACAGAAACCACAGCAGAAAGCAAATCCTGAACATCAGAAAATGGCTAATGAAATCAAAGATGATATTAGTGCATTAGCAGACAATCCAAACCCAGGTAGTTTGAAGACATTAGCTGGTAAAATCAAAAAATTTATAGCTACAAGTGGCAAAAAAGAAAATGTAAAAGCAACAATTCCACAATATAGAAATGCAGTTAAAGCATTACATGTAGAATCATTCACGGGTAAGTCTAAGTCTGAAACCTATTTTGAGATGATACTTGCTGAAGATATGATTGACATGCTTGAAGATGAACAACCATCGCAAGCTACGCAGCAACAGCAGCCGTCAGTCAAATCGGAAATTGCTGCACTTATAAATAAAATTAAAGAACTTGTTTTGATTAAAGACGATAATGAATTCAAGACAGAGTACGATAGATGGATAAAATCAGCAAAAGCATTGGTTGATAAAGCCATAAAAGACAAAGAACTTAAAAAGAAACTGATAAATGAAACAAATCCATTAGATGCTCTTTGTCAGCTACCTGGATATATTCAACAGCAGAAACTTAATGCTAGTTTTGATGCAGAAATTGCAGATGTCGCTAACAAGTTCTTGAACATGCTTCGCGAAAAGTATAAGTAATACAAGAAACCACATTCACTCAATGCACGGAAATAAAATCCGTGCATTTCTTTTTTCTTCTAAAAATAGTTATATTTTAACTAGAGGTAGAATATGAAAAAGCGAGAATTAAAGCAATCAATTACAGAGATGATAGCGCTGTTTAACTCAAAAGATCCTGACGCAATAATGAATAACCTTCACATGACATGGTCACAGTTATTTTCAGTCAATGTCAACAAGCAAGTGCTTTCGTGCTTGTTTTACTGGAACATCGTCAAAAAGCGAGATGATTTGCTGGAGTTGATTGTTGATGTAAAAGAAGACGAAAATTTTGACTACATTTACGACAGAGTAGCAGACATTTGGGAGAAAAGGGCTAGAAAAGAGATAGACGAAGCAATCAAGGAGATTGAGTCCATACCTATTGAAGATCTCAAATAAATAAAATAAACAATAGGTATTGAGTATGGTTAACATGAGTCCAGAATATTTTGGTAAGCCGGGTTTGATTCCGCCAGGTGACTATTGTCACCCGCACCACCGTATACCCAATGATGTGGAACATGCTTTTGTCGTTCCACCTGGACATGAGTGCTGTCCAGATGATGAGCCTGAATGCGTTTGTGTTACTTCAGGCGATGTAGCTAACTGGAACCAAGCCTATGAAACAGTTTCAGGCATTTCTCCTGAAGACTGGGCTAAATTTGCGTCAGGCGCAAGTGCCTATGGAGAAATTGCTTCCAGTGCAGATAAGTGGAATGAAACATACGGATTAGTTCAGGAAGGCAAGCCTCAATGGGATCAGATTTCCGCCTTTGAAATGGCGCTTACTTCTGCATGTGACGAATTGACTTCTGCTATCAATAGAAAGGCCGACAGTTTTTACGTAGATGAAAATTCTATTGAAGGCGATGGCACCAGCGCTAAGCCTTATGGCGTTCGTAACTATCAGCAGTTGTTCATGAGTCGTGAACTTCTTAATTCAATCATCAGACACTTTAAGCAAGTAAATGACGAGAATTATCCACAGGTTATTACACTTGCAGAAAGCAGTGCATATTCTGGATATAATGTTCCGTTCCCAGCAAAAGAAAAAGATCCTCCTTGGATTTCCGATGCGATGGCTTGGTGGGTAAATGCCTTTGATTATCGTTTTAATGACAATGATTTGACTGATGCTTCGCAGTGGGCAAGCATTGAGCATAACTGGTCAGCAATTCAAGAGCTTTGGAAACGCATTGGAGGTTACGGTTCTGCGATAGCAGTTATTGAAGAACTCGTCAAGGAAAGCGTTAAGTATCAGAGCGGTGATTACATTAAAGTATCACAACTTTCAGATGATGTTTATCAGATTGACCTTGACCAAAGCGCCGTTGATAAAATGGACAAAGGCGTTTCTGCATATAATGAGGTCAACGCTCTTAAGAACAAGATTGTAGAATACAAGTGGTCAACATCAGGAGCAGATCCTGCTGCTTGTGTAGGCAATAACATTATTTGGTTTAATGAGGACTAAATGGAAGCTATCTTGACGACAATTTTGAATAGTGGTAATGTTGTGGCAATCGTTTGCTTTATCATTTGCTATCTTGTGATATACTTTCAGCGTAAGAATACCGCTGCAGCTCGAGACGCGGCGATTATGGCGCTGGAGCAAGAAATTGCCAAACTTAAGACGGAGAAAGAGCTCATGAAAAAAGATATAGAAAATCTAAAGAACGAACACTCCGATATTAAAGAAGACGTTAAGGAGATTAAGACAACACTTCAAACTATGGCTTTGGCACTTGAGCGTCTCGCTACTACGTCTGAATTGTCTAATAAGAAAGGAGCTAAATAATGTTTAGAGATTTTGTGAATGAAAGCAAAGAGTTCAGTAAGTTAGAGGACAATCCTCTCATCTACACGCTTGTTATCGCAAAGCTTGCGAATAACTGCCCTGATGAAACAAAGAAGGACGAAGTTCTTAAGAAGGTGATTGAAAAGGCTGAAACTGTCGCAAAGCAGTTTGACACAAAGGCACTTAAATCAATCTACTCACCGATTGGTCTGTTCGGCGTATTTGAAAAGGCAAACAAAGCAGATCTTAAGACGTACATTTCACAGTACTATGAATCATTTGAAACTGAAATCGCAAATGCAGAAAAATCGTTTGCGGAGGCTTTTAAGATTCATCAAGCCTTCAAAGAGTTAAAAGACAGTGATGAATTTAAAGATTTTCTAAAGAGTTTATAAATAATTTAGAAAAAGGTTTTAGGAGATAGAACATGGGAAAAACAGTAACAAAGAAGAATCGTAAAAAGTTGAGCCTTTCTGAAGGATTCCTTGACGGAGAGGAAGCGCCAATCCAGTCACCAGAAAACACTGAGCCGGAACTTCCAGAAGAAGGCGTTCCTGCTAATGACGATCCTGATAATGATCCCGCTGAAGAACCAGTAGAAGGTGGCGAGCCTGCTCCGGAAGAAGGCACACCGGAAGAGTCACATGCAGAAGAAACCGGTGTTGAAGGCGCAAGCGATGATGACGTTCAACGTGACCAGCTTGACGCATTGCAGACATTGACTACTGCAGTTCAGGAACTTACCCAACAGATTAAGGATATGCAAGCAAATCAGGAACAGTCTGCAGAACCTGCTGCTGAACCTGCACCAGCTGAGCCTGCATTGGAAGAACCTGCCGCTGAACCTGAAGGAGAGCCTGAAGGTGGTGAACCTGAGGGAGAACCAGAAGGCGAACCTGAATCAGAAGACGGAGAAGAAAAGCCAGCTAAGTCACACGACGATTTTGATGGCGAAGAAGAAAATTCCGAAGAAGATGAAAATGAATTGCCGCCAGAAAGTGCAACAGTTGAATCTGTAATGAAGGAACTTTGCGAACCAGGAAAGATCTTGAATGAAAACAGCAAATACATGACTGGAAAGATTTATCAGCATCGTTTTGATAAACTCGAACCAATTATCATGGCACTTGTTAAAGCCAAGATTAAGAACCGCGTTGATGGAGCACGTAAAGAATTCCGTGCTCAAGTATTCAAGCAGCAGTACGGCGACGGCGAATAATTCATAAAGTTCTAAAACCTGAGAGCGGTAGCGTTTTGCTACCGCTTTTTCCAGCCTAATAAATATTTTTATGGAAGAACAGTTCAAAACATTGTGCGATACATTTAACATCAAGCCTACCTCTGAAGAGAAGGTTAAAGAAGAACTTACCCCGCAAGTAGTTCAAGATTTGCGTGCTGAACGAGAACAAGAAGAAAACGATGACGAAAAGAAAATCGTTACTTGGAAAGGTCAGAAGTATACGCTAAAGCATCTGAAACTACTTGAGACAATGTGGCAAGAGAAGATACACGCCGACGGCGATGTTCTTGAGACTCTTCGCCAGATGTGTAAAGTTGGCGCTGCCCCTCGTTACTTTGAAGTCTATTCTTCATTGTCTAGCACACAGGCATCGCACTTGAAGGAACTGGAACAGTTAAACAAGATCATCACTGATTATCAGGTTCAAGAAACACGTGAAGAACTGCAGCGTGCTAACATGGAACAGAAAGAACGCCTTATGCAGCTTAGAGCTGACCAAGGCGCTAACGGCGAAGGCGGTGGCGATACTTACATTCAGAACAATATGATCTTCACTTCATCGCAGCTCCTTGACATGGCTGAAAAGGCAGAGAAGGAAGCGATTGAAATTGAAAGTCAAATAGAACCAAAATTTAACTTAGAGTAGGTAATGCTTTATTCAGTTTTTTATAAGATAGAAAATCGTGATAAGTTCTTTTCGCGTTTCTGTAAGAGATATATAAAAACAACAGATGAGTCGCTTTACGAAAGTATAGTAGACACAAATGAAGAACTTATGGAATTGATTGTCAAGATGATTCTTGACGAAGACGAAGAAAATTTAATGTGTCTACTGGCAAAGCAAAACTCAAAGAATGCACGAATTTTCTTTGACTACTTTACTGGTTCTAAAACAAAGCACTTGAAGAAATTGGATATTGTAAAGGCAGTAGCTGCCTATTTTAAAAAGGAGAAACGAATGAAAGACATTTCTGAATTTATGTGTGAAAGGGTCAAGCCTATTAAGCTCACAGAATTTAAGTATGTTCCATTCAAGTTGACAGAAGCTGATGATGAACCGGATTTCGGCGAAACAGACACTGGAGACGCTGCATTCGGTGATGATGCACCAGCCGATGACGCCGCATTCGGTGATGATGGCGGATTTGGAGGCGATGACGGCGGTTTCGGAGGCGACGGCGGAGATCCGTTCGCTGAAGAAGGTGATGAAAACATTGATGGCAGCCAGAATAACGATGAACCGAATGAAGACGATCCTTATGATCTAGCAAATCATGAAGACGATCCTGACTTCGCTAACAACCAGAAGAAAGGCGAACTTGGCGAACCCGAGCCAAATGGCGCATGCGTCCTTGACGTAGACGGAATCATGAAGTCGCTTAACGCTGTCATTGAAGCACTTCCTGACATTGAACTTGCTGAGATTGATGCAGTTAAGAAGGTCATCACAATCGTTTTCAACGGTAAGTTGCTTAAGGACGAAGATGTAATCTTCCAGAATCCGAAGAACGCTACTTATTTGCTTAAGAAAGTCGGTGAAAATGTTGATGAACGTACTTATCGTTACTTGGTATTGAAGATCAAGCAAGCACTTACTAAGCTCCGTGATGCTCGCAAGGAAGAACTTGCCAAGATGAAGAACGATACTCAGAACGTTCGCAATACTCTTGCTGATATGGATAAATAAGTTAGAATTTGAGTTGATGTGAGGTTATTATGCTAAGTGCCAGAACGAACGATGGCAAAGACTTAGTTCTTATCATTGCGGCTGACAGATCAGGATGCAGTCATTATCGCCTTAGATGGAACTCTTTGTTCTTGGGCGCTTATGAGCATCTTGGCTTCACGCCTATCGTATTGCCTTATCCGATGTTTGACGCATTCTACTTGTCAAGGGCTAAGGCAATTATTTTTCAGCGACCTGTTCATGATGACAAGATAGAATTTGTTCGCCGTTACAAGACTATTCAGCCTAAGTACGGCTATAAGATGATCTTTGAAACAGATGACCAGGTTTTCTCTATTGATGGCGAAGTTCTGCCAGAATACAACACAGCAAGCCGTGGTTTCAATAAAGATGAAGTAGACAAGAACTGTGCTACTATTCTTCCGTGGTTTGATGAAATCGTTGTCTCGACAGAATATCTTAAAGAACAGATTGAAAAGAAGTTTGATGTTCATAACGTCACCGTGATTAAGAATGTAATTCCACGCTTCATGTGGAGTTTCCCTCGTAAAAAGGACATCACTGAGGATCTTAAGAAACCGACGATTCTTTATTCTGGTTCTCCTTGCCATTACCAGAACCCAGTCCCAAAATGCCAGATGTTCCCAAATGGTCTGCCTCCTCTTAAAGGCGACTTTGACAACGTCTGGCTCGACTGGGTAATTAAGAATGTCAGAGAACACAAAATCAACTTTGTCGTAATGGGTGGTTTGCCTTGGTTCTTTGAACCTATCAAGGATGAAATCTATATCTGTCCTTGGGTAGATACGAACTCGTTCCCACGTCAGGTGATGGACTTGAACGCTGACTTCTGTATTGCCCCTCTTGTAGAGAATTCATTCAACAAGTGCAAGTCAAGCCTTCGTTTCTATGAATCTTGCGCTTCTGGAATGGTCTTTATGGGAACGGTCTTCAAGGACTCGCCATATCGTGATGCACATCCAGATTCTCAAGTAAAGTTGAACTGTACATACACTGAGCTTGACGAACAGTTCTGGAAACTTTGCAAGAAGGAGAACTATAACAAGGTTCTTAACTGGCAGTATTCATTTATCAACACAAGCGGAACTTGGCTTGAAAGTGACAAGCATGTCAATCAGTGGCTAAATATGATTGACAATCAGTCAACAAGAAAAGATCTGATTTAAGATAAATAATACATGGAGAATTTAGAAGACTACGCATTGAATGAAGCACTACGTGTCAAGTGGGTAGTGCGTAACGGCAAACGAGTAAAGAAGTGGGTCACTACTAAGAAAGGTCGTTATCGTGTTGCTTTTGATAAAGACGGTAACCCTAAGGAAGTAAGAATCACTGCTACTGAAAGACGTAAACGCAAAATTGGTCAGCGCCGTGGTAAACTCAAGAGAAAGTCAAGAATCGGTCTTATTGAGTTGAAACGTCGCAGATCTTTTATTGCTCGTCGTAATGTTGGTCTTCAGCACTATAACAAGAAATTGCCGGACATCGTTTTTTCTCGTGGTCCAGATGGACATCTTCCAAAGTTACAAGGACCAGATGAAGAAAGAACGATTCATCCAAATATGAAGGAGAGCCTTTTACTCGAGGCTCCTCATTCGTATCTTTTCACTGATGAAAATGGTAATGACTGGTGTTTTGATTTCTTCTCAGAATTAGTGAACGATTCATCTTGGCTTGAACAGGTCATTGACATCTACACAAAGAATGAACTTGTTTCAATCAATCCAGACTACAGAGAGCAGGGCGGCGAGATTTACGAAATTGATGATGACATCAAAGCCCAGATAACTGACAATCTTATGGACAACATTGAGTTCATCAACATGGCAGCGCATGACTTTGTGCTTGCTGATGACGCATTGAAGATAAGATTCAGAAATTCAGTTCCTGCTAAGCTTTATGCAAAAATGTTGCCAATGATAAACGTCTTCACTGCAAAATTGAATAAATAAGGTAGAGGCAATAAATGAATTTCAGTCTTTTTAACCCGCTATCACCAAAGTTCTTACAGGTACTTCCTGACAAAGTACAGACTCGTGAGATGACCGCCAAGCTGAACTCTTACGGCGTTGGCGAAGACACACTTGATTTAAGCAAGTACATTAGAGGCATTACGGGTCAGGCGGCTCCGGCCTACCCTTTCGAGCAAAACAACATAATCTTTGATACTGTCTTTTCTTCTAAGAGACAGCGTATCAACTTCTATCGTAACATGGCTTTGTACGCCTTCGTTAAGAAGATGTTGAATATCATTGTTGGCGAATGCTGCTCAAGAACAGTGACTGGCGAAGTCGCTAAGTTTGACATTGTAGAGTCACAGAAGAAGTATTTTACGAACTCCGAATTTGACTCATTGAAGAAAGAATTTGACTGGGTTATCAACAGTGTAATTAAGAAGTCAGAAGTAAAGTCACTTTTCCGCAAGTGGCTTATTGACGGTGAAATCTTCCTTGAAATCTGTCTTAATGATGAAAAGAACTGTGTCGCTGGCATTAAGGTACTTCCACCATACTGCACATTGTGTGTATATGAAGAAGGAGTTCTTACTGGCTTCGTTCAGGATCCATCACTTGTTGACCCGAGCTTCGCAAAGAAGGAACTTAAAACGTTCACCCGTAATGAGATTGCGTACGCAAATTACGGTAAATATTATGGCAACAACCTTAACGATGTTAGAGGACATCTAGAGGCTGCTATTAAGCCTATAAACCAGCTTCGCGCTATTCAAGATGCACAGACTGTGTATTTCATTGTTCGTGCTCCTGAAAAGAGAATCTGGAAGATCTACGGTGGTCAGATGGCAACCTCTCGCCAGCCTGAATACTTGCAGCAGATTATCAGCCAGTATCGTAGAGACTTGAATCTTGACCCGACAACTGGTCTTGTAGTTGGTTCTGCTAATACACAAGCAATGACTCAGGATATCTGGTTCATGCAAGACAGAAACGGACAAGGTTCTTCTGTTGAAACATTGAAAGGATCTACCGAGTTCAATGGCGCTCAGGACGCTATCAGCAGTTTCAAAGAAGATGTCGCTGACGCTCTTGAAGTTCCGGGTACTCGCTGGAAAGGAGAAGCTGGTTCTTCTCAGTACGTTCAAGGCTTAGATGGTTTGAGCCTTGATGAAAGCCAGTTCCAGAAACGTTGTCAAGAATTCTCTGAACGTTTCGCTGATGTTATCATGCAGATTTTCATGGTTCAGTTGCAAGTCGCTGGCTATGAAGAAAAGTACCTTGACTCCGCTCTTTATGAAATTTCCCTTATCCCTGCTACTGACACTGTTCAGTTCAGAGCTTTGGCTATGGCAGAAAAGAGAACAGGTATTCTTGGAACTGTTTCTACTATGCTTCCAACCCGTGCTAACATTAAGGACGATTCAGATGAAGCACCTCCGATCTTCGCAAAGCAGTTCGTATTTGAAAACATGCTTGGTTATAAGACTGATGAATGGAAGAAGAACGAAGAAATGCTCGCAAGAGAAATTGCCGAACTGAAGAAGAAAGTTGAGGCTGCTAAGGCAGAAGGTGGTGATGAAAGCGAGGAAGTGGAAGAGGGAGACATGGATTATTAACTCCATGTATAAATAATAAAAAGTATAAGGAGAATTTTTCATGGCTGTACAAAACATGTCGGTATTCACTACCAAGTTGAAGAATAAGCCAGACCTTGTCAAGTCTTGGCTATTCCTTGTGAATTTCAAATTTGACAATAAAGACCTTGAGGATGTTCTTGAACCAGAAGACATGCTTTTGCAGGCACGTACTGGATCTATTCCTGGTAAGACTTTTGGTGAACTTGCTACCGAGTTCATGGGCTCAAAGCTCGTCTACCCAGGCAAGGCAACCGTTGATGGTACTTTGACTATTCGTTTTGATGAGTTCCAGGATATGAAGATTGGTAAGATTCTTCACAGATGGTCCAACCTTCTTTATAACCACACTCAGGAAGATGACGTTGATGCAAACGGCTCAACTGGTGGTGCAGTTTCTAACTATATGCAAGACTATGCTGCTACAATCACCATTGACATCTATGACTCGACTCTCGAGAACAAGCTCCCGATTTCTTACAAGTTCAAGTTCTGCTGGCCGAAGGAAATCTCTCCTGCTGAACTTGATATGGAATCTGAAACCAAGCTTGCTCGTTCTGTCCAGTTTAGATATTCAACATTCAGCGTTATCGGTAATGACTAAGAGGCAATAAATGGCACAGAATCTAGATGAATTTCTTAAGAACACAGTGGAATCAGTGCACGATTTGAATGAAAGCACTGTTTCCATTGGACAGACTGATAGCATGAAAGGCAATCAGTGTTGCGGACCGCATCATCACGATTACATTCTTTGGGATCCTGCACAGGGTTGGGGCAAGACTGGTCCTGCTCTCGATGAACCAAAGAAGGATTCTATTCATGCCGCAATGCATGAACATATGATCGTTGATGGCAAGGTTCTTGAATCTTGCGGACATACTCATGAACTTCTTAAGCCTATCTACACAGGCGAGCATTCTGCATTTACTCCACAGGCGGTGCAGGTTAAAGAGGTTGAAGACTAATGGAAGGCGAAGCAATTTCACAACCAGTAGCACAGAATCCTGAGAATCAGAAGCTTGCTGATGATTTCCTCAGTTTTCTTGCGAGCACGATGGACAATGAGTGCGAAAAGCTCTATACTTTCGCACTTGATGCGCTTACATTCGCAAACAAAGTTCAGATCTGGCATTGGACTTGTGGAAGCGGATTCCATCATACGCACTTTGAAGAAATCTATGATGCAATCCGAGACTTCGCTGACAAGCTAGTTGAAACGGTCTTGTCTATGGGATATGAATTTAAACTTCAGTCTAAGTCATATCTCATCAATGATGAAAAGTATGAATTGTCTGCTGCTCTTCGTAAGTTGCAGGCATTCCGTGATGAACTTGAACAGTATAAGAAACAGTATTCTTCAAAGATCTCGCTAGAAAATCTCTTTGCAGACACTATCGAGAAACTTGATAGAGAACTTGGTCTTATTAAGAATTTCTCGTAAAGTTAGGTCTACGTCAATAAAACCGGAGGTTCGTCCTCCGGTATTTTTATGACTTTAAAAACAAGAATTTTTGCCTACCGCATTGAGATAAATAAAATAAGAGAAGGATTTTAAACGCCTCTCGTTGTTGAAAAGTAAATTGGAGGAAATAGAATGGAAAAGATTTATGAAAAACTTTCTGGTGTCCTTTCTCCAGAGGACTTGAATGAAGTAAAGGAATCATTCGAGAAAGCTGTGGACGAAAGAGTACAAGTAAAACTTACAGAAGAAACAAAGAATCTTGCCAAGAAAGCTGACGAATTCTGTCAGAAGAAAATCCAAGAAGCAGTTGATAAGAAAACCGCTGAGTTGGAAGCTCTAGCCAATAAGTACTGTGAAATGCGTTGCACCAGTATCGCTGAAAAGGCACAGAAGAAGATTGATGCCCAACAGAAGAAACTTGAGGAAGCAGCAAAGCAGTATATCTTCGAGAAGTCTGAAGAAAACTTCAAGGCTCGTGTTGGCGAAGAGATTGAAAACTTCGAGCAGGAAATGCTTGAATGCTTGGATCTTTGGCTTGAAAAGACTATTTCCGAAAAGATCAGTCCAGATCTTATCAAGAAACAAGCTGTTAACGAAACCTACGAACCGATCATCAACGTTATCAAGAACGCATTCCAAGATCAGTTCGTACCGCTTGACACTAGTGGATCTGCAAAGATTCGTGAAGCCAAGAAAGAGCTTGCTGAATTGAAGGAATCTCTCAGACTTCAGGTTGAGTCTGGTATGAGCCTTTCAAAGAGATTGGACGAAGCTGAAAAGAAGGCACTTATTGCTGAAAAGACTCGTGGACTTAATGACCAGCAGACTGCTCGCGTTAAGAACATGTTTGAAAGCAAGTCATACGCAAACACTAAGAAAGATATTGATTCCTACATCACTATTCTTAACGAACGTGCTCCTGCTATGAAGCGCCCTGCTGCACAGCGTCTTTCGGAAAATCACAGACTTAATTCTCATGCATTGCATGTAGAAGATGAAACACAGGACATTTTGACCGAAAAGTTCCATCCGAAGCAGCAAATGAGCGCAAATGATTTCTTGTTGAAGTCAGCTGCCGCTTTTACAAGAGAAAATTAAAAAAGAAACAAATAAATAAAATAAAATGATAAAGCAATTTATCAGTTTTGATTTTTAACACTCATTTGGAGGAAATCAGAAAATGGCAAAGATCAGAAAAGAAGTTGTTGACTACTGGTCTCAAGTAGACGAAGGTCTATCAGTAGCTGACATCAAGAACCGTTATATTAAGGAAAACGTTGCACAGTTGATGGAAAACCAGTGCACACAGGATATCTATTCTGGCGCATTGCTAGAAGACTTTGGTATCGGTGTTGGCGCTCCAACTGGTGCTGACCAGGGTATCCCACATGGCGGTGACGCTAAGGCAGTTTTTGCTCCAGTTTCACTTGCACTCGTTCGCCGTGTTTATCCGCAGTTGTTTGCTAACGTTCTTGTTGGCGTTCAGGCAATGCAGGGACCTGTAGGCTTGGCATACGCAATGCGTACTGTTTACAAGGACGAACTCGATAAGGGCCGCGTCGTTGAAGCAGCATGGAAGGACGTGCCGGAATATTCTGGCTTCACTGGTTCTCAGCATGGTACTCATGGTCCAGCTGACAGCGGCCTCGGTGTAGAAACTCAGGAAGCTGAAAAGTGGTCAGTTAACAACCACGACGGATACGGCAAGATTCCAGAATTGGCAATCATGTTCAGCCGTCAGCCAATCGTAGCCCGCACTCGTAAGATTGCATCAAGCTTCTCTCTTGAATCTATTGACGATATCAAGAAGATGCAGGGCGTTGACATGGTGAACGACATGGTTAACACTCTCCAGTATGAACTTACTGCAGAAATTGACCGTGAAACCATCGCACGTTGTAAGGCATTGACTAAGGTCAAGACTCTCCGTCCGAAGGAAGAAAACAAGGACGTACAGGATGATTGGTCTGGCCGTTGGTCTCAGGAAAGAATCTCTAACATCATCACCCACATCATCGCAGCATCTAACGATATTGCTATCGCAACTCGTAAGGCTCCGGGTAACATTGCTGTTGTATCTCCGGCTGTTGCTACTGCATTGCAGTCTTCAACCCAGTTCTTCAACAAGATTGCCACTGATGTAACTGGTTCTACCGCAACTGCTGAAGTTGGTACTTTGAACGGCGGTTCAATCAAGGTATACCGCGATGCTTACGCAGTCAACCACGGTGTTGATAACTGTGAAGTTCTTATCGCATACAAGGGCGCATCTAACGATGATGCTGGCGTGGTATTCTGCCCGTACGTAACCGGTGTAGTTAACCAGGCTATTGACCCGAACACCTTCTCACCAAGAATCGGTATCATGACCCGTTACGCATTTGCGAATAACCTTTTGGGCGCAGATAACTACTATCGCACCTTGAAGTTCGAAGGTCTTGACAGAAAGATTGCTGGTGACGTATACTAATCTTTAACCGATAAAGGAGAAAATTAGAAATGAAACCTACAGTTCAAGCACCAGAATTTTATCAGGTTGGTAACGATTACGTTCAGGCACCTCTCGACAAGTTCTATTCTTCTGCATTCAGCGGAATTGGACCTGACGGAAAGGCCTACGTAACCGATTCCTACCAGGACGGCATTTACCGTCAGTTGTCAGATGAGTTGGTTAACGGCGCATACTCAGCAGATCCGTTCAAGGATCCGTCTGGCTTCAACAAGCGCACCGTCCTTGTTGACCCAATGGCTCCGATCCCAACTTACACTTCTGGGGACACTGCATACTCTGTCGCAGACGTTGTCTACGGCATTGGACCAGCCGATGAAGCTGGCTCTGCAGTTAAGCCGAACAAGAAGGAATTTGACGCTTAATCTGGCGAGTTAAAATTCCCAAGCCGTGAGGTTCTGCCTCACGGCTTTTTTGTGTAATAAATATAGAAAATCAATTTGAGGTGAATTTATGCAAAGTACAAAACTTCCTGCTGGTGGCGATCTTAACGCAATGACCGCACAGCTTTTAGCACAAGAAGAAGCAATTAAGAATGAAGCAGCTGCAGAACTTGGAACTCCAAAACAGGCAGTAATTCCAAAGAATGCAGTAATGGTGAACACTGACATGCTTCCTTCAAAGGGCCGTGAGTACAAGTGTCCGATGTACGTATCTCCGCTTGACCCAATTGACCTTAAGAATCTTAACACCATGAAACCTGAAAACGCACAAGCCAGAATCAATGGCGTGCTTTTTAACAGAGTACATGGCGTGCCTTATAAGGACATTCTGCAGGGCGATAAACTTTGGCTGTTGTTTTATATCAGATCCGTCACGTATGACGATTTTCCGATCTTTATTAAGTACAAATGCAAGGACTGCGGCAAGGCAGGCATTTATAAAGCAACTATCAATAAGTTGAATGTCGCGTACTTGAACGATGACTTCAACAAGACTCTTGAACTTCCACATTCAAAAGACGTATTGACTTTGCGTCTTCCAACTATCCGTTCTGAAGACCGTGCTAATTCAGTTAAGAACAATCAGCAGATTAAGATTCCGCTTGACCCAGATATGATTGACTTGACTGTCTATCTTGAAGAAATCAATGGCGAACGAGTCAATACTTTGGACGCATACAACTATCTAAAGAAACTTGACGCCTATGACTTCTCAGTCTATACGAACTATCTCCTTGAAAACAACTTCGGTATTTTGCCTAACATCAAGATTCCTTGTGATTGCGGCAATACCGTTGTTGAAGAAATTGGATTTACTCCTGATTTCTTCCTTCCAAACTTCAGCAAGTACAAAGACTTGTAATAGCGACTGCCGGTGGTTCTCCCACCGGCCTTTTTGTGTATAAATATAAAAAGATAAAGGAATCTTTATGGCTTTTAATACACATTACACACGCTTTACATATCAGCAGATGATTGAGGACTTTACCAATCGTCTTCGTTCTGATGAGAAATTTAAGAAGTTGTCAGCAGCATCTATCTACCAAATGTTTATGGAGATGCTTACTGGCACTATTGACATGACGAACTTCTACATGCAGCGCGTGGCAGAAGAAAGTTTCATGCATACCGCAAAGCTAGATTCTAGCATTATCAAGCATGCAGCTACTTTGGGCTATTCACCAAAGAAACCTACTCCTGCAGAAGTTGAAGTAGCAATCGTTCTTAGAGGACCTCTCCCTGCAGAACTTCAAGCAGGTGCTACTGTTTATTTCTCTCAAGAAGACGTTAAGTTGTCTTTCAACGGCAACCCTTACATTCTAGCGACTGACTATTCATATACGTTCACTGCTGAGGACATTAATGATGGACGCGATAATTCATCGTGGTCAAAGACTATCGTTATGTCTAAGAAAGCAGAAAACATGAAGTGGTTGCCGCTTGCAGGAATCAAGTATTACAAAGCCGGAGATGTCCAACCAATCAAGGCTTACCAAGCTGAATTTGCTGATGTAGAAATTAAAGGCGTTTCAAATCTTCGTAAGCTCGGAAAGAATTATCAGTTCTATGACATTAACGATCTTGAGTTCTCAAACTGGTTTGGTAGACGAGATCCTAGCTCATACAACTATGGACGTTATGTAAAGCATTCTGGCTATACCAAGATTGGCATTGGTAAGACTAAGGACGAAGCGTTCAATTCAGATGGTTCTAATCTTTATGACATTGAAGACTATTCTATCTTCTTGAACCCAGATGTTCTTGCTCAAGATATGCCTAAGAGCCCATTGAAGGTCTGTGCTGTAACGACTAACAGCGACAAGACTACTCGCATTCAGTTCGGCGACGGCATTCTTGTTGATAACGGTCTAAGTGTCAATTCAGACAACATCTACGTTCGTTACTTGAAGACTCGTGGCGCTACTGCAAATACTGTCGGTACCACAGGCAGCATGTTCCAGTGTTCAACTGATTTCTTCGCTACCCAAGCTGGATCTATCGTTGACATTTCTTCAAACGTCCAGATCCTTTTGAACAGCGACATTACTGCTGGCGCTGATTTTGAATCTGCTTTGAGCATCAAGAATCATGCACCGCTTTACTATGCTGCTGCAGGTCGTCTAATCACCAAGAACGACTTTGAGTCATACTTCACTTCTTTGACTACTCCGATTAAGGTAAAGAACGCATCTGCTTGGGGTCAAGATGAAGTTGAAGCTCTTGGCACAAATGGCACAGTTACATACAAGTATCTTCAGAACGTCGTTCTTTACTGCTTAGCTGCAAGTACTTACAACATCAACGGAAAGTTGAACTCTGTCCGTAATGTTCTTGATGACGAAGACGAAACCTTTGGCGCATTCACTGTTTATGGCTCTGGAACGAAATATCTTGAGCATTTGACTGACTACATCAAGTTGCTTCTTAGCACTAAGTCTTTTGACACACAGCAGTATGCAAAGAACCCGTCACAACAATGGCAGAAGAACGTAAAGAAGATCCGTGATAACGTTCAAGACAAGATGCTCATCGGAACTAAGCTTTACTCTATGCCGCCATTTGTACAGTACTTTGATGTAGTTGGAACTGTAGAGGTTGACTCGCTTTCTAAGTTGCAGCAGTACAAGATTGATGTTGAAAACAAGATTTATGAATGGCTTGACGAAAACACTACCTTTAGAAAATCAATCTATAAGGCAGACATTATCAAGTTCTTCAATGAACGCCCTGAGACTAAGTCAGTGAACCTTGACATTAAGGTTTCAGAACTTATCATGAGCGACAAGTCTACGTTCTCATTTGCAGTTGGACCAAATTCTGGTCTTTACTCAATCAACCGTAACTTGCCGGGTGCTCCTGACAGAGATTACATTGATAAAGATGAAGTTCATTATCAGAACTATAACACAATCACCATCCCGAAGACTGACGCCAACAATGCGTCTATCAGCGTTGATGCGTTTAAGAATAAGAACATCATCGTTTCATTGAATAATGGTGGTACTGAAGTAAACAAGTTCCAATTCACTCCTTATGAAGTGTCTGAAACTTCAACTAACTTCATTCTTTCAATGTACGGATATCAGACAAGTCAAGTTCAACAGATCGCTGATAATGCAGTATTCTACATCAGTGTTGCTGGTAGTGCAGATTTTGCTTCTACTTCAAACTTGTCAGTTTCTAATGCTACTGCTTATGGACTTGACGCTACACAAACCAGAGCAGTTATTGCTGATGTAAAAGAATGGATGAATGCATGCAAGCCTGCACTTACGCAAGCAGATCGCCCAATTCATTTGCCTTACACAATTGAGACAATGGACGAAGTAACCCGTGATGAAACAATCTATCGTCTTGGTTCTGTTCAGCAAGGCGACCTTGAAAAGGAATTGACTGAAAAGTCATTCTGGCAGCATTTCGTTCCATATCTTATCAACAAGTACTATGGACATGACAGCCTTAAGGGAGAACTTCTTGAGCAGTCAGTCAATGGTGACCTTTGGAATGGAATCACAAATCTTGTGCTTGACATTTACAGACAGATGAAGGTTGTTTTCTGTGACTCAATCCTTGATGACAATAACAACATCATTGACTACTCAATGGATAATGAACTTCCAGTGGTTCGTCTAAACATAACCTATAAGTACAGAGCATAATATGTTGCAAGTAAAAACAGACTATACTGAATACATCGTAAAGGTCACCGTCACGTCTGAGGACAAGGCGATTGACCTTACGTCGCCTGAGTTCAGAATAGACATCGGCGACTATCTTTATTCATATCTTCATAGAGGCGAAATCAGAAATAAGAATGAAGCAGTCATTACTGAGGCGTCTGAGCCACTCGCCTTTGTTACGAAGGACAATGTCGCTACTTACTGCAACACTGATGAAGAAAGTCTTATCAGAAACGGTTTTCAGTTCTGGGTCAGCGAAGATCATAAGACAATGGAAATGCGTTTCGTTCCGAAGAATAGTGTAGAGGACAAGCCGGATCATCACTGGTACGTCTTGCTTGTCGTCGTTGCGTTTGATTTCGAGAATACCGCTCGTTTTGACCTTTGCTTAATGCCAAGACTTATGCCTGGTGAAATCAAGAAAAAGTACCCAAATGAACTGGATAAGGTTTTGCCTACTTCTGCCTATCGTCCTGATTACATCTTCAGCGATGAAAATGATAATGATAAGTTGTTCATCAACAACTACAGCAGTAGAACTGAGGATGGAACTGCTACATACGCTGCAACTTATTCAGCATTCATACCAAATGATCTTGCAACTGATTTAGGAATTGATGTTTCTAGTCCAAGTGATTGGACTCATAAGTCAGCATTCTGTCAGCCAGGAACCAACGAAGGCCTTGAACTTGATGGGTATGAAACAGTAGGCAGCCAGACAACAGAAGACATTATGGGATGTTCTGGCATAAATGTTGTGACTATAACTCAAGATATAAATCCAGTAGACAAAGTTGATTACTACAAAGACCATGTGATGGTCGAGTATGAATTTTAGGAGATCTTATGTCAGGAATTAACCGTGAGATAAATGATTATAACACCAACCATTGGGAGATGCACTTCAGCAACTTCCCAAATTTTACTGGACGAAAGGATCTTCCATTGGAGATTTTCAGCGGTAAGGTAAAGGACTTTAACGTTCCTGACTGTTCTATTCCAATGCTTTCAACTGTTCTTGGACATGCTATCGCATACCATCCAGCTACTACTGGTGATAGACATTATGGAACTATTAACATCGAGTTCTCGATTGATGAAAGAGCTTTCAACTGGTACGCTCTTTATACATGGATGTACCACACTTTGCATGGAGATGCTGAAAGAACAAACATTTATGGCGAAAAGTGCGTGCATGAAAACTGCATTGATGCGATTGAACTTCACATGCTTAATAACGAACATGAGCCTGTCTCGAAGATTCTTTTCAAGCGCTGCCATCTGAATAACCTTTCTGGCTTGCGCCTTACCTATACTGCTTCTGAAATTGGAACTATCATTGCGACATTCCAAGTAGAAGAACTTGACTTTAAATTGATGGATGAAGAAGATGAAATTGAAAATCAAGACGCAATGTAAAGAATGTGGAAAGATGTTTGAAGACAGTATGGAGTTTACCTCCCATCTGTCTGGCGAACACGATATGAATGCCCGTGAGTACTATGATAAGTACTTACGTGATGAAAGCACAGGAAAGTGCCTTAACTGTGGAAGCACAGATATCAAGTGGCGAAATATTGTCGTTGGCTATGATAGATTCTGTTCTGCAAAATGCTCAAGACAGTTCCAAGAAAAGAACGCCACTGGCGCTACTATCAAGTGCCCTATCTGTCAGACGGAAGTAACAGGCGCTAACAACAACCGTGCATCGCAAGCATTCACCAAGCACTTAAAAGATGTTCACGAATTGACTCCGCAGGAGTACTACGACGAATACTTGAAACGTGACGATGAAGGTATCTGCGCTGAATGTGGAAAACCAACGCCGTTCTTGAAGATTTCAGCTGGTTATCAGAAGTTCTGCTGCAAGAGCTGTTGCGTTACTTTTACTCAACGCTTAAAGAGACAGCAGTACGAAGACGCAAAAGACATCAAAGATGAAAAGAAATTAAGGGAAGAAGCAAAGGCGAAGGAACAGGAAGAATGGCAGGAAGAAATGAAACGTCGTCTTGCTGAATTTGAAGGCGATAGATATTCCTTGACTTACACAGACTTTGCTTTTGAGAGAACCTTCTCGCCTCAGATTGACTTCTATGAAGCCTTGACTTGTGGAATGGAATAAATACTATTGGAGAATAGTATATGGCAGATGCAATGCAAAATTATCTTGATAGAATGGCGAACGGCGTTCAAGCAGCGAACACCGTAAAGCAGGTTGCGGAGAAACTTAATCCGCTTAACCTTTTCTTCAGGAACACCAGAAAAAACATTGACGAGATGGCTGCCAATATTCATTACATTACTGGCACGATTGAATCTATGCTGAAGCTTGGTACAGATACTGCCAATGATACACGAGATAATTTGCTTGGTCTCAATAAGCTAGTTTCAAACATCTATAAGTTATTGCTTGAAGACAAGAAGAAGGTCGAGACAAACGTCATTAAGAACGATGGCGTTGCTCAGCTTGTAAACGGCCCTGCAGCAAAAGAACCAGCACTTGACTCTGCGATGATTGCTGCAAAGATGGCGGATAGCCTTACGAAAGTGCTTAATCCTGTCGCTCTTGTATCTGCATTCTTTGACAAGTTCTTGCCTATTATCATTGTCGGCGGTCTTCTTCTTTATGGATTTGTCGTTGGATGGTTGAACGGTTCAGTAATGGACTTCGTGGTCGCATTGGGCGCTGCCGTCATAGGACTCTTTGTGGCATTCGTGGCTTTCCAGATAAGTAAGACAATGATCTTACTCGGAATACAGATAGCTTGTGAATGGTTAAAGGTGGCTATCGCTTCACAACCTGCTGCTGTCGCTTTGATAGGAATAGGCGTTATCGTCGCTGCATTCCTTGTTGTCGCTGCTGTTATTGCGGTAGCCGTTGTAGGTGCAGTTCTTGTTACTTTGGCAGCCACTTACTTAATTACGAAAGCGATGAAAGGAATGGTGGACAACATGGTGCAGAACATCACTGACGCCTTCGCTGCCCAGCTTTCAAAGACTGAAGAAATGGTCAAAGATACGATTACTGTCATTGGAAATGTAATTCCGATGATGACTTCTAGCATGCTTGCGATGTCAGAGACTTTGAGTCATGGACTTGATGCAGTTATCAGCCATCTTGGCGATTCGTTCTTGAGAATGGAACATACTATGGACGGTCTTGCTAGCGAGATGTCAAAGATCTTCAACGGCCTTGCTGCTTCAATCGTTTCATCTGCTTTGTTCAAGTCAGTTGAAAAGGCTAAAGAAGAAGGCATTGACTTGAAGACCAGACTCCAGCCTATTCACGACACTTTGCATCATATTGACACAATGATTACTCAGATGGCAAGCAACCGTGTACAGCAACAGGCAAGAATTGCAAGATCTTCATATCAGAACGAAGAATACCTTAACAGTTACTCTAATACATATAACAGTTTTGACGCAAAGGATGGCAATAAGTTCTTGCACGATACTGCTGTCATTGGAGCTCCTGAAGACAAGGTTACCGGTGAGACTCTTGCTGCTATGCAGAACGCTATCATCACTGAGCTTCGTGCTTTGACTGCTGCACTTCAAGGATTGAATCTTCAAGTCACTGTTCGTGAACCATCAAGACCGTACAGCATTTTTGATAATGAAGGCTAGTAAATGGCATTAAAGATTAGAAGACCGGATAAACGCCCTGATGTAGAAACACAAATGACTCCATACCAAAAGTCTATGGAGGTCATTTTTCATCTTGCCAAGCAGGGACTTCCTCCAGGTGAAAACAGCTATGACATCAATCTTAGCGGTACTAAATATGATCTTAACTATGCCATTACTTTGATGGAGCCTGTCTCATTCAACATCTCCACTAAATGGAAAGCAAGTGGTGGCGCATCAATAGCAAATAAAGTAAATGAAGTCTTTAACTCGAACTTGCTTAAGATGCTTTCTGGCAACATGGCTAAAAACGGTACGCCTACTGATGCGTGGACTCAGAAGTTGACTGAAGTTGGCAGCCCAATTGGAATGAAGTTGAAGTTCCGAATCTACCATAGAAACGCAAAGGAAATGAACAACTATGCTCACGTCGTTGATAAGGACGATATCGTAACTTCTCAAGACGAGATCATTGACTATAACCGTTTGATTAAGTTCTTTACTATCGTCTGTGCTCCTTCGCAGAAATTCTCAATTTCGTCAAATACGATTGGCGCAGCTGCAGACGCTGCAAGAGCTGTCGCTGGCGACATAAGAGAAGCAAAAGAGGCTTATGACAATTCAAGAAAAAGCGGTAGCAATATGATTACTGCTGGCGCTGCTTCATTGGGTGTTCTTTGGGATAAGATAAAGGAAAATTCTGGACTTGTTGACATTGCAGCTGGTCCTCGTCTTAACTATACTTTGGCATTCTCAAAAGTTGGTTCATTTACTTTTCCTGAAGAAATAGACTGGATTGTCAATTCATTTGAGTGGAGACCAAGTCAGCAGATGACTATCAACGCGAAGACTGGACTTCCAGAACCTTTGTGGGTAGATTTTGATGTATCGGTAGAAACGAACTTCTCACCGTCAAACGTCTTTATTTCGAGAATGTTCTGTTCAGAAGTTTCAAAGATAAGCTTCTAAAATCCAGTATCCTTAAGTATTTCCTTAGCCCAGGTGTTCGCACTGGGCTTTTGGTCTAATTCGCAGTTAAGTGTGAAATCATAGAAGTAATGATCATTGACAGTCTCATTCCATTCCTTTGATGGTTCTACTGACCAGTCGCTGATATAGACAGTCAACGCCTGCTTGAAAATCCAAGGATAGATTCGTAATCCAAATACACAGGCGCCGAATACGTTTGCGTTCGCAATTCTTGCTGCTGCATTCTGGAATGAATAAAGCGAGTCAACAGTCGTGCTTGAACCAAGCTGTGCTTTAAGAACAGTAGCTACATTAGGGTCAACATCATCATTACTTTTGTCGCCGCTGATATAGTCCTTAAGTTCTGCAAAGGCGTTGGCAATACCGTCAGCAGTCTTAATGATGTTGCCAAATGTATTGCTTACTGAAAATGAACAGGCAGCGTTGATTGGAGTAGTAAGGCTCAAGAACAAGAGCCATTCTTTTACGTTTGTCATTTGACGGTTACCAATCTTCTGTCCTGGGTAAATTCTGAACTTCACTTGGAACTTCATTTCACCAGCATCTTTATAGACACGGGTAGTCAATGCATCTTTTCTACGCATAACAGGAGTGCTTGCATCAGCAGCTCTCATTCCAAGAAATTCAATGAAGTCATTATTCAATGTTTCGTCTAGCTTTTCACCAACAGACGCTGCAGGAGAGTTTGCCCATTCAGTAGAGAATGAGACAGGAGGCAATTCAGTCATTACGCCGTCAGCAACGAATGGGATCTTTTCATCTTGACCTGGAATGTAAGTGAAAAGGCTGAAGTAGTTGTTTCCGTACTCCATGAATTTTCTGATTTCAAGTTCATCGTATGTTTCGCCGTGGAATGATCCTTGAACGCCTTCTTTCATTGCGTCAAAGTAGTGCTGGTCAGTAGTGACAATTCCGTCAGGACCAAAGATATGAGCACTATATCCAAGGTCAGCCATGTCTTGTGCGATAGTGTACATGTTTTCAGATGTACCTTCATTTTCTATTCTATCACGTGCTCTAGATATGCCAAGGTCTACATAATCAGTTTTATTGTCTTCTTGCTGTTGCTTTTGAGCAATATTTGCTCTTGCATAACGAAGAACATAATCATCAGACAATTTGCCTTCAGTAAGAAGTTGTTCATCTTGCTGCAAACTTGCATAAGTTTCATTTTGACTAAGAATCTTATTTACACGATTTGCATTTGACTGACCGCCATTCGCAGCAGCGTCATTCATAGTAGCACGTTGCTCAGCTTCACGCATCTTGTTCTTGATGTATTGACGCGCTTGTTCTCTTTCGTAATCGCCTTTAGCGTTTTCTGCTGTCTGTAAAATTGTTCTTTCTGCCATGTTATATTTATCCCAAATAAATAAAATAAAGAGTTTAGAGTATGTTAAATTACCGTGACATTTTTGATATTTCCAAGACAACGATGCCGTTGAGCAAACAAGATCTTTCAAAGATACTTGCTAAGAAGTCATTCATGGGCTTTGTTCAGTGCCCTTACAGCAGACTTATTCAGACGTTGAAGGAAATCTGCGAAGCAGAACAGTATCAAGTTTCAGTCAACCCAAACCAGCTGTATCAAGATGGCAGCAATCCGTTTACTCACGCTGACTGCGTCATTCAAGTTGAAGGCTTGAGATCATTTGATGAATTTACGAACAAGATCATTTCTTCTGAAGATGGAAAAGAATGGTCTGATTTCATGACTTATTCTGAAACCTTCAAGGACGAAGTAAGAAACTACAAGTTGGCGACTATCAAGAAGTATCTTTGGAACGCTCATAACATTAACAACTGGTTTTCTGAAGGCGGCATTTCTTTGCCGCCAAATCGTAAGTCTGAAATCATTGATGACTTTGAAGAGTTCAAACGAATCATTCTTCAATCTGACGACTTGCATCGTTTCATTGACGCTTGTGATGAAGGAACATTGCAGCAAGCAACTCAAGTGTTGACCGCGTCATTGGTAAAGATGCTAGACAAGTATCGTCCAGAACTTAATCATCACGTAGACAACAACACTAGGCGTGAACCGCAAATTATCGTTAAGAACCCAGTCGTCAATCGTATCTTTGTCATTTCCAATTACGCAAGACAGTGTGAAAAGGACTGGCCGAAATTGAAATTTACAGCTCTTGACAGAAGAAGCTTTGAAAGCATAAGCTTGTGGAGTGCATAATGATTAAACACAGCGATGTTGAGTTTAATTACCAAGACCTTAGATTTGATACCACTTGGAAGTTTGAGTGGGACGTTGGACAAGACAACGGTGTAAAGTTCTATCCTATCACGAAGGATGTTTCAGGTTCTGGACCTGTTGAAGACTGGTGGACTCTCTGTGCTTCTGGTAGTGGAACTCCAGACCCAGATAGATGGGAACCTGACAATCCGTTCTTGCAGTATTCTGGTGGTGACTGGAATACCCAACATCCTGAAAACCCAATGCGTTATCTTGGACCAACAATAGTCCCAGGTGAAACAAGCGGATCATTCGTCAAGTTAAGAAGCTCTTTTGAAACGGTCGTAATGGACACGAAACCGCCAGAACTTGTTTCTGACGCTGGCACTGAATACATTTTAATAAATGATGGCTCTGTTTCTGCTCGTCATTGTGAATTTGTCTTTCGTGACGACTGCGGCCTTGACTATAAGAACTTTACTATCACACGCGGCGAAGAAACACTTTATGATTATAGCAGAAAGACAGGCGCTGAAGTAAATGAACTTCAGAATCTTCGTGTCTTTTCAAATGGCGCTGATACTTATAAAGTTGAGTTTGACATACCCGATAGTTTTGATAGTCCTACTTGTTCAGGAAAGACACTATCTCTGACTGTTTATGACAAGGCAACTAATTCGTCTGGGTTCAATTCTCAAGAATTTAAGTATGTAAACATTAAACAAGACGAGTTGTTACCATTGGAGATTACGTTTGACGTTCCAAACCCGCCAAATATGACTTTAGATGCCGGAATTGAGGGTGAGGTATATTGTACCATATTCAACCCAAATAAAGGCTTGTGGGTCCTTGGCGCTGACTCCATCATAGAGCAACTTTCCGCGGATTCCGTAGGTTGGATTGACCCAAGTACGATTTCTGACAAGGTTGACAATTCATGCTATGAAGAGAACGGACTTATAAGATTCAAGATCACAAACATCAACTCAGCAGGTTCTGTAATAGTTCAGGCATGGGTAAAGATTGGAAGTGCCCAGCTTGATGATTATGTTAAGAACGCAACTTATGCCGAAGCAGAACTTGGACCTTGGATTGTGATGGATCCTGATGGCAGACGTTACAACTTGAAACAGTTTGTGCCAAAGTATTTGAGACAGACTGACTATTACGATTTCGTAAAGTTCTTTGAACTGTTCTTGAACACCATGTACACCAATGTCACTAGAGGAACTAACATTTCTGGTCTTGAAAAGATTGCTGAAATTTCAGACTTCCTTGACATTGATAAGATCGAGAATTATCTTGTCGCTGACTATGCAAAGCACAGAGGAATGGAGTGGAACGTTGACCTTGAAACTTTGGTCAAGATGAACAGCGGTTTCTTCAATCCTGACGCATTCACCAATTATTCTGAAACAGAAGTGATGAACATGGTGAAATACGCCTTGAAGAACCTTCCACTTTACAACCAGCTTAAAGGCACTGAAAAGGGAATTACTCTTGCTTTGAAGATGTTCTCATTCAGCGCAAAGTTGATTCCGCTTTGGGTAAAGATGGAAAATCCTATTGAGGAAAATCCAACATTCATTGAAGAAGACACTCTTCGTGATTTTACGAACATGTTCATGACTTCACGCTTCAATGTAAAGATTACTTCAAAGGCAGACTTTGAGACATTCAACGAAAACATTGAAGGACTCATTCGTCTAATCAGAAGCATTAAGCCTATCACCAAGATCCTGAACTTGATTAAGTACAACACTGTTCCTGATGAAGAAAGTGTCACTACTGTCAAGATCTCAAGCGGTTATAAGGAAAATTCTGAAACTGTTGTGCCTTACAAAATTGAATATGATGATGACATCAATAAAAAGATTCGTGAGAAGACTGTGAAAGATCGTTCAATACGTCATATCACTAAGCTTTGGATAAACTATTACGGAAGCAACGGCAATTGGTATACAGTACTTTCAAATCTCGCTATCAAATGTAAGTCAAACATTACATTGGCGCAAGATGATACGTCAATCACTGTTGACTGCAGTAAGGTAAAGTTTGAACTTCTTGACAGCGGTATGTATCTTATTCCTACTGATGGTAAGACAAAGACTGACCTGTTCAATTTCGTTCATAACGGAGACATTGAAAAAACATCGTACATTAAAAAGATAACATTCACACATGTTCCAGGGACAAGTATCTATTCCGAATAAATATAGAAAGGAATAGATGAAATGGATCCGAACAAGTTTGAATTAACAGTAACCGATGAAGGCAAAGCAACCATTTTCAAACAAGGAACTGGTTTTAAGTTTGCCAACATCGGTTTTGCTTTAGTGAAAGATTCTAGAGACCACCTTGCCAGCGCCCGTTATGCTGGCAAGCTTTCAAAGCTATCTACCGAATGGATTTTGAATAACTGTACTATCATTCTTAAGAATACAGTTTACAAGTATACAAATGGCGCTATCGTTCCTACTGATAGCCGCTATACATACAATTTGACAAAGAAGCTAGATGAACATCTTTATCCGCTTGACTTTTCGTTGAGCAAAGATGATGAAGAAACTGACATTCTTTACGCTTCATATAATGCTCTGATTAAGCCAGATATGTTCAACATTACGAACGTGACTGGCGATATGCAATTTGATGCAATCTTGTTCTTCGCATTACCGTTTAAGCCAGAATACAAGAATAGACTTGAAGGAGATCCGCAAAAGCCGTTAGTCTTCGCTATCGCTTACTATCCTAACAAGTTGAAGGTATTGAAGAAACAATCAGAAAATCTTGTATTCAATGCTGAGATCAGATATGAAATGGAAACAGATGGAGAAGTAACGATAGATGATAATCTTGACCACATTCATATCGTCAATGATGGCACAGCAAGTAAAGAAATGCCAAATGTGATTACGCTTGGTACAACTGACAATCTTTTAATCGTATAGGTGATGAAATGGCAAATACATACGAAACATTAGCAAAAGTGAATATTATGTCACCTGTCGCTGACAACTATTCAGATACTCAGCCGCAGTTGATGCTCTCTATCTTGAACAACGATGCTGCAAAGACATGGGCTGGTCAGCGTGCTTTCTTCAGTTACAATAAAGACGGAAAAGGCACTCCGCTTTTCAGACTTGCTGAACGTAAGTCAAGCACCAATCGTTCTAACTTTGACTTGTTTGGCAAGGACAACATTTACAGAAATGTCAAAGGCGCTTACGGCAACGCATTCATCTTTTCACAGGAAAACGAAATTGGACAAGGAAGTGAAGACAATGCGTTCTTGTTCTCTGACCAAAACGAAGTGAACGGAAATACGAATGCTTTGTTCATTGCTTCTAACAAGAACAAAATTAGAAAAGGCGTTAACCACGATGTGTCTAACGCTTTGTTCATGCATACTGATAGTGCTGATGTTAACGGTGTGAAAGGTACCATTCATAATCCTACTTTGATTGGTTCTTCATACACGCAAGTAGAAGGCGTTACGCCAAAGTCATTCAGAGGTACTTGGATTTCATCGCCTTGCGGCTATCATAACATGGTTAAAGACACTGCCTATGACATTGAAATAGGCAACTACCTTGGTTACACAAGTAACATCAAGGGCGGTATCATAATGCTTGGTACTGGCTTGCTTCACACTGGCTTCCCAGGAGATTCAAGCAGAACTATCATTGGTGCATGGAACAAAGACGATTCTGACCCAGATAACGTCTTTATCGTTGGTGATGGTTTTATGCACAACGACGTAATTCCAGAAGGTCATAACATCAATGAACATACTAAATACTATGGAGAAGGCGGAATAAATGAAGAATGGTACCGTCATAACTTGTTCGTTGTCAACCGTCAAGGATGGGCAGGACTTTATAGCTACGACAATCCTACTGCTAACAATGTAAGATACAGCTATGATGGCATTTACGCTACTGTCAATGGACAGGAAATCAACATCAACTTTTATGAATTGAAGTCAAAGATGGCTACTTCTGACTTCGTCAACCAATGCGAAGCAAAAGTCAATCAACTTCAAGAAGATGTTCAGCGTGTTCATGCTACTACTCCAGGCGCAGCGCAGTTTATTCTCAAGGACAATTATACTGAAATTGACCTTGACGCAGAAAATATTCCTACTGGCACCGTAGTAACTGTTATGAACATTGCTTCAGAATCTGGATATGTATCATTTACTGAGATTAACGGTACACGCGTATTTAGAGACAATATCAGTCCAGTAGAATCCCATTCATACATTCGTATTGATGACGCTGATACAGGCGTTCATGGTTTTGCTCAGATAAATAATTAAGAATATGAAAATAGAGTTCACACAAGATTTTAAAGACAAAGTACTTAGAGCTGAGGGCGGCGTAAAGTTTGTCCTCAAAGGCTTTGTACTTGCGTCTTCTGCAGATAGCGTAGAAACGCTTGATGATGTTCGTAAGTTGAACTTGATTACAAACGGCAATGATCCTGACAAGGATTTTATTGAGCAGCTCTTCAATGTTGCATATACGCCTGCACTTGAAATAGGAAAGTTTGGCACATACAAGTTGTTCTTGCCAAAACTTACACATGACGTAACCGCTATTCTTATTGGTGAGTGCTATAATGAAAGTAAGATTGCTGTTACATCAACCGGTGAATATTTCGTTGCTGGAACTGTTGCTATTTCAGCTGGTACTACAGACGTCAACGTTGCGTTGACCATTACATTTAACGATGAAGAAGTTTCTTATACTGCTCGGAACAGTGACCGTCATGATGCTGGCACTGTTGAGTATAATACTGATAATGCACTTTGGCTTATTCCTTCCATGAGTGACCAGCAGAAGTTTGGTCTTGAAGAAGAAATTAAAGACACTATTGGCGCGGAAGTTCCTACATCCGCAAATGCAATCAACGTTCTGCCAATAACCGAACGCAATGACGCTCCTTGGAATGAGCCTGTTCAGTTCAGCGTCTGGGACGAAAACATCCCAGGCAAACCGCAGATGCTCCTTTCTTATGGAGATAGAACAAGTGCCTGTTCAGAATTTGGATTTGAACGTGGCACTGATTATTTCGCAATGAACGCTAAGACAGATGAACCTGTCAACTATTCATTGCTTGATAATGACGCTACTTTTACCTCTGGAGGCATTGACGGATCATGCCGTATTCTTGGTGAAAACGATGAACTTATCGTTGGTTCAAATGACATGCTTTTAAAGACCAAGAATGTTACTGTTGGCGGCGTGTCTTCCTCTGGTTCTTGCAACGATTTCTTGATGAAAGCAAACGATGTCCATGTAGTAGACAGCTCATTGCTTAACTTCTATGGAGTCAGTCTCGGAAATCTTAATCACATTGCTAATAGCAGCGACGTTTCAGTTGTCAACTCGCAAGACATTAATGTTAATGCTTCTGAAAATGGTCTTATCATCAATAGTACAGGAATTGATGCCGAAGCAAAGAACTTCATCGCTTTAGGTGCGAATGATTCTGTTGTTAAAGATGACAATACGTTCGTTGCGGGTGGTCCTGGATTGAAAGCAAATTATGGCACAAAGGATAATTCATTCTATTTTGGTCAGCACAATGCAGTCAATGAAAATGTAGATTCACACTTCCGTTGGACAGTATCTGACGGCTATTACATTCCTGAAGCACATCCGATTAACCCGTCAACTGGTCAGCCTATTGATGTTTCAACAGTAACGCCTACTGACAATGCAAAGACTGAATATGCCCGTTTCATGAAGCGCATTGATACATTCTCTGTGGAAAGAGGAAGTCTTCCAGGTGGTTCCGGCTATACTGAATACTTTGCTATTCGTAAGGCATTTGCTGGTGGAGAAATTAAAGGTCAAGGTGTTAAGCCAGGACAGTTGTGGAACGTAAGCGACACGCTTTTCTTGACAGATAAAATCTTGTTCACTAAGCCTAATGACAACAGCTCTGATGGTCTTGCAGAAATAAAGATTGCTGACATGCGTCGTTTCATCAATGGCGAGTTTGATAATGTGCCTGCTGTTCAAGTTGATACATCAGTCGCAGAATCAGAAGTTTACGCTACTTATGGCGCTCGCACTTCAGAGATCATTCTTAGAGAACCAATCTATACTTTAACTAATGAAAACGGCCAAATTGTTTCTGTCACGAATGGACACCTTGGTGATTTGAGAAAGGCACAAGAAGAACATCCTGACTCTGTCATCGCTAATGTGAACACCGTCATTCCGTATGAACTTGTACAATGGGAAATGGCACAGTTATTCCCTCAGGGAGTAAGTTCTTGGGACTACTCAAAGCCGTTCACGTTCTACGTTGTCAATGCATCTAACGTTGATATGCAGTATCAGGCGTATCTTGAAAAGCTTGGTCCATTCCACGCTTTGTACTCAAAGATGATTCCTGTTCGTGCAGGCGAATGCGTAATGTTACGATTTGCTTCAACTTCAGAAGTAAGAGGCGTAATAAATGTAAGTTATGACGCCCAATAAATAAAACATGAGTTTTAAGGCGTACATGCATAAGTATCTAAATCCGGCTGGCGAAGTAAAGCCGGATTTTTACATAACCGCTACATTGAATGCACTGAATAAGTACATGCAGGAAATTGAGCGTATGCATTCAGCTCCGCAGTATCAAGTAAGCGGAACTATCACTTACCCAGGTACGCCGCCTGTCGTTGTTTCTTATTCAGGACCAACAGGCTATTGGGTACCAAAGAAAAAACGTTTTACATACAGTGAAGTGAAGAATGCACTGTGGTGCGGAGATCCAAAACAGTGCTTTATAAATCTGTTCAATCTTATAGGTAAAAAACTTGCTGATAATTTCTGCGTCATGAAAGGCGGAGCGGTTATCGGACAAGCAAGAGTAAACCTCAGTGTATCTCATTTTGCTGCAGTCGCTGCAATGTTCTATGCCAAGCTTAAAGTCATTGGAAAGGCGATGACACCTGAGTTATTTCTGGACACTGAAAGCGAGTACATCACAAAAGCAATAAAGATGATTCCTCCTGCATTTGGATCGTTGGCAGGTCCTATGACTGGTGGAATCTTCACAGGTACAGTTGGAGGAAACCTTGGAAACACTCTTTAATTATCTCGAAATTCCGTTAAAGGATTTGCCATCACAAGGCAAGTTCTATTCAAGTCAAGCAAAGATTGAAGGACGATTCCTTACAGTCGGCGATGTAAAGTTCTTATCTTTGCTTATGCCTGAAAATGCTGAAGAAATCATCAACTCAATTCTCAAGAACTGTTTCAGATTCACGTTCTTGGCATTTGATGGTCTGCTTCTTTGCGACCGTGAGTATCTTATCTTCTGGCTCCGTGCTAACTCTTATACGAATGAAAGCGGTTACAGCCTTAAGGTTGGTAAGTGTCATTCTTGCGGCAATTCGTACACGCATGCAGTTGACCTTGAAGAAGTCCAGACTAATCAGCTTGATGACTTTGACCCCGTCGTTATTCTTCCACAATCACAGCGAGCAGTTCGCATTAAACTGCCTAACGTCGCATCAATGAAAATCAAAGATGATGATAAAGACTTCCAGCTAGTTGCTAGAATGATTGACTGTGGGACTGTTGACCCGAAGCAGTACTTGTCTGAATTTTCAACATACGACTTGGCTTTCTTGATTGACCATTGCAAGTCCATCAAGGTTGGATTTGATACGCACTTTAATACAGTCTGTCCGAAGTGTCATGCTACTAATGAAATTGAAGCAGAGCTTTCAGACGAGAATATGTTCACTATTCATGAAATGCACGACATTATCCGAATGACAACTCTCATCACGCATAACGTTGGCGTTCAGATTCCAGACACATATTCATGGCCTGAACTTGAAACCTTGCAGCAAGTCGCAAGTGAAATCATTAAGAACGAGAACGATGAAAACTCAAAGGCAGAAGCCAAGGCTAAAGCACAAGCAGCAAGCATGGCTGCTAAGCATAATGTCAAGAACGTTCACGTCTAATTCCTACTTCTTAGAGAAAAAAATTAGGGTCTTTCAATGATCCTAATTTTTTATTATATTTTCTAATGGAAAAATTATAAAGAGGAGAATATGGGAAAATATGTAGACAACAAAAGACTAAAGGAAGTGGTATCACTTTACAATTCACTTAATGCTTATGATACTGGTGATTGGTGCCCGAAGTACCTTGAGAACCAAGAAAAACGTCTAAAGTCTGGCAAGATCACGAAAGATGACTATATGAAGTGTAAGGAATTCATTCATAGAAAGGTCAAGCAGATTGAAGATCTTCAAGACAAGTATCAGAAATTGACGCTTGAAGAACGCCGAAAGTATGATTACGAATTTGACAAGTTGAAGGATGAGTTCTGTGATATGATCATCAAGATTGCGAATGGCCGAGTCAATTCGTTCAAGCTCAGATCTCAGCCAAATCTCGTCAACCACATTGATGACATTATGCAAGACGCAGTCATTCAAGTATTTCGTTACATCAACCGATTTGACGAATCACGAGGCACAAGTGCTTTTTCTTACGTCACTGAACAGTGCTCAAACGCCATTAAGCAGGATCTTAAGAAGATTCAGGAACACGATAAGACATACGTCAGCGGCATTGATTTCTTTGACAACATCAACACTATTGACAACCCGCATGACGGCGTTAGCGGTCTTGCTAATTTCATGGAGTAAATATGATTACAAAAGTAACTAGAGAAATCCAGCGTTTTGAAATAAAGAACGTTTACGAATGGATGCAGAACAATATTTCTAATGCTGAGTTCTTTACAGAAGTAGCATTGCTCATCTATAACAACATTACACAGATGGCTCCTTATTACAAGGAGATCATTACTGGCTGCTATGATGAAAATCAGGACAAGGAGTATCACGAATATGTTTCTGCTGTTCGTAAGCTTTACATGCAGTATGTTGACCGCAACGAGCAAGGCGAACCGAAACTTGATGAGCGTGGCAATCCTGTCGTAACTGAACAGATTGTCGAGTTCACTGAAGCTAAGAAGAAGCTAGACTCTGAACATACTGACTTGATTAAGCGAGTACAGAACAAAGATGCAACAAACGCAAAGTTCCTTCAGGAAAAAATGAATGTGGAGTACTTTACGCTTGAATACGAAGAAGCCAAGTATGATAAGCTCTCGCTTCCGCCGTTTGTAGTTGGATTCTTGTTTAGATAAGATTAACGAATTTGTTCATGCTGATGGGTGGCGCTGTTATAGTAGCCACCTTTCTTTGTCCATCGAGTCATTTCCTGGTCAGCGATGTACTGACCAGTCTTACTAATGCTGCTTGCTTTCTTCAATGAGAAGTCGCCCCATGTTGAAGTAGATGGGTCACCATTTGCTTCCCAGTTAGAAACAAGTCCAGACTTATTAGCAGCGTCTTCAATGGTCTTGCGCTGTTCGTCACTCATGTTCTGCAATGTAATCTTATTGTGTCTTGCGTCATAGAACGTCAAGTCAATCTTTTGACCAAGAGTATGCGAACCACTCTTAGTTCCAAGACCAACTTCGTGACCAGTGTCATTATAGGCGTTTACTTCAACAGTGACACCTTTCTTTCTGAGTTCATTTCTCAAGTTGAATAAGCTGACGTCCATTTTCTCAGCATTGTCTTTAAGAACTTTGTCAAGAACTTGGCGATTTACGTTTACATGAGTAGCTGTCAATATTTTATGATGAAGAGCTTCTGATTCTTCTTCAGTGACATTAAAGTCCTTAGTTCCTTCTGCAACGCCGTGTCTTGTATTGACGCCTTTAGTTCCATAAATGTCGGCATTCACAAGACCTTCAAGATGCATCTCGCCATCATATTGAACTTTATTTGCAAGATTGATAAGTTTTTCCATCTGGTCAGTACGTTCTTGTTCTGGTGTATTGATGACATTAAGTCCAGATGCGATAGCACCAGCTGTTCTGGAAAGAACTGCGTCATCAACATCAAAGTTCTCACTGATTGTTCTTACAACGAACTGCATTGAAAGCTGGACAGGTGAAACACCACCAGTTCTTGAAAACTGTCCATCGTCATAATCTTGCAGCATGCACCAGAAGCAGCGTCCACGAAGTACCTTATACATCATGTTGTCGTATTCTCTGACAATGATAGCGATAACCTTCGGCGTGCCTGAATAACTGTACTGGTGCATTCCTTTGTTGACTACGCCTGCAAGTTTGTCAATGTACTTCGTCACATCCATGTTATCAGTTTCTTCAAAGCTGATATTCAATCCACGAGCAGACAAGTCCCAGATAGGAATAGTGAAGTAACCGCCTCCACCGTAAAACACTGCACCCGCTGAAGTATCGCCGTCTGCGTCTGTAAACTTCACAGAACGGATTGCATACTTTAACTTTTCTTGGATTCCGTTTTCATCAATAATATCCACAACGAAACGAAAAGGAAGTTGCGGCATAGTTTGAAAGAATTTCTTTACTGCTAACGGCATCTTATCCTCTCTTGTATTCGTTGAAGGTGAATGTTACTGTCCATTTGCAGAGCGACTCGCCTTGATAGTCAAATTCATAAGGCACGACTTTCGCTATTCTGCATTGTGTAAATGAATGCGTGTAAACGACTCGATTTAACTTATTGTTTAGAATGTCAATCTGAATCTTGTCAAAGTCAATGTCATCTGGAGCAATATGATAGTCAGCGGCTGCTGCGCCACCAGTATGTCCATCATAATTCTCGACGATCTCAAAGCCTTTGCCGTATCGTCCATGTCTTGTAAGCCAGCTATGAATGCCAAGTCTAAAGGCAGTATTACCAGTATGTCCATGAACATTGACAGTCGCATTGCTATCAGCAGCTGCGCGGCCGGTATCAAGCGACTCGAAGAAATCAATCGTAAATTCTCTAACGCTGTCTGATTTCGGGATAAGGAACTTCTGTGCCATGTTTCCGTACTTATAGACAGCGGTCTCATATTGGAGAATCTTAGGAGGAGTAAATCCGATACACTGAACGACTTCAATAGGCTCATTTGCTCCATCAGCAAAGATAGAACAAGTGTAGCTGTCGCTTAGCTTAACGGTCTTCTCTCTAAAATAATTTCCAATCCTTAACATATAATATTTATCTATGCACGGACATTTGTGTTGCCGACATGAAGCATAGCGCCGCAGATATAGCACTGCTCAACATTAGCGACCAAGTGCTTTAGCTGATTGCTTCCGAGGTCAACATAGCCTGCTGCGTCTATCTTAGCATCACCACCTGCAAAGATCTCGCAGTTACCATCTGTGCTAATCTTTGAATTGCCGTAAACCTTGACATTCAAGTTGCCTTTTGGGTTCATCTGATTGCCAGTATAGATTTCAATGTCGCCGTTCTTATTAATGCAAGTCATAGCACCAGTTCTGTGAGTAAATACAAGTTCACCAGACTTTCTATTCAATGTCAAGAAGTCGCCTTGGTCAGTTTCCATCAAGACCATCTTGTGCGGATATTCAGACTTATTCTGTCTGCCAGTAAGACCCATTCGTGAGTAGCTGTTATACTGGTTAAATGCAATTCCGTTGAATACTGGACGCTGAACGTCGCCTTTCTCAAAATAGCCACGGACCATCGTTCCTACTTCTGGAATGACTTGAGAACCGCATTTACCACCGATAAATGACATATCAGGAATTGCCCACGGAAGCCATTCATCTTCCAGGTTTTCATAATAGCCAATGACACGAATCTTTACTCGGCCCAATCTTTCGGGGTCATCGTTATCAACCACTTTACCAGTCCACTTTTCGTAATTTGGAGTTCCTGGCACATAAGTGTTCATATCTGACATTACTTGCTTTGTCTGTTCTCCACCACCAAGCAATGCTCTGTACTGTTCAATGTCGGTCATTATTGTCCTCTCGTTCCATAAAGTCCATCGTTCGCTGCGACGATCTCGATGTTGTAGGGCTGCTTAGCTGAATAAGAGTGCTTAATCTGAACGATACAGAATCTTCCAGAATGAATCGGGTCAATCTTTTCAGAAGTTGAGAAATCAACATCAATGACATCGCCTAATCTTGGTACAGAAAAGCTCTTTGCGAAACTTTCCTGTTGTCTACCTGTATCTATAACAAGCTTAGCGAACTGCTGGAAGAACGATCTTCTAACTTGTTCGTTCTGTGCTTCAGCGATAGTGTAATAGTTATGCATGCTGTCAAAGTGCATACCGCCATTGACTGCTTTTGAGACAGTCTCTTTCATTGATGGGTTTGCGTTCTTGACGGTCGCAAGTCTATCACTGTTGTTCTGCCAAGTGACCATTCTATAGCCTTCGCCTCTGTCTTTGTCAAAGCTCTGAAGACCATTCGTAAATGCGTTCTTAATAGCGCCAACAGCAGCCTTTGCTTGTGAAAGTGCAGAGCCTGTGAAGATCGGTAAGTAAGGCTTGTCGTTGCCCATCATCTTTCCGATGAAGTTTGACTCCTTATAAGGAATCTTCGCAGTATTGTAAGGATTGTACATCGCCATTGACAATGAATAGCCGCCTTTATTCAAGATTGGGCCACCGGCATTGACTATCGCTTCATCAGTGTACCACACAGAAGTCTTATCGCCTTTCTGCATGCCAGTCTTTGGTGAAGTATAAGCAAACTCCTGTCTAATCTTTTCGCCAGCCTTCTGACAAAGATCTTTAATAGTCACGTAATGAGCAATTCCTTTTGCGTCAGCGTATAAGATCGGCGCATTTCCTTGACCAACCCAGGCGTGCTTAACGACACGGTCACAGAACGCTGCTCTTGTTTCATTACAACTAATCCAGTATGACTTATCATCAACTTCGCCATCTTCCGTATCATCGCTGAAGCCTAAGCCAGACTGTTCGATGACAGCTCTCAACGCCTGCGTGCTAGTTGTCTTTTCATACTTGCCGCCGCTCTTCAATGCGTTCACTGCACCAGCGACTGAAAGAAGCTGTGCAGGAAATACTGCAACTTCATTGATGTACTTCTGTGCTGCGTAAGTACAGCTGTAACGATGCATGTAAGTGTTTGGAGTAATGCCTGGAAGTTCAGTGATTGTCTGAATTACGAATGAACCATTGACGATAGGTTCTCGAACTGCGTCGGGATCCTGCGTATCTCTAGGCTTAAGTCTGATATTGAGAAGATCGCCGATCTTTACTGAATACGTTCCGAAAAGGCGTCCAACATCAACAACCTGCACAGTCATCGTAGGCAACAATGTAAACATGCTTTCCGTAATGCAGATCTTATCAATGCAGCTAGACTCGATAGTCAAGCCTTCTTCTGGCTTCTCGGGGTCGCCAATCCACATCTGGAGTTCAACATAGCTGCCACCAGATTCTGTACTTCCGCCTAATGTCTTTCCATCATATCCCGGCATTATTTGTTACCATTCTTTAATGTGATTGAAATTCCTTTATTGCCAGTGACCCATCCAGTCACATTGAAGTGCTTAACGATTTCAAAAGCCTCCTTAATGTTCTTCGGAGCCTTAAATCCTCTAAATACGTTGTCATTCAAAGCAAACAAGTAGTTAGCGTTCTGCAATTTCATATAGTTGCGTAGATGCGCAGAAGCGATTACGAGCTTTAAATCCTGTTCGTTGTTAAATAACTCGCACATTGCTTTAGCAAGGATTCTAGAGGGCTTTCTGCGGTTCTGCAGGATCATCATAAGTGGCAACATCTTTGACTTGTTCTTCAACAAGAATCCTTGAATTTCGTCAATCATTTCAAGAGTAAAGTTCTTTTCTTTAGTTCCTGTTCCAAACAGTCCATAAATGTCAAACAGAACAGAGCCGTTCATTGGCTTGAACATTTCATTTGAACCGCCCAGATTTGCAGACTTACCCTTGACTTCAATTCTGTTGCCTTTGTCATCTATCAAGTCACCAGAACCTTCATTGAAGTTGATGTTCGCAAAGTTTGCTGCGAGTAAGAACTCGCCACGTCCAACTGCCGGCTGTGGAGTATTTACTGCAAGGCAGTCATCAAGGTATTCCGGCTTAACATACTGGTCAAGTCGTGCTTTCTTCAAAAAATCTTTCAATGAATAAGGACCAAATTCTTGGAAAATGAAATGATTCTTGTTTACTTGCTCGAAGAAGTCTGCTGGAGATACAATCAAGTCCTTAGAAAGAATTGCTTCATGTTTTGCTGCAAGTCCTTCATGCTTGCCACTTTTCTTATCTGTCCAGTACTTGTTGACTTCGCTTTTAAGATTCTCTAATCTAACTGGCGTGTTCTGAACATCACCAAGTTTCTGCATTTTGCCATCATTATCTTTTGTGTACAATTCCATACTGAAATATTTATACACAAAAAGACGGGTCTAAGTGACCCGTCTCATTGATTTCGTCTGACGATATTACTTAACGTTGTATTCTTCGCCGTCAAGTTGAACCATGATTTCCACCAATGCGTTGATTACAGCGTCATCATCTGCTTCAGTTGTTTCAGGTCCATCAATTTCATCGCCATCATCATTAACATATTTAGTGTTTATCTTATACCCGTCTTCTAGAGTTCTTATTTCTGCAGTTGCTTCACTAGCACCAGGCGAGTTAATGTAAAGCGTAAAGTCATCAATAGATGTTGGCGTATCTGAACCCGAGTAGCATTCATAATAGAAATTGCTTTGCGATTCATCGTGGATGTTGAAAACATCATTGAGTCTAGCAACAATCTTTTCACCAAGTCCTTCTAGCTTTTCAGACGCGGCAGCGATGATTGCTTTAGCACGATTTCTTTTTTCTTTAGCAGCAGCGCGTTTTGCTCGCATAGCGTTAAGTTCATCAGGAGTAAAGCCATCATATACGGTAGCAGCACGACCTTCTACCAAAAATCCAGCTCCTTGCAGTCTTTTAACTGCTTCATTCAATTCCATTTTCATTGCGGATTCTCCTTAAAAGTCATGATAGATCTGAACAAGGAATTTTCCAAGTTCGTTAGCGCTTTGGCCTTCTTCAAACATCTTGAAGATTTCTTGGAACGCTGCCTTGATAGCGCCATTCATGTATTCAGGCTGGTAGCCTTCATCTTCAAAGTATTTCTTGATTTCTTCAACAGCCTTCTTATAGCCAACTGAAAGCCAAGGCACGAATGATTCATACGCTCCGCCTTCCTTTAGCAGCTTGGCGCCAGCTTCCTGCAGCTTATTGACTGCTTCATTCAATTCCATTTTCATTTTCCAAACTCCTTATATGTCACGCCATTGTCAAGCGAGATAAGATACTTTTTCCTTGTTTTATTTATACATTCCCTGACTGTTTCCGAAGCGAAGATCTCATTCCAGCTGTTGCCAAGATGAATCCATTCAGCGCCAGTCGCCGGGTTCTTTTCATAAATGATCTGTCCAAAGGTGAGTCCGCCGTTGATGTCAAGTTCAACCAGCTTCTCGAACACTTGTCTCAAAGTCAAAGTACAGTTCTTCACTCTGATGTCTGCAGCTCCCAAAGTCGGCTTGCCGTCTATCTGGACTCCACAGAAATGGTCAGAAGTCTTTGATGGATGGTAGCCTTTAGCCAAGAGCCTCTGGTAGTCCTCCATTGTTCTAACTCCTGATGTAATCTGGATAGAGACCATCTTGCCTCTCTTCGCGTATCCCATGTTAAGAACGTCTCGCAAGTACTGCAGCTTCTTCGCAAGCATCTCGACAAGACATTCCTGGTAAGGAGTCAAGTCATTCTTACTAAACTCCTTCAATCTAAAATTTGCTGTCAACTGTCTATCTTTCATCTTTTCTCTCCTAGTTGAGTCCTTTCCAGAAGTCAGACCCAAGCTGCGCCGACACGCCCATCACATCCATGTAGATAGGAGGCGGAAGCTCAGTGTCTTCGCCGGCGCTCATTGCAAGTCCCTTAGTTCCACCACCTGGCGTCATTCCTTCCAAGTCCACTTCCGGCTGAGTCAAGCAGTAGCAAGCCCAGTACAAAGCAGACACCAAGTCATCGTGCTTTCCCGATGCTCCTCTAAATACTTCCGGAGTCACTGCTTCAAATCTTGAAAGTTCGTCAATCGTGTCTGAATCAACGATAGTCAAATGACCTTTCTCGACCATGTTCTTCAGTATTCGGCATGCGTCAAGCTTAGTGTCTTTGCTTGCTTTCGTTCCAAGTTCTCCGTGCTTGTCAGTAGAAATCATGCTACCATTTCCAATGTCATAGATCAGCGCTTCTGCCACGCTTCTGCCAATTCCGTTATTCTCAATAATGTACTGTGCATCGTTATACATCTTGCTGATGTCATCAACGACGTACGCAAAGTCTTCCGCTTTAATCGTATTGCAGTGGTACGCTGCCACTTGACGATATCGTTTCTTTCCTTCAACTTTCAGCACTTGCACTGCAGAATAGTCGCCTGCGTTACCCATAGCGCTATCCACTCCCATGACGTACAAAGCGCCCCTCTTCGGCTCCTCATACACTGTCATACAGTATCCATACTTCCAGTCTATCGGCTCCACGCTCGTCATCTTATCTAGCCACTTACCATCAATCAAAGTCTCTGCAGATCCAAGGAATGAACAGTTATGATGGTCAAAAGACCCGCTCATGTACTCTCCGCCACCAACTGCGACTGGGGTAAACACGAACTTTTCACCAATACAGTCAATCTTAGTGACAGCCCAGTCCCCCGTTTTCCCATCTTTTTTTCCGGCGTACAACTTGTCTCCAACTACCAACTTGTCTAGCCTCTTCCATTCCAATTCCCCGTCTATATTCCAGACCTTCACTCGATGATCCTCACTTCCTGAGACCATCGTCTTCCCCCTTTTCTCACTTTTCGCCCCTATCGTATATTCCAATTCTATACGATAACAATTACTTTTCTTTCTCAGAACTCCTTCAAATTCCTTGAAACCACCTCTAGTCAATATTTTCATATCAATTTTCCTTTTTACTTTTTATATACTATCTATATCCAATTTATTAACTATTTGTCAACATTCCTTATTTCTATCTATTTCAATATATCTACTAATCGTCTCCTTCATACTTTCTCAATTTCTTTCTACTACCCCAAATAATCAATGGTAGTCAAACAGATGAGTCTGCAGACGTTTCATTTGATTATACGGGAAATCCGGCTATTTGCTCGAGGCTCTCGAGCTTTCCTCACTTCCATCATACCTACTGCCGAGCTTTCTTGCCGTATCCTTTCTATTCTTATTGGTCTGTCCTGAAGTCAGCAGAGAATTTTCTCCTCAAGTCCTCAAGAAAAATCTTTGCGAAACTGACACTTCAGTGACAAAAGATAAAGAAACGCATAATTTTACATATTAACTTGTTTATACCTATTCCATCCCTAGGGGAAATTGCATAAATTTCATCAAAAAACGTCATTTTATAGTATATAAGTTAAAAAATCGTCATAAATGTCACAAAATGACTTGCAAAATGTAAAAAATACGTAGAAATGTAAAATATTTCTATTCCACCCCTATAGAATAGTACATAAATTTCGTCAAAAAACGTCATTTCTTATAGAACTTGTTTTGAATGTAAACTTTTAGGTATTTTCATGACTACCAATTGCCAGCATAGTAGAAATTTGTTATATTTACTACGTAATTGAAATTGGAGATTGAATATGGACGAAAAGAAACTGAAACTCTGCGCTGCTTCCTACGACGTGCTTACCCCCATCACTCTCATGACTAACTACTATGGTCCCGTAGACTTTGAGATGGTGACTTGCGCTAACCCCTATGACGGGTTTGACACTATCAGGCTGCATAACGAGTTTGCGTCTGTGTTAGTAATCGTCCAGCGTGACTACATCGTTAAGAATGAAGAAGAAACGCCGAATCCGCGTGCTGGAAAGGTCACTGCTCAGGCTAAGCTCTTGAACGTCCCTGGCGTCTTTGACAAGCAAGACTCGAAGTACTTGAAAGGCACTCTTGAATGGAATAGCGCAAAGGATGTCAGCGGCGGAAAGCTTGTCGCTATGCTGCAGAAAGCCACGGAAATGCATAAGCGCATTTGGGAAATCTTCAATGAAACGATAACGGAAGGTTTGTAAATGTTTGCTGTAGTAACAAGACTTAAACGAAAGGATGGTCAAGACTGCTATCTTGTCTATGAAGAAGGCTTTGAGACTGAGGAAGCAGCAGACCAATGGATTGAAGAGAACTGTGGCGTTGGGAGCTATCAGTTTACTTCTATTGATCTTGACTTATACAGAACTTGGACTGAAAAGAACTCGTTTGGCGATGACGTAAAGTACGCTAGCATTTTCCGAGATGGAGCTGACTGATGAAATTGACGCGCAGAATGCTTAGTATGCTCAGCGCTATCAAGCTGGTAGTGACGCCGAAGCATGGAACTGAATGGATGACGAAAGAAGCGTTACAGGAGTTCTGTGACTCCCGTGGATGGATCGTTGACTTTATGGACGGGGAGATGTACCAGACGCCGTATGGAACTATCAGGCTCCAGCACCCGGCGATCATTGAAGGAAGTGCGATTGTGTGCTTCTTGAGCAGGGCGAAGTGCGGAAAATGGTTTATCAGTGAACGATTCCTCAGAGTTGACTGTGCTGATGGAAAGTGTAAGATCGCGTCAGACGTAATTGAAGTACAGGACAGATCTTTTGAAGGTCTTGAACAGATAGTTAAAGAAATGTTTGCTCGCATCAACAGCTACGTGAACTCCTTTAAGGCTGAAAAGATCAAGGAAGCCGCTCAAGGTTTTGTATGCTAGTGAATGTAAAGAAAGAAGACTTCTATTACTCCGAAGACGAGATCAAGCAGCTCGCATTGAATTTTGGTCTGAATGCAGTATTAGAGAAAACGGCGCTGAAGTATTACGCCTTCATGCTTTTCACCCAGAATGAGCATTTCTATGCTGGACTTACAGACAGGCTAGTGATGTCTTTCATCCGTCACTCAAAGTACAAAAGCATCTATCTGGCGAATGAAGCGTTTCCTAACTTCTATGCTTATAATGTGAACATGCCATATCACCTGCTGTACACAAAAGAAGCAGGCGATATTGAGGCCCCCTGTTATGTAGAAAAAGTACTTCCAAAGTGGACGCTTGCCAATACAGATCCTTTCTTAAAGAAGATGTTTGATAACCAGGAGCAGATTCTGCGGAAAACTGAGGTAACCCGGGTTTTAGGCGAATTTACGAGAAATGTAAACTTGCATTTACAGAAAGGAAAAATCGCCAAAATTAAGGAGGCCGCAGAACAATACAGCACGTAGCGTACGTGGGAATCTCAGACGACTTCGTCAAAAAGTGTAATATTTCTTAAATTTTGCCCCCAAATGGGGTTGCCAACTATAGGAAAAATTGTTAAATTATCTACGTTGGAAATTGATTTAAGGAGTTACTATGGAAAAGATCGCTGCTGCTATTACCCGCGCCATTCGCGCAGAAAACGCTTCTCTCATGACTAACGCTTGCTGGCAGGACTACGCCATTGACGCGGATATTGACCCGCAGGAAACTCCGATCATTTGGTTTGACGTGATTAAGTGCAAAGACAATGATGGCTCTATGCATGCCTATCAGAATCTTTCGCTTCGTGTCGCCATTCAGATCAAAGGAAGCGCTTGGCGCATGCTTATCAATAACTTCCAGTCTGGATCTTTTGACCATCGCTTCATGCTTGCAAACAGCGATGACAAGGACAGCGGAATCACCGTTGTTGACTACACGAAGAAAATCGCTTCCAAGATTGTCAAAGAATTTGGCGAACACTTCGCTGCTTAAGGAGATTTTACAATGAACTACGAATGCGTCTCTACTACTGGTACTATTTCTGCTACTGCTTACGGCGAATGCCACTCCACGAACGAATGGTACCACATTATCCGCGACATCAGCTCCGGCGATGCGAAGCAGTGGAAGAACGTCGTCACTACTTTCAAGCAGTACATCGCTTCCGGCGAACTGGTGAAGTCCAAGAAGGCCGTCACTGGATCTGTTCCTGCTGAAAAGAAGACGAAGGCTGCTTGCGCTGAAAAGATCAAGGAAGCGGTGACGCCGAAGGCAAAGCCTTCTGTCGCTACTCCGATTAAGTATCAAGTCGCTGACATGGAAGACACTCGTATCTGGGGTCTCAAGCGTAAGACTTTCCTTTCTGAAAAGGAACGCGAAGAGTTTATTGCAGAAATCAAGGCTGACAAGAATATGTCCTTTGTTTCTAAGGGCTGGGACATCGGTGGAAAATTGACTGTCACTTTTTGGGAAGTCAGCGATGGAGAATGAGTTTGATTATTATCCTAGAACGATTGAGGAAAGTATGTCTTGGCTAGCTGCACTTGATGGTATCGCAACAATAATGAAAGAAACGACGTCAAACGTCGCCTGGGGTTTTACGCCTGATTATTGGTTTCGTTTTGAACATGTGTCCAATAATGCTTTAGACCAATGGAATCTGTTGCCGTTTCATAAGACGAAACAGTCAACGCTTTTAGACTTCTATGGCGTTAAATGCAACACGGATAAGTTCTGGAAGGAAGAGTTTGCGCCGCTGTATGAAAAGTACGTCGGACAGAGTTTCTTTGATGGCTATGCAGATGATTTGTCGGTATTGATTGACAACTACCTGAATATAGCGATCTTAAAGCCGAGAATCAGTCAGAAGCGGGAAGACACGCTTTTTCCCTGGGGTTGCGAGTTAAAATGGTTTTCTTACAGAGAAAAGAAAAAGGAGCTCGGACGTACAGGCGATTATGAACCAATGGTGTTCAACGCTTTGATGGCTGATGTAACCGCGGAAAGAGACTATGCACTGAACGCTTTCAGACAGTACAAGAATGCTCTTAACAACTACTTCAAGACCCTTGAAACCGTAAAATCTGGTTTTGAGTTCAGGACATAAGAATCTCAGACGACTTCGTCAATTGTGTAATATTTCTTAAAAAAATCTCAATTTACCAATTGCCAGTTTGTTTGAAAATTGTTAAATTTACTACGTTGAAATTGATGGCGCTGCGGCGCCGATGGCAAAAACTTTTAAAGGAGATTGAACATGCCTAACTTTGCTCACACCCGTGAAACCCTCGTTGATATGTGCCCGGAACATACTCCGATGATTAGAGGTAAGCACGGTATTGGTAAGACCGAATTGGTCAGACAGATTTGTAAGGAAGACTGGGGTGGACTTCGCTGCTGCGAACTTCAGGGCTCTCAGCTTTCAGACGTTGGTGACTTGATTGGCTTGATGGAAATTGTCACCATCCGTGATGAAAACGGCATTGAACATAAGGAATCTGCATGGGTTCCGCCTTACTGGTTCCCGAAGGACGGAAAGCCTTTCTGCCTCTTCTTGGACGAAATCAACCGTGCTGCTCCGCCTATCAAGCGTGCAATGATGCAGATCGGTAACGACCACCGTCTTTTGAACTTCGCACTCCCGGAAGGCTCTCGCGTGATCTGCGCAGTGAACCCGAATGATGAGGGTGACTATGACGTTGAAGAATTTGACGAAGCAGAACAGGACCGCTTCTTCGAGATTGAACTTTCTCCGGACCATTCGGAAACGATGGACTTCTGGCGTAAGTCTCACGTGCTCTCGGTGATTATCGCTTATAACGAAGCAAACAAGGGCGATACTTATCCGAACGCTGCTAAGGAAGCAGCTAAGATTTCTACCAAGCGTAACGCTAACGGTAAGAAACAGCGTGGTCCGTCTCCGCGTTCTTGGTTCAAGCTTAACAAGGACATGCAGCGTGCTCTCGCTCGTAACCCACATGTTTATGATGGCCAGGAAGGCCGCAACCGCCTTGAAAACCTTGCTAAGGGTTGGGTTGGTCCGAACATCGCTGGACGCTTTGTGGAATTTTACAAGCAGCACGGCCTCGGATTGTCTCCGAAGGATATTCTTACTGCTCCGAAGTGGACCGCAGAACTCGACCACGAAATTGCGGAACTCTCCAAGTCTATCGCAGACACTATCCGCTTTGGCGAATCTGTCTGTGGTTGGATTATGGAACATGAAGACGAAATGCACAGCGGCAAAAAGATCACCGATTTCGGTAAGCTTCTTTCTCGCAACTTGAACGACTTCATGCACAAGATTCCGCCTGAATGCGCAGTTCAGCTCTCGTCCACGCAGTTTGACAAGTACCGCAACACCCACGCTTGGGTCGGTATTGTTTCTGCTGCTTCGCCGGACTTGATGCAGTACCTCATCGAGTGCTCCAACACGAACACTTAATCAGTTTCAACCTCCGTTATAGATAGATAGAAACAAAGCCTCCGGTGAAATATCCGGAGGCTTTTCCGTCTTATTCTCAGACGACTTCGTCAAAAATGTGTAATATTTTTGATTTTTTCTTGATTTTTTAGTTGCCAGTTTAGTTGAAAATTGTTAAATTTACTACGTATTTGAAATTGAGGTTTACTTATGGCTTTTAATCCACTTGCTATGCTTTCTCCGAAATCCGCTGCTCCTAAGAAGTCTTGGGACGAAGCTTGCGCTGACGCTTCCGTCATGGTCACTGAAGCTCTTAAGTTTTTGACAAATGAACCGGCCATCATGGCCTACTTCGGCCTGCTTGACTTGCGTCCAGTGAAGGACGAACAGGTCACTGTCCGACTCTCAACTAAGGGCGGCAACTCTGTCGCTGGCTTGGAGTACAACCCGTACTTCATCAACACTCTTGACGACCCGTCTGAGCTCGCACAGATTTTCTACGGCGAGTCGCTTCGTCTCGCTTTGCATCACTGCACGACTCGTTACATGAACCCGTGCGGCGTCAACATGCTTTCTTCAGATTTGATCTGCTTTGAAGACTTGCATATCCTTTCTCGCTGGAAAGATCCAGTCAAGCTCGCTGCTCCGCAGTTCCCGACGTACGCTCAGGTTAAGCCGGTGCTCGACAAGTACGGCTTTGACAAGTCCAAGCAGTGGATTCACGAACAGATTTTCAACTGCCTCTGCAAGGAAGCAAATGCGCAAAACCAACAGCGCAAAGAAAAGCTTGAAAAGATGTTGAAGGACGCTATGCAGCAAATGCAGAAGCAGCGCCAGCAACAGCAGCAGAAGAACGGTCAAGGCCAGAAAGATCAAAATCAGAATGGTCAAGGACAACAAGGCCAGGATGGTCAGCAACAAGACGGAAATCAACAGCAAGGCCAGGATGGTCAAGATCAGCAAGATCAACAAAACGGTCAAGGCCAGCAACAGCAACAGCAAGGTCAGGGTCAAGGACAAGATCAAAATCAATCCCAGGGCCAAGGCCAAGGTGACGGCAACGGCCAGTCTCAGGGTGACGGAAACGGACAGCAGGGTCAAGATCAGCAAGGTCAAGGCTCCGGCAACGGTGGTTCTCCTTCTGACGGATTGACTGACGAACAAGTCAAGGACTTGATGAACCAGATTGAAAACATCAAGCGTGACACGCCGGACCTCCGTCAAAAGCCAAAGAGCCAGTCTCAAGCTGGTTCTGCGCTCGATCGTTACTTTGACAACAGCGAAGAGAACGGCCGCACGAAGTCTGAAAAGTGGGGAGAAAACGACTCGCTTGACGACAAGATTCAGGAAATCACCGAACACATCGCGGCTGACTCCTCTCGTTGGGGAAACGTCTCCGGTATGTTGAAGCAGATGATTCTTGAAGCAAATGCGCCACGCTTTGACCCGACAACTGTTGTGAAGCACTTCAAGCAGGAAATTCAATCTGAACAGATGGAAAGCACTCGTTCTCGTCGTAACCGCCGTACTCCGTATCTTCCGGGCTGGCGTCACAAGATGAAGTCTTCTATCCTGTTCGCTATTGACTGTTCTGGTTCTATGAGCGATGATGATGTCGCTCTCGGCGAAGCATTCGTCAACAAGTTCATCAAGCACGCTCAAGTTTCTTACTGCTTCTGGGACGGTGTCTGTGGTGACATCACTGACCTCAAGCGCAAGGAAAAGGAATTTGAACTTATCGGCCGTGGCTGCACTAACCCGCAGTGCGTGCTTGACAAGTTGGAAGAAGAAGGACTCGACTACGGTGGAATCATCTTCTTCACTGACAACGGATTTAGCTGGGACCGTCCGAAGTCCAAGTGGGCCCGCAAGGTGTTCATCATCAGCACACACAATGCAGACGCTTGTCCGCCTTGGGTTCGCTACCACCTCTCTATGGACGACATCGAAGACTACAACAAGAGATAAGATATGGAAAAGACAACTGACATCATACTCGTCATCGGCGAAGACTTGAAAAAGTGCCATCTCGTTACTGAAAATGAAAATGCTCAGAAGTTCTGGCATTTCGCTATGGACACTATGGCGGAAGTTCCTGGAGCTTATCTCAAGCTAAATCTTGATGAAACGAACCACATGCATGTGAAGATGGCCTCTATGCCTGGTGAAGGCCAGCTCGGAGGTTTTCTTCACAAGCAGCATTTCGGCATTTCCATCAACTTGCTCAAACGTGATGTTGAAGCAGTCAAAGATCAAAACGGCGTCCTCGTCCGTTTTCTCAATGACAAGGCTTTCGCTACGTTCTTGCATGAGTTTGGACATTTCGTCCACTTTGAAGTTGACAAGGGAGTATGCCGTTCATTACCTTACTTTGGTCAGTCTTGGCCGAAGGAAGCAGCCGAAGATGAATATGACGACGCCATGTTCATTCATGAATATGAAGCAGGCTATCGTGCTATCTTCTGGGCTTCATTCTATAAGATCATTGATCCTAAGCTCGCTAAAATTGACAACATTGGTAACCTCTGGAAATTCTGGAATCACAATGATACTTCTAACGAAACAGACAAGAAGATCTATGATTACTTGAAGAAGAAAGGCGTAAACGGAAACATTGAAGCTGAAGTCAAGTTGATGGACGAAACCATCTTTCCGCAGTTTACCAAGAAGTACAGTGAGTATGGCGACCCGCGGCTTGATCTTTCTTTTATCAACTACGACATCTAAGGAGTTATCATGCAGTTATACGACCAGTATCAAGAAGACACAATCGCAATCATCAATCAGATCAAGTCAAGCACAGGCGTTGAACGTCTAAAAGCGCGGCACCGCCTTGCTGACAAGAAAGTGAAGTACTACGCCCACGCCCTGCCGATTCGTCCGTATCAGAAAAAGATCGCCGAATTTTACAGAGCCCAGCTTTCTAACGCTATCGGCGAACGCCTCCTGATTGAGCAACAACTTGCTGAAGCGGGAATTTCGGTCGCTTAAATTGCTTCAATTTGGGCTAGTTTATTACACAAAATTGTGTTATTCGTCTGAGAATCAGATTTACTGGCGCCCCACGAATTGCTAATAATTTCGTCAAAAAAAGGAAAAATAAGAAAAAGTGTAATATTTCTCTTAAAATTTGGAATTTCAATATTGCCAAGATCCAGAATAGTTGTTATATTTACTACGTTGATTGGAAATAAACAATTTTTCAAAGGATTTTGCTATGCGTCTTGAAATCTCTTTCTCTCGTCCGACTTACCGCCACACTGTCGCTGGCATCAAAACTACGAGCCTCACCAATTGGTTCCGTATCGCTCGCTGCCTTTTGACTTCTGGCATTGACAGCCGTTTCACTCGCGCTTCTATTCAGGACCGCGATCCTGAGATCACTCGTTCTCCGGATATCTGGACGACTTGCATTCATGGCTACCGCGGTCCGGGCATTCTCGAAATGTTAAAGCCTGCTCGTGGTACCAAGCGTCCGACTTACCGCCTGAATGACTATGGTCTGTCTTCTTTCATTGACGCCTGCTTCAGCGGCTTGCTCCGTGACCGCATGGCGCTCGTCTCCGAGTTCGCTTGCGCTCTGCGTGAAGCAAAGGCCCGCGGTCTCGCTGACTATGCCCATCGCATGGGCGAAAAGTATCTCAAAGCTGCCGAAGAGTTCGGCGTTCTTCTTGCGAGCTCTGAAAAGGAGCTCATCAGAGACTGTATGTAGGATTGATTATGAAAGCGAAAGAATCAAAGCGCCAGCGCTCTGAACGCATCGCCGATAGCAATAACGGCGCTACGCTTCGCACTCGAGTGGTTGGCGACAAGAAGAAAAGAAAGCGCATCAAGCGCGTTGATCTTGACAAAGAACTAGAAGAGGAATAGTTATGCCGTCTTTTTTCAGCTATCTTACTAAGGAACAGCAAAAGGTCTTCCGTGGCATTCCGTTCTGGACTGCAGGCAGTTTCAATGCCTTCATGAAGGATAACGCTGACGCCATCAGCAATGCTGAGTCTAATACTGATTGGTTTGACCAAGTCATCACTAAGCTGGCTGAAAAGACGTACAACACTGCGCATCTTTGTGTTACCAAGCCAAAGGGCTGGTCGCTTCAAGGCGGTTATCCTCGTGCCTTCAGTAGAGAACTCTGTGAAGACTTACTGCACTTAATGCTTGCAGTGAAGAAAGCTATCGCTCACGAGGCGAAGGTCCAAATGATCCAAGCAGCCGCTAAGGGACTGGTGAAGTATGAAGATGTGAAGACGAGATTTCCGTTCATCCGCACGTGGGAACCGAAAGGCTATCACGTCAAGTTACAGCTCTGGCGTGACGTTGATCTTGAGACTCTTACGCCGGTCCGCACCGATGGCGGCGATCTTTACTATCTCAAGACCTACGTCTGGCTTGACAAGAAGGAATGGTACTCCGAAGACGAGATCAAGGCTGCCTGCAACGAAATCGTCGAGAAGCAAAGAGCTTACGCTAAGAAGCAGCTTGAATACGCTGAGAAGCTCGCTGCTGTCGTTGACAAAGCAATCACCGGCGGATTCGTTCTATAATGAAGATTTAGAAAATTCTTTGTTATAAATACATTAAAACAGTTGACAGATTGAATAAAAGTTATTATATTTTATCTGTAACAAAAACAACAATACTTTTTAAAAGCAACTAACAACAAGAGGCAAAAATGAAAAAGAATCATGAAAGACACATTGAAACACGCGAAGAAAAAGAACAGCGTTGGGCCAAGAATTTGAAGACGGCCAGGTCTTTTGCCTCTCAAGCGGGTATAAAGATCAAAACCCGAAAACGTTCCCAATCAGAATTATACGACTACTAATCTCACGGCTTGTGGTGAAATTGGTAGACACAGGGGACTTAAAATCCCCCGGCGGTAACGCCGTATCGGTTCGAGTCCGTTCAGGCCGATAATTTTAGAATCCCTTGGGGATATAGTAAAACTGGTTATTACTGCGCACTTTTAATGCGCGATTTAGGGTTCGAGTCCCTATGTCCCCATAAGTTTTGAGTTTAAATAAATCATGAAGAGGTGCAATGAAAATTGGAAATGTCCGTACTGTAAAGATTTATTTCCTAGAAAAATAGATCTTATAGAACATAAAAGAGTCTGTGAAAAAGGTCCGAAAGTTCATATTCAATACGTAATCTTAGATGGAAAAAGAAAATATGCTCCTGGATGTAAAGCTTGGAATGCTGGACGAACCGGTGAAGACGATGTAAGATTAAAAGCAGCGGCAGAAAAATTAAAGAAAAGGTATGAAACGGAAGAATTGATGCCAGCTTATTTAGGTAAGAAGCATTCAGAAGAGACTAAGAAAAGAATCTCTGAAAGTAGAAAACATTATTTAGCTGAACATCCAGAAAAAGTACCTTATGTATTGAATCACCATTCTAAAGGAGATAGCTATCCAGAGCAATACTTCAAAACGGTGTTCGAGAATAATAGGATCACTTACGAACAGAATTACAAAATACTCGGATATTATCTTGATTTTGCTTGGCCTGATAAAAAGACTTATTTAGAAATTGATGGAGAACAACATTATTTAGATAAAAGAATATTAGAACATGACATTCTTAGAACTGAAAGATTAAAGTCTGATGGATGGAAATGCCTAGATAGAATTAGATGGAGTAAATATAAGAAGCTTTCTAAAGAAAAGCAAGAGAAATTCGTTTTAGACTTAGTTTCAAAGATCAACAATCTTTAACTATTGACATTACACGCTGGTAACCGGTTCGGACTTCTAATCCGTTATCCGTAACTGGAGTTGAAAATGCGGGTTCGATCCCCGCCCAGCGTACTACATTTGGTGCATTAGAATAGTTGGTTAGTTCGCTAGCCTCTCAAGCTGGAGACTCGGGTCCGAATCCCGAATGCACTACTAAATCTGCGTGCCTTAGTTTATCGGTTGGCAAAACGCCTCCTTGACGGGGGAGTGTCCGGTTCGAGCCCGGAAGGACAGGTGGGAATCAACCCAGCGCAGACTAGAGGAACAAGAGTCTATTCGCGGTAAACTTGCGTTCCTCGGCGTCTTTCGCATTAGCCGGTAGCCCGGCACTTTTTGCCCGCTCGTATAGAAGTAGTATAGGAGACTTTGAATCTCTTGGAGGTGGGGCGGTACCACCGCGGGCAACTAAAATTGGCGAGAGTGAAATTCTCTCAAAGCAGAACGCTACTGCGGTAACAAGTTAAACGAAATAGGCGTACTACCTTGGGCCGGACTCATAACCCGGGCTGCATAAACAATCCAGGGCGGTGCAGAGAGGTCCGACTCCTCGTATGCCTACTATGTTGATAAAGTGTTGATAAAACATTTTGTCAGGCGGCAATTTAGAGGATACGTCCTAAAAACTGTTGCTTAAAATTACATGGAAAACGTCGGTTTATTACACAAAAACCTGATAAACCTGCGAGATTCCTGTGGTTCGCTAACAGTTGATAAATTGCCAATATAACACGGATTTTTGACTATTTTGAAGAAAGTGTAATATTTCGGAAAAAATTTTCAAATTTCCAATTGCCAAGTAGCAATAAAGTTGTTATATTTACTACGTAATCAAAATCAACAACGGTTTGATTACAGAAAATCCTAGGCTAAAGCCTTGCTCGTTGAAAAAGCCCTCTGGCGCTGACAAGGGAAGCGCGGTTGATCTGGCTCACGACAAAACCCTAACGAGCGGGTCTATGCAGAATCGCTTGCGAATCTGCGCCGCAACCCTCAAAATTTTTCAGTTGAAATTTTGAAAAATTTTGAAAAATCGGTTGACAGAATCAAAAATAATTTTTATATTTGATCTGTCAATCAAAACGCCTCGCTCGTGAAGCGAAGTGGAAAATTGAAAATTTGGAAATCCGTTTATCTATGGTCCCATCGTCTACGATGGATAGGACGCTAGGTTTTCAACCTGGAAAATTTGGTTCGACGCCAAATGGGACTACTAGCGGAAACAACGAGATACTACTGTTTAGAGCGTGCGACTAATGCCTACCGGGGTTAAAGGTAGGTTGAGTTGCTTAGTTTTGGAGCCCCGCTTCTTTAACGGCGCGGCTGACGCGGTGCGAGTCCGGTCCGTACTCCTCACGTTCCCTGAAAGTTGTATCAGTGATTGCCCAATGCTAACCGCTCCTAACCGAGTAAGGCAATAGCAAAGGTAAGTCAATCCTGACAGGTAGCAAACAGTCCTCGTGCCTTTATTCTGGAGCCGATTACGCGTTCACGCTTCAGATTGGCCAAGAGCATCACCGATGCTCACAGTGTTTCTGCTCCCTTTTGCCCGTATAGCTCAGCTGGTAGAGCAGATGTTTAGTAATCATCAGGTCGGGGGTTCGGATCCCTCTGCGGGCGCTAATCTCAACAGCCATTTAGCGATAGCGATACTAACGTAATCAGCCGAGCCGCTAATTGAGGGAGGTCTCACCTGACGAGACGCTTTATGGGTGTTGAGGGAGATCGCCTTTAAGGTGCACGATTGGCGGTCTCACCGGTATTGAGCGAAGAGATGTTAGGCGAACATCATTTGAAACAAAGTACAAGTTTCATTTCGGGCCGTAGCCGTTAGGGTCGCGCTCCCTTTTTGGGTTGTAGTTCAGTCGGTAGAACGGGTGGCTGTTAACCACCATGTCACAGGTTCGAGTCCTGTCTTCCCAGCTAAAATTGCGATAGGAGCGGATTGAACTGCAGACAACTCGAGTAATGCTGCTAACTTTCAGCTCCAGCGCTTTTATTTGCCTTTATACGTTAATCGGTAAACGAGCTGATTTGTAATCAGCTATTCCTGGTTCGAGTCCGGGTGAAGGCGCTAAGATATTCGGGGACCCTCCGCCAATGGCGAGTAAGACAAAGATGATACGACAAGCCGAAAGTAGTTGCATTGGTTGCTCTTTGTAGCTGCGATCTTGGTCCTTCCTAATGAAAGTCCCATATAAAGGAGTAAGTAGAACCGTGAATGGCTAGCTCTTAGCTAGAGCAGATAGGATCGGAACTCGCTGAAACGACAGAAGTCTCGAAGTTGCAAGTAGAAGACTGGGTAGCTCCCATAATCGGGCTGAAGTTACTTCTTGATGGAAGGATGGATAAGGAGAGGCGGTGCATCACACGAGTTGAGGTAAGCTCTCAATAGATAGGTGCATGGAACTAATAACGCAGGTGAAGTTCCTGTGGAGGTTCAACTCCTCCGGTCCCCACTAAATTGACAGTTATCAACAATCTATCAACTGTATCAACTGTTTCTGTTTACAAAAGTTTACAGAAAAAATTGAAAAAATTTGAAAAAATTGGTTGACGGATTGGAAACTAATTGTTATATTTACTACGTTGAAATTGATTGCTCGATCTCAACAAGAAAAATTGAAAATTTTTGAAAAAAATGAAAAAATTTCAATTTTTACCCTTGACAAAATCAAAATAATTTTTTATATTTGATACGTCAAAATAAAATGCCTCTCTCGCGAAGATTGGCAGAAAATTGAAAAAATGGCAGTTTTTGAAAAGTTCTTGTAATAAATAGAACATATTGATTACAAGATCAATTCCATGCCCCAGTGGCGCAATTGGTAGCGCAGCGGACTGAATATAAATACAATATGGAAACGTCTTGTATTTGTAAATTCTGTGGCAGAACTTGTAAAAATCCAAATGCTCACCGAAATCATGAGCGACTTTGTCCTGAAAATCCAGATAGAGTTTATGTCAATCACATGAAAGGCAAAGAACCCTGGAATAAAGGAAAAAACAAAGAAACAAATGATATTCTGAGAATTAAAGGAGAAAGACTAAGTGAACGCTACAGAAATGGCGAAATAATTCCTTCATGGAAGGACAAAAAACATTCTGCGAAGACGAAATCTAAAATTTTTGAATCAATGAAGTTAGCACATTCTGAAGGCAGAGCCTATAACATAGGGCAATGCCGTTGGAATAATGAACATAGTTGGCCAGAAAAATGGTTGATAAAAGTTCTAGCTGATGAATTTGATCTTAGAGAAAATGAAGATTACAAAACTGAATTTTCCTTTGGTAGATTTTCTTTAGATTTTGCTTGGCCGACCAAGAAACTGTGCATAGAAGTTGATGGGAAGCAACATCAAACAGACAATACTCAAAAACTGAGAGATGCTGCAAAAGATAAGCTTCTAACAGAAAACGGCTGGAAAGAACTTAGGATTCCTTGGCAAGAATGCTATAAAAATCCAAAAGAATGGATTGAAATTGTCCGTAAATTCCTAATGGGAGTATAATACAATTGGCTAGTATAGGCGACTCTTAATCGTCGAATCCGAGTTCGAGTCTCGGTACTCCCATAAAAGCCATAATCCGTGGGTTGAAGGTTCGAGTCCTTCCTGGGGCACTAACGGCTTACAATAGAAACTATCAAAAAGGTCTTCAGGATAAGACGCTGTCAATCGTGGCAGAAAAATCAGTTCGAGTCTGGTTGAGATAGGGACAACGATAGGCAAGTCCTAGAACAGACTTTTCTAGAGGGTTTAAGTACAGGGCGAATAACGGGCTGTAGCTCAGTCTGGCTAGAGCGCTTGATTTGGGATCAAGAGGTCGTCGGTTCGAATCCGACTAGCCCGATACTGTTCAAAAATAGCAGTAATCTGAAAACGATTGATTTTGGCTTGATGCGCAGAGCAGGAATTGGTTGCAAGTATGGTTACGGCACAGGCGAGCACTTCAGTGGATTGTTTCAATACGATTTGGTGAAGAACAGCGAATGGTGCAGGTTGCGGGGTCGCTGCACTGAGAACAGTTTCTTATGGGTGGCCGCTGACGGCTGGTGAGTCAGGGCGGACTGTAACTCCGCCGCCCTAACGGGCTTTGGGGGTCCGAATCCCTCGCCACCCACTAATGGTCAATGACTGTCCAATGACGGTAGTTGGACCGGACGCTAAAACGGACGGACACGGTGGTTCAAGTCCACCCGGGAATTGACAAGTCCACGAAAAGCTAACTGCAGGTAGTTGAGTAAGGGGCGAAACTTATGGGCTTTTAGTTCAGTTGGAAGAACGCCTGATTTGCACTCAGGAGGTCAAGGGTTCGAGTCCCTTATTGTCCACTATTACATTGGGTTGTAGTTCTAATGGCAGAACGGGTGGCTGTTAACCACTATGTTGGGGGTTCGAGTCCCTCCTTCCCAGCTAACGCTTTTTATTGCGGGGTAGAGCAGTGGTAGCTCGCCAGGCCCATAACCTGGAAGTCGTCGGTTCGATCCCGACCCCCGCTACTATGGCGCTGTCGAATAACTGGTTCAGTTCGTCGGCCTTTCAAGTCGGAAATTCGGGTTCGAGTCCCGACAGCGCTACTAACATTTTGGTCTCATCGTTTAATGGATGGATACCGGCTTGTCACGCCGGAGGTACGGGATCGTGACCCGTTGAGACCGCTTCAAAAACGGAACTCTGTGAGTGTTTAGCATTTTCTGCACAGAGAAGATGGAGATTCTAACGTCCAATGCTTGTATAAGTTAGATTTCATACATCAGTGAAGTTTGGATGAGTTCATGACTTATCTACGCCCGTTCTTCACCTTTTATGGGCTCGTGGCGCAACTGGTAGCGCAACTGCTTTGCAAGCAGAAGGTTAAGGGTTCGAGTCCCTTCCCGTCCACGAAATACTGATATGCAACAGAGAACTGAAACAAACGAACTTGAGTATATCAGCAGTGCTTATTCCCGGGTAGCTCAGTTGGTTTAGAGCCGCTGTTTTACACACAGAAGGTCGGGGGTTCGAATCCCTCCTCGGGAACTAATCCAGTGAGAGTCCTTGGCTTACTGGGAGCGTGCCGTCGCGAGAGGACCACGTTAAATACGACTTCTCCATTCTACGCTTCTTGATGAAAAGAAACGAGGTTGGTAACATCTTCCCTTGGTTGGCCGCCGTTGAAAAGATGGTAACAGTGACAGCGATATAACTGTTTTTAACTGGACTTAAGGGGTCTTCGCTCTTTTTCCGCAGCTATAGCAATTGGTTAGATAGCCACTCTGATAAGGTGGAGGTTCCTGGTTCGAGTCCAGGGTTGCGGACTAAATTTTCCGCAGGCATAACGATTGGTTCGTTTGTCAGTCTGATATACTGGAGGTTGTAGGTTCAAATCCTACCCTGCGGACTAAAGATACATGCAGCAACTTTAACCCAATTCAATTTTTAATCTTGAATCCAAATGTATCTTGCTTTTGCCTCTCTAGCAAAGATGGTCTATGCAACGGACTGAAAATCCGAGGATTCCCGATCGTTACGGGAGGGAGGCACTAATTTGGCCTAGTGGGGGAATTGGTAGACCCGCCTGACTTAGGATCAGATGCCCGCAAGGGCGTGGGGGTTCGAGTCCCTCTTAGGTCACTAAAACATTTCGCTCGGTGGTGGAATTGGTAGACACGCGGGTCTAAGAAGCCCGTGCCGAAAGGCGTGAGGGGTTCGAGTCCCTCCTGAGCGACTATTTGCTCTCGTAGGCTAACTGGATAGACCATCGGACTACGAATCCGATAATGCAGGTTCGAGTCCTGCCGAGAGCACGAAATTCTGGTGAGCCGATTAACTCCGGCTAAATCTGGTGGAAGTCCAGCGTAAACCAAAAACTCCTTCTCAGGAGAACGGTGAGAATAAGTTGAAGTTTAGGGATCTCACAGCCAGAATAAATAAACTATGCTGAGGTGAATCCGAGCGGCAAAGGACACAGTCTGCAAAACTGTGGTGGAAACACTTCGTGGGTTCGAGTCCCTCTCTCAGCTCTAGAATTTTTTTGGAGATGTGCCAGAGCACGGCTTATCGGACTGGTCTTGAAAACCATGGGCGGTAACCATTCCGCACGGGGGTTCGAATCCCTCCATCTCCTCTAAGTCCCATTGATGCAATTGGTAGCATATCTCCTTGCCATGGAGAAAGTTGTCGGTTCGAGTCCGACATGGGGCTCTAACATTTGCCCTATTGGTGTAGTGGTTAACATTTCTGCCTTCCAAGCAGGTGTCCCCGGTTCGAGTCCGGGATAGGGCTCTAAAGATGCAAACAGCAGATCTGAACGCTGGAGTAGCTCAATAGGCTAGAGCACGGGATTTCCCGAGATGCTGGTTCGAGACCGGCCGTCAGTCCAATGGAGCATCTTGAATTTTTATTGCGAGGAGAATAAGTATTCCAGCCGGTCTCATAAGCCGGCCTCCGTGGGGGCGGTACCCACCTTCGCAACTATACATCCCCGCAGTGGTGTTAATTGGTAAAGCACGCATGCTTGTGGCGCATGAGGTCCGGGTTCAAATCTCGGCTATGGGACTATAAGATACTTACAGCAAAATAAAACGCTTACTAACGATGACACAATCAAAATGTGGAATTAGGGTAGGGTAATTGCCGGCGGTAGTAATATCGTTGCCTGCTCCCACGGCCTGTTCGTACAAGTGACGGAATATGTCAGTAGAAACTGAATGAACTTGCAGCAAGCTGTTGCCTACCAGGAGAGATATGGTGAGAGCACAGCGGCGACTCAACCGCGACAGTATCTTGTTTATTGCCCGTTGGTGTAATGGTAACACGCATGACTCTGACTCATGAATTGGTGGTTCAAGTCCATCACGGGCAACTAATTTATCTAGGGATATAGTTCAATGGCCAGAATGGCGGTCTCCAAAACCGTGGATCTTGGTTCGAGTCCAGGTGTCCCTGCTACAAAATAATTCGTTACTTCACTGGACATATTGGCCTGCCAGGAATTGAAGTTCTTATTTGAGTCGTTAGCTTGCTAATGCGCATTTAAAGCGGCGATACTTGAGTGAGGTGATATAACGATACGCAATCCTATGTAAGAAGGGCCGGAAAGTCACCCGGGACACAGAGGAACATAGCATGAAACAATCTGTGCTAACTTGTAATGAATTATTTTTATTTTTGGCCAAGTGGCGGAATTGGTAGACGCCGGGGTCTCAAACACCCCTGCCCGCAAGGGCGTGAAGGTTCAAGTCCTTCCTTGGCTACTTTAAAGATACTAACAGCAAGAATATTTCTTATTCCGCCTTGGGAACAATAGCTTAAGTATAGAGCGCCGGCAGCACATGCCGGAGGTGAAACAAAATGGTATCTTGCTTTTTGCGGGTTGGGTGAGTGGTCTAAACCAGTTCGGTGCTAACGAACCGCTCAGTAATGGGCCGCGGGTTCGAATCCTGCACCCGCAGTAATACAGGACAACTGGTTCCCGCCAGCTGATGCTTTCTCCAAAGCATCTAACTGTATAAATAAAATGGTTACGGGAATAACCATAAAAAGCTAAAAAGGAGAAAAGATGAAAATACATTTTAAATGGCCGTGTCCTTATTGTACTGATGTTTTTGATTCTAAAGGACTAAAATATAAACATTTACATGAAGTTCATAAAATTAAATGTGGACAACAGCCAAAACGTTCATTAACATGTAAATTTTGTGGACATACGGTAATTACTACATTGTGCGGTATGCGTTTACATGAACGCAGATGTAAGAAAAATCCTAATCCTGCACCTTATAATGGTCACTCAGTTTCTGCTGAACAAAAACAAATTTTACGTGAACGCGCTTTAGAAGGATATAGATCAGGCAGATGGCATGGATGGATGAACTGCCATTCGAGCAAGAAAAGCTATCCGGAAGAATTCTTCACAAAAGTAATAGAAAATGAGTTTAATGATAAAGATTATGAATACAATTATCAGTTCTTTCAATATAGATTAGATTTTGCTTGGGTTAAAAAGAAACGTTGCATAGAAATTGACGGTGCTCAACATCAACGAAATGAACAACAAGCTGAATCAGATCTCAGGAAAGATTCAAAACTTATTGAAAATGGTTGGCAAGTTTTAAGAATAAAATGGAAAGAAATGTATGCAGAGCCAAAAAGATGGATTTCTATAGCTAGTAATTTCATCGGAGAATAAAGGTTCGAGTCCTGCACTCTCCGCTCAGATCAAATTTTACCTATTTTTGTCATAAAATGACAATATGCCCAAATTGATGAAATTTGGGCGTTTTTCGTATGTAAACTTTGTTTTACATAATTTTTCATATTTTTATGATTTTTTAGTTGACGGACTCCAAGAAAGTTGTTATATTATCTACGTTGGAAATTGATGGTAACAGTTTAACAAGAGTTTGAATCATGGCTAAGTCTAACTATATGATTGACACTTATCTGAACAAAGAAGTTCAAATTTATCCGGGCGATACATACTCCAAGTTTGGCATCGTCAAGGACATCAACGAGAACGGGGTTGTGTTTGAGATCACTCGTTCTAATACAAGCCTATACAAAGTCGGCGACATCGTATTCATTTCCTACAGCAACA